CCAGTAAATATAACTCTTCTCGTAAAGCTTCTTTCTCTAAACGGGCTTCTTCAATTAATCGAACACCATCAACAGTGACACCGCCTGGTAACATCATACCTTGATGTTTAGCAAGAATTTGTCCATTAAGCTCTTTAGCTAATGCAGTTGCATAATCTTTAACCCAGCGGTTGTTATATGCGCCTTGTTTAGTTGCAGGATCTTCACCAACTCGACGTCCGACTAAATTATGGTCTGGGTTGTCATACCGCTCAGAAATAGACCATGAATCACGAGGACCGACCTGTCCATAACCTACTGTATTTCCTACCATCTTATGTGTCTCAATATAAGAGCGAACATACGATTCAACGATAATAACATCTTTCTGTCTAAAGTTACCCATTACTTTTAATTGCTCGTTTGCAGAGTTAAACCAAAAATCTGGAAGAGGAGCAATCATATCTTGAAGCATACCCATATAAGATACTAATTGAGAATAATACCCGAGGTCGGCACCAAAAGCGTTCGGACCGTAGAATTTACCACAATTACTACCCATACCACCAGAAACGCCTGCCATTCCTAAAAGGAAATCAGTGAACCATGGATAAGTTGCGTTACCATCCATTGAAGTAATAGAGCCAACGTTTGTTCTTATAATTCTTGTTACAGCAAATACATTAGAACCACGCATATCAAATACGCCGTGACGGTATTTTTCTTCGTCGTCAACAAAAAATACATGGAAACCTTTATTCAATCCATCAAAATGATATTCGCCATAAAGTTCTAATGCTCTGGAAATACAATCATAAATTTGGTCTGTAGTTAATTCAACATTTACAATAGGAGCGCCTAAACGACGTAATATTACATCCTTTAATTCTTTAGGGTTTTGTGCATTATAACCTGACATATAAATCCTTTAGGGCCCGAAGGCCCTTTTCATTAAGCTGTAGGAAGTTCAACCCAAGCACCATCTTTACGAACATAGAATTTACCGTCTGAAGGAGCATCTTCGATATATCCAGCCTCTTTAAGGGCCTGAATTTCTGCTTCTGCTTCAGCAAGGTCGGTTTCTAAAGTGGTAACACGCGTAGTTAAAGCCATAATTGTTGTGTCATGGTTTTTAACCGTTGGCAATATACCACGTTCTTCTACGGTTTGACCGTTTGGGTTGGTACCGCTTATAAGTTTATTTAAACTAGTTACTTGTCCTTTAATACCGGACGAATTAGTTCCCAATTCAGTTTGAACGTTTTGAATGTTATTGCCTAGGTCGGTAACACCAGTTTCAAGAACACGAGTCCTATATAAAAGTGAACCAGCCGGTTCAGGTTGTCCACCGTTTGAATCAACTCCAACCACCTGATTAAGCCATGCTACATTAAAACGTAAACCACTAGAAGAATCAACACCTAAAACTGTGTTAATACCTGAAATGGAATCGGTATTTAATTTGATCTTACCCTGAAGAGTAGTTGGTAAATCTGGAGAGCCTATAGTAGTTTCTAACGTTGTCAAACGTGGTTTAATACCGCCAGGCGAGTTAATGTCTGAATTTATTGTTGATATAGAAAGACGATTGGCCTCGACTTGAGTTTTAATAGCGGTTGAATTAGGATATCCAACAAAATCTTTTAATGCCGCAATATCTCTAGTTTGGATAGAAATGGATGAATCAATACCGGATAAACGAGTGTAAACCGGTACTGTTAACGATGGTCTAGGACCTATTTCTTGACGGAGGTTTTCAACTTCGGTTGTCAGAGCCCCAACATCAGAATCGGCAAATTTATTTTCTAACTCGGTTAAACGAACGCCTTGGTCAACCAACACTGAGCTGTTAGTAATAATACGTCGTTTCATCCCGGTGCTTTCATTACCTTCGGTCGGGACACCATTAATATCTTGCCCAGTATATTGCCCTAATTCGGTTTTAATCCAAAGAAGGTCGTTACGCACCGTACGATACACTGAATCTGTTTCTGGATTAACTACTCCGATATTAGCAATAGTATCATCTAGTTTTTCTTCAGTGTTTAAAATATCAACACCGTGTGAATTTACAGTGTGTTTTAATACTTCAATATCATCAGTGTTATGTCCAATTTGTGCTAAAGCATCTACATCACCAGAAACATCCAAGATACTTTTAATTGTGACAATATCAGCATTAGCGGTATCTAAAGATTCTGCGATAGTCTTAACGTTATCGTTAATTGTTTCTACATTTCGTTGAACTTCTGTTATTGGACGGTTCATTACTCCTTCAGAACCGTATAACGTATCAGCGCCAGTTATTTCTTCTGAATTTTTAATCCAGTTTAAGCGTTTTTGACCCTCATCAGGAGGGCCATCAACGTATGGTAGACTTTTTAATTCGATCATTTTTTACCCTTAGTAATGGACTTTAATAATATAATTTAAAGATATATTCCATGGACGAGTCTCATATCCGATAAGTCCTTCACGGTTAAGAGTGCCTGTTGCGTCGCGGTGACCACCTAATTCGAAGCCGTCATTTGTGAAATATGATGCGTTATCCCAATCAGCGTATTTTCTAGTACCCAAATAACCTTGATATACGGATGCTCCGAATGGTGCCTCATGACGTTGATATTCGCCCCATCCACCAGCGTGTTTATGATATGACATTTGCTGTGCTTGGACACCACCAACATGCATACCGTCACATCCTACACCTAATCTATCCTTTCCATAGCCATCTTGACCGCGATTATTTAAAATATGGCTGCCTGTACCAGCTCCTCTAACAAAAAGACCGCGCATGTCTGGAATTCCAGGATTATTCCAATCACCGCCAAATCTCGTTCCAACCACATTTCGATAGTCTGGAAATTGGTTCCCAGAAACGGTCCCGCCATGACATAAAACCCAACCTGGAGGAGCGCTATCACCTGCGAACATTTGAATTGTTCCAACAGGAACACGTTCAGATGCATATCGCTCTGTTGCAACCGGCTGGTCACCGTTTTTCCACATTCCACCACGTGACCAAATTCCATTTGCCGTGAGATGGTCTAAATTTAAAGAACCATTAATAGTTTGCCCACCGCGTGTATTAATTACATCTGCGTTCCATGCTAATGCTCCAGAACTATCGCCTTCGGGTGCAACACCGGCCTGCGTCGTTAATTTTACGACTCCACGCATAGAACCGGTAGCTCCTCTACCATTTAGCGTTTCACCTGTTACAGCAACATCTCCTAAATTACTATTAATTTCCGTTTGTGTTCCTAGACGTATAACACCTTTATATTCTTGTGTTGCAACAGAATTCATAAAGGTATATGGGGAAATTGCATATCCTTCGCGAAGAGTTCCTTGACGTGTTTGAGCCACCGTAGCTAAACGCACAACACCAGTAATAGATTCTGAAGCCGGGTCGTTATTAGGAGCTATTTGAGAAATTAATTTTATTGCTAATTGCTGAGTTTTAAGCGGTGTCATTGCCGTGGTATCATCAGACCCGGCAAGTGCAGCGGTTTGAGTTGCAATTTTAATAACACCGTTAGTTGTTTCGGTGGAATAACGAGTAGAGAACGTGTTATCAATAGTTTGGTTTAATTTAAGTGGAGTAATAGAAACAGTGTCTAAAGTGCCGGCAATGGCTTCCTCTTGTGTTGCATATTTAGTTACACCGTATTGTGTTTCTGACGCGTTCGGATACTGAAGTCTTGCATTTAATGTGGCTGGTGTAACGGCTTTAGTACTATTAAATCCATCAAGAACTTCTTGTTCTGTCGCTAATTGAATTACACCTTTTTCTGCTTCGCTTGCGTCCGGAACACCTTTAACACCATATGCGCTAATTGAGGCTAAGGCTGCCTGGACATTGGTTATTGAACTATCAAAATTTGACCCTACCGGGTCAAATTCAACATATACCGATTCATTCGAAACGTGTTGATATGTATTGTTACTCATGCGGTTCTCACAAAATAATAAAAGGTTGTAGGTGAAATATGGTTGTCAAGAGTAATGGTTTGCGCACCTAGTAAATTCCAAGTGCCGTACCCGGACTTAGCCTGAGACACTATTTCTTGAGAAACCGTGATACCATAAGAGGAATACGTTGGGAGTACGTGTCTTTGGTTATCTAAATATGTTATTTGTAATTTAGTCCCAACAGTAGGGTCATCTTTATACTCTGCAATAGCCATTTGGTCGGAAATCGCATTCCGGAGAGTAGTACGTAATTGTACAACAAATTCGTCGGCTGTCATACCTACAGTAGCATTAACAGGAAGCCCGTAAACTTTTACAATAACAGGGCTTCCATCGGGCAAACTAGGGTCAGTTACACTTCCACTAAAGGACCAATAATCTACCTGTGAAGTTCCTTCAGGAGATACACCTGAGGTGTTAATTGTAACTGTTCCTACATCTGCTCTAGCAATATTATGAACATCGTTTATTGCAGATTCTACGTTATCGTCGTAGAATCCTTTTGCCAATTGAGAAATAGTTACAGAACCTACGCCTTGGTTGTTTAAAATATCAATTTGAGTAGGATTTTTTCTAAATCCTAAAAAATCTGCTTCGCGGGATATTACTCCCGCTTTAGTATTAAGTATGGTCATTATGCAATCCTTACCCAACGGTATACGGTAACTGACGGTTGAATATTATTTACGGCTTGAGGCGGTATGTGTGTACTATTCGTTGTGGCGTGGCCTTCACGGTATTTGGTGTATATAGGACCTTCTGCATCAGGGTCGTATTGACAACCACCAATAATAATTGTACCGTTCTCATCGGAAATAAGAACTTTCTCGTCAGTTTGAGTAGGAGGTAAATCAGAATTAGTTAGTGTGTTAGACGTTGTTCCGACTGTTCCACCGGCGGTATGTGTAGGATTCCCGCTAGAATCAAGGTCGTTATTATTTAATGCAAAATTAGGATCGCTAATATCGTCGTTCCATCCAACTAATACTTTTCCTTGCCCCCATAATTTCCAAGAGCCAAATCCTAAATACGTGGCTGGGTTATTAGGGTTCACTGCATTTTCGTAAATAGTACCGACAGGGTAAATGGTGTTAAAAATATTTGCAATAGACGAGAATTCCCTGCTATATGCAGGAACAGATTCTACATTAGGCCATCCGATATTATTGAAATCGGTCAAAGCCACATCGCCTGTCACATTTACGGTTGCACCTTGTGCGACATACCTTTCATCAGTTGTATCTAAAATGTCATCGATACTTAATAAAGTGCCTAAATCGTTATTAAACCATGTAATATCAATAATGTCTTGGTCTTCAAACTTACGGTCAAAGACTAAAGCACGTGCGATAGTTGCATCGTTATCATCATATTCAATAGAATAATCTGTGTTAGATGTAACCCAAGTCCCACCTAAAGCTGAACACTCAGTAGAAGTTTCTGCGTCAGCTCCTTCACATCTGAACATAGGTAAACCAACAGTACCAGCTAATTCTTGAAGAATACCGTTAAAACGAACTTCTAAAGAATTGGTATTGACCGGTTCTGAAGGATTAACTCCAAATGCGGAAAAAGGAATAGATTTCAAAGTTGACAAATCAGCGACATATACACTTCCTTCTAAGGAAGGACGGGTTGTTAATTTCGAATCTAAAATACGTATTTGGCGGCGAGAATAAGAACTGCGTAATTGTGTAATCCCATCCAAAAAGGTTTCAATTTGTACGGTGTCGCCGATATTACACGGTTGTCTTAGACGGATGTTTTTACCATCTAATGCAACGATTTCACCAGGATTAGCTCCTGGTGAACCAAAGTCACTATTGTCACTGAACGCATCACCGTAGTATAATTCGTTACCACGATGTTTTACACGGATATTATTCACATTATAAGAAACAGGCCCAAATACATCAAGAAAATCAGTTTGACCTTGAACTTCGACTAAAAATTCTTTACGAGCTACACTACTAATATCAGAACTAGTAATTTTGTCTATTTGTTTATTTTTAACGTATTCCCAGCGCCCAGGAGAACAGTAAACTAATTCTAAGTCTGAAAACTGCACATTGATTTCTACTGGGCTGGAAGAACCTTTAATAGTATCACCGCTGGCAGCAATTAATGTTACAGGGTTAATATTCCACGTGGCGAATACATCACGGGCTCTAATTACTTTATTATAATCTTCCACTGTTCCTTTAGGTAAATTTATAGAAACACGCCCTGTTGAAGTATCAATTGCGTATGATTTACCCCATTCAGCAGCTAAATTAAGTCCATCTGAAGAATGGTATGTTTTCCAGGCACCAGCGGAATATGGAACTTCGCCATCGCCTAATTCATAATACAACTCATCAAAGTTTTCATTAATTTTTGCACCACCACGACGAAGGTAATCGCCTTGTCCGTCATCAACGACGTTCCCAATTTTAATATTTTGTTTCATTATTGAGCGACCCTAATTTTCTGAGTTGAAATAACTTTAGCTGCCACTCGAAGACCATTTATATGTGAAGAAACTGTCATAGTGGCAAAATTGTTAATTATCGAAAAACTAATATTCGCAATTTCATCTTCTTCGTTATCATTACCAATGCGCATCACTGCGTATTCGGTTGAAATAACTCTTGAATTAATTGTATCTATTAGAATATTTATTTCGCATGATTTAATTTTTCTGCCGTTGGCAGATTGGCATGTAACCAAAAGTTTAGCAGCATTATATTCAGTTTTATAAAATAGAGGAATATTGATATAGTCTGAAATAATATTCCATGTCCCGTCTACAGGAATTTCGGTATGACTAAACATACTTTCTGTAGAATAATCCCATATTGAACCGCCTGTACCAGAAGAAATACAACGAAGAGTAACTTTAGTATAAGGTGTAGTTATAACTAAATTACCTGCAACACCTTTAATAGAATCTAATGCTTGGATACTTAATGGGTTGTTTACCGAAATTGACCCGTTTGAATTTATAAATTCCACGGAATCACCGAGTTCACCTCTAGCAACAGTAACAATAACACCACCAGTAGAAGCATCTATGTCGTGTCTACTTCCTACTGGAACAGGGGTGAAATAATCAGTAGGACCTCCTTTTTGGTAGTATCCAGTAGCATGGATTATTTGTCCATTTGGTCCTGTCCCATTAGCAGTTGCCATTTTTCGTTGGTCGCCAAACGCATTGTAAATAGCATTTATATCATTGTTTATTTTAACACCGCCGTCAAAAAGGATATCGCCTGTAGAAGCGGTACCAATTTCGCCAACGTCAATCAATTGTTTTGGAGTTTGAATATACATGTGGCTAATCCTTAATAGTTTATACTATTTATACACGAAAGGGAGACCGAAGTCTCCCTAAATTAGAACATAAACAAAATATTGATCTCTTCGGTTTGGTCCATTGCCATAATAATAGGTGGACGGTTTTCCATATAAATCATTTCACCGGAATGACGCTGTAAATCTCTGGGGTCATAATAATCCTTTTCAGCTTTTATATTAGGGTCATTAGGACGGAGTTTAGCTTCCAACGGGTTTGTGATAATAGAAATTTGTCTAAATCCTTTATTACCAGGCAGTGCTGCATTAGGGAAATAAACTGAGTCTAAATAGGCTTTAAAACGAATTATGTTTGCTTTAACTCTATACACAAGGCCAAAATCATCTTGTTGCCAGGTTAGATTGTTTTCATATCCCCAACGAGCAGGGTCTTCTTTAACTTCTTCCGGCCATGGAACGACTATATATTCATTAGTACATCGGTTTATAGACACATCGGGTGGAATCTCATAAAGATACTCCCATATATATCCATCACCAACTTCGATAATCCCTTCAGCGTCTCCACGGCCTTCAGGAGGGGTTAAAGACCTAACAGATGGAGTCCATTTACCGCCTAATTTAAGACATTCTTCTTTGTTGTCGAGAGACTCAATAGAACACATCCCAACATCAGGAACATCTACGCAACGGTATACTAACCATCCAGCTCCGACTTCAGTGGCATTATATGGGGCTGTATTACATACGACTATATCATTTATTTTGAATGTATAAGGGTCCGGATAACGAATATCTCCCCAGTCACGTCTAGGAATAACAGAGTCTAACATAGATGGGATAACTTTAACTAAACCCATCATGTTAGTCCACATATCTGTTACACCTAAAACCGAGTCTGTTGGATACGGTGGGGCGAAGCCCACCTCATTTTCATTAGCAGCCCATGGTTCAGACCGACCAAACGTTATAAAGATGGTGTTTTTATTATCACCATCACCTATTGAATTGTAGAAATTCAACATTTTTTCAGTTCTAAATTTTGAAGTAACTATCGCACGATAGACAACACTTGAATCATTCATCTAATTTAACCTGTGGTGGATTAATCGGGTCTCTAGGATTTCCCACGTTATCTAACAATCTTTCATTAACAAGCTCTCTAAATCTAGAGAACGTTGTACCTGATGCATCAAATAATGGGCTCATCGGCTTGCGTCGTTCGGACGGTAATTGTCCTTGGAAAATAGAGTTATCATTTTCTTCATTATAATTTGCAGGTAAAGGGTATTCGATACCGGCATAAGGACCAGCATCATAAATTACTTCACCTGTAACAGGATTGAATTCTACATTACCTTGAGGGTCTAAACGAGCGACGCGGTCTGCATATTCCGTAGGCAGTCCGGAATCCCACTTATAATTTTTATATTTATTAATAATAGTTTCAACATGTTTAAGCGTTAATCCTGTATTAATAAACATTGTTAATAAGGTTATTGCAATAAATCCAAATCCTACCGGATGTACAAAACGTAGTACGTCAGATTTCCAACGAGAGGATGGAAGATTTGACTTTATTTTCATGACGTAATAAGCTCTACCACGATTAAAATAATCGATAGTGTTTTGGGCAAGTTCTTTACCTTTAATACCGCGAACTATTTCACCTTCAAAATCTGCTAGTCTTTCGGCTTTTACTTCTTGACCGACTAAAAGCCTACCTAAAAGGTTATGAATAGTCACAGTCCATTGTAATTTACCTTTAGAATAGCTTCTTTCTAAATATGTAACATTACATCTACCTGTAGCGGTGTATATAGTTTGTCCAACCAAATCTTCACTTATAGAATCAGATTGAATTATGATATCATACTCTGTTCCAGCAGATGACTCGATTTCTACTTCAACGTCTTCGTTATAAAGAACTTTAAACAAAAACTTATACGATGCTTCAGTTCCTTTAGTAGAATAAAAATCATAACTTCTGGACTCAAAGAACCTAGAAACTAAATCACGTTTCTCAGCATTCAAATAAATGTTCCGTTTATAAATTTCAGACCAAAGATATTCCCATGCGTGTTCTTCTCGTGGGTATTTATTTTTAATCAAATTCAATAAGTTATTATAATGAGTCCCATATCCATCAGAAAGATATTGAATATACGCTTCACAAAATGCTTCAAAGTTTGTATTATCCAACAGATAAGACTCTGGCATCATTGTAGTGAGTAATGGGCGTAAATCCGGGTCAGCTAGACCTGTCTCTTCAACAGGAACCCAAGAAGTTTCTTTTTCTTGGTTTTGTAATGAGGCGGTCAAAAATACGTTAGTGGGCTTCCAAATTATAGAAACGTTATTTCTAACACGATAACTAAAATCGTAATATGAAATTATTTCACCTGATGATTTATAAAACAACATACCAGATGCGTATTTTTTAAATCCAGTGAATTCTATATTCGGCATAACAATCTTACAATCGCCGTCATTCCAGTATTCGTGAACTTTACGATCAGGTGAAGTGCTAGGGTAGCTTTCCACTACCTTTGTGTAAAGCAAATCAGAATAAATCACTACCGCTCTATCAGAGTTATTAATCCAAGAACGTGTGCCTGATTTTCTAGAATAACTAAAGAAAGGTTCTGCATAATACTGCATAGGAGTTGGTGAAAAAGTTTCCCAATTACTTTCTTCGTTTGATGCGAAAATCATCATATGGTAATGTTTATCTGCGAGCCATTCTCTAGGATATTCATACTTAACTGCTCCCAAAAGTCCGTACTTAGATTGCGTTTCTGGGTCGTCAACAATATCAGATTCTAAAAATTTAAAATTACTAGAAGAGATATAAAGCTCAACACCATCAGTAGACATATTGGTGAAAGCCGGTTCTATACGACGGCGTTCTTCTTCGGTATTACCAAATATCCTTTTAAATGTTCCAGCGTCATGGTCTAAAACGTATACACCTTTATCAACGGAATCCAAAATAGGCTTTGTTCTTGGGTCGTCATTAACGTTTTCAACTTCACCAATAATAAGAGCGAATATTCTTCCACCAACAGAATCCATTTTATAACAAACTGCTTTAGGGTTGCCTGTTATTGTAAACGTCTCAGGTTCAAACAACCGTTCGGAATAGGTCGGAGATAATGGATCTGAATCAATAGGAGCGTTACTGGTTTTAACGAAGCGAACTTTATCTCTGGCCGCAATATAAACATAGTCATCATTACAAGTAATAGCTTCTGCAATACGTGATACGTTTCCTGGTAATGACGCGTATGTACCGAAAATCTCTACATCAAAACCTAAATTTAATTGATCCCAGATTTTAGCAAATGTTACGTCTTGTGAACTGAAACGAACATCATCAGCAGACCAACGAATATCGGATGATTTACGCCCGTAAAAAATCTTATCATAGCCGAGCAAATACGTCGTATATTCTGATTGGTAATATACGGTTCGTGAAAGTGGATATCCTACACGGTCATTAAGCAATTTAACCGCTTTCCATGTTTGGCCTTTATCATTAGACACTTTTACAATAGGTTGGAATCTTTCAAAAAGGTAAAGAATTCCTTCAGATTCCATTAGATATACTCGATTTATATCTTTACATACATCCTGGATATGCCCCTGGATTTCATGATACTGATTTTCACCAATTATAAAATTTCTAATCGATGACACATCGGTGTATGCAGGACTGAATTGGAACGACTCGCTCATCAGTGCTGCCATGATCGTGTCATTATTAAAATCAACGTAGTTTGTATTATTTTTTGTAAATTTTTCAGAAATAAACTCGTTAGCTAATTGCATTTCAATCATATGTTGGAATGTGTAAGCGTTTATTTCAAATGTTTCAAACTCTTCAGTGTATCTCCAATCAGACTGCTCAAATCCCTCCGCTGCTGTAGCCACACGCATCATATATGTTGTTAATGAATTTAAACCAGACTCAAAGAAATTGTTATCAGCGGTATATCCTAAATTAGTCCATCTATAGCTATTACGGGGAATTGCTTCCCCGTTAGCTGTTTTGGTCTCAGCTATTTCCACAAAATAGTAGAAATTAGCGCCAACCTCATCCCAGCGAATTTGAACTTGGTTTGCGGACAATTTAGATAATCTGAGACTCGTGACTGCTGGCGCTTTTACTGTCATTGTGAAATAGGCTCCAAATCTATGGTTAAATATTGCGGACGTAAGTCATTTTCAAATACAATTAATGACCCGTCTTTAGTAAAGATAACATCATCAGCTGGGTCTGAATAGAGTTCAATAGTTTGAACTTCAAACCTATCAGAAGTTAAATCAATTTTAGCTATATTCCAATAAATTGAATCAGCCGGATAATTTACTTCACCTATAGAGTAATATTTGTTTCTTCCGTCCGTAACATGAAGTTTATTAAAATCGTCACCAGTATATGGTTGAATATAAGCATTTTCTATAACGTCGCCATCTGCAAACGGGCCAATAATAACTTGTCCAATGCCACGGTCATTTCTATCTGAACCTACAATGCGAACGTCGTATTTAATAGTAGCTTCCGTTTCAGGGTCAACGCGTAAACTATCAAATGAAAACACGTTAGATTCTAATGTTCTATCTTTAATCTGGTTATTGTATTTAATACCTGTTTCAGGTGTTTTGTAGAAGTTCTGTACCTCGCGAACCATTTGAATAGTCGCAGACGAACCAATGATAGAAATATCTGCGTCATCTACATACGTTAGCATTTTAGATTTTGCGAATGACGAGTTAAAAATTTCCACGTCTTCAATATAATACCGGTCGATTTTATTAATAATTTGGCCTTCTAACCATTGTTCAGATTCCTGTAATTTGTTCAATGCATACGTAACGCGAATATTCATTTTAATAAACAAATAATCAGGAGAAATAACAACAGGAGTTATCGTCCCTAAGTTATACTCATTAAGATAATTTTTAATATCGTCTCGTTGGACGGAAGTCAAATATAGCCCAGACTTAGGTTTAGCAGCAATAAATGCGTACCCAGGCTTAGATGAATCCGTAAATGTCTGAACCGCTTGAATAATAGAACCAAATCGTTCAGAGACGAATGTGTCGTAATCGGTCGCAGTCACACATCGTTGTTGAGTTTCGCGTTTAATTGTACCTAATTCACGGATACGTTCAATATCTTCAGGGTCGCCACCGCCATCAGCACCAACGAAGTCAGGGTTATTACTTGGGTTTTCATTAATTCCAATAACTGTGATATTAGCTAATGTATCAGCATAAGAGAATCCTACTGCACCATTTGCTTCAGCACCATTAGTAGAAATATATTCAATTACGATTTTAGAACCCTGGACAGGTTTAAGGCCGCCAATGTAGTTAGATGTTAAAGCACCTTCTGACGTGTTAATAGAGATTTCACCTTCACCAAAATAAAATTCAGTGTTCCCGTCAACAGTTTCTCGCATATAATAAATGGTTGAAGTAGAACCAGCATGAACCATCGATTTGCGAGTCCAGTTAATCCATTCTGCTCCGTCAACATACAATTTAACCAAATTACGGTCAATGTTCTTATCACGAATAATGATAGGTTTTAATTTATCAAATGTTAATTCAGTACGAACAATACGTCCCTGAGCTAACCTAAGACGTGGGAAATATTGATTATTTTTGTCTTTAACTACAATGACGTCTTCGGTGGAAACAAAGTTATATGGATTTACAGAAGTACCTTTAGCATACGCCAGGAAACGAGTACCACGCGGAATAGTGATATAGTTTCTATTTAATGCATCCGTACATGTGAGCATAATTTCTGTTTGTGCTGCTGATTTAGATGCAGGCAGATATCCATTATCCTGAGCCGCTTGTACAACGGAACTGCGCAAGTTAGCAGTACGCATAAAGCTTTCATACACTGCACTATTACTGAACTGTTGGATATAAAGAGTATTATATGCTAAAAGGTCACACAATACGTTTAAACGTGAACCTTCAAAATCATAATCAAGAAATTCGTTCTGTCCATTGAGCCATTCGATTATATTTGTTTTAATTTCGGCAAATGTGCCCCCGATAAAAATTTCGGGAATAGCATTCGCCGTTCTGACTAACTGATAATTTACAGGAGTGTTTGCCATTTTAATTCCTATTTTATAAAGACTTTTGACGAGGCCTGAGAAACAGTGTCCCCGCATGAAATTGGGTCAGCCATTTGAACGGCCTTTTTACCGGTGACATATACTTTAGATGTACGAGGTTCAGTAACACCGCCATGAGTCTCGTACGGTTTTTTAATTTCTGTATGAGGTGTTATTTGGTCTCCTGCTACAAGAACAGGAATACCGCCGGTGAATACTTTAGATTGAGAAGCATTAATTACTGTAGGAGGCCATGCTTCATGACCTGTTGTAACGCACTGGTCGTAACTTAATCCAGACATTTTTATGGCCTCGCATAAACATAGTTTCGTAATTGTTGAGCCCATTTGCTCCAATTTCCTACTATAGTTTTTGTATAAACCTTAGTAAGAGTTTTTTGTACTGGAGCCGGTGGAGGTTCTGTACCAGAGTCACTTCTAGAACCGCCTGATGAACTTTCTTCTTGGTAGTTATAAATCATTTCAACCGTATAACTAAATACTTTACGGAGGTTCTGAGGAGCTCTCCACAAATATAGTTGAGTGCTTTGGTCTTGTGGTAAATCTTCCCATGAAGATGCAGTTTTAAAATCATCGTTTAATCGATATTTCAATGCATCTGAAGAAAAGCTAAATACGCTTTCATATGTTCCATATAAGTGATTACCGTCAACTGTAATGCCTTGTGTTGGTTCATAATCTATTATATTTATTGACACCAAAGTTTCGGTAGTTTCTAACTGCGGAGTAAAAAGGACGTCAATAGACGCCCCTTCCATGTCTTCTCCTAAGTTGGTATTTAAAGGAAGTATTTGTGCCATATATTACCCAATATCAATACGAGATCCGTCAACAGTATATTGTCCTGAAGCTATTGAGCTCATTGTAGACATCGTTTCTGCCCAATCCCCAGCAACAGTCATATCAACATTACCATTAACAGTCCATTTAACATTACCATTGACAGTATAGTCATGATTCCCTTCAACTTGAGTTTTAGCATCGCCTTTAACAAGAATATCTGCATTCCCGTCAACGACTATTTTGATATTGCCCTTAACGTAAAGAGTTCCATCGCCTTCAACAGTTTTAACTTGGTTGCCACGAATAAAGATTGTGTCATTGCCATCTATTTGATGGAGGCGGTCTGCCATGTTATAATATATTTCATTAGCACCAACGTTAACAAGCTTATCGCCAGAAATCAAAAAGTTCCCATCACCATTAGTGATGTCAAAAAGGTCTTCTACAGTTTTACGAGTACGACGCCCGGATGGAGAAACTTCCTCATATGACCCTGTTGGATGAACTAAGCGATAACGTTCATTACCTGGAGTATCGTCAAATTCTTGGATATGACCACTTTCTGTTTCCATAGCATGAACGTATGGATACTCACCACGATAACTTGATTCCGGTTCTTTAAAAAGGATGCGTGAATCTAATGGAACAGGAGGACCAGCCGGGTCTTCTGGATCGGTATTTCTAGTAACTAAATCGGCACCGACTCCTGGTGAAGGTGGTGTTTTAACAGGAACGCCATATGATTCCATATTACCAGTTAAAATAATTGTTGTTACACGTGAAGCACGCCCTTTAGTCTGTTGGAACCATAATGAATCACGCCCAGATTTGTATGCAGTTTTCCAATCACCTGTGGCCATTGCTTTAAGCATAGTATTGAATTTTGCTACACCGCCAACGCCCATTTGGAAGCACATGTTTTCTAATGCCATTTGACGAGACCTGTTCATTTTAGCATAAACAGGACCTACTTTAGAATTAGAACGAATGTCTTTCTGCATCTTAGCAAGGTCCTTCTCAAATAGAGCTGTTGCTTCTTCTAATGTAATAGTTCCTGGATTTCCTGTTACTTCACGCCCTACTTGATCGGATAACAATTTATTAATTCGAGTCATGTCTCGGGTCTTTTCCATTACGATAAGGTGTCCAATACCTACTGTAGGATACCCTAGATGGTCCCAATACACTTTATCACGAAGACCTTCATCACGACGTAACATTTCTGTTATTGTAAAATTAGGGTCATCATCTTCTGGAATATTTGCTAAATCTGTATCATCTGGGTTTATACCATAATCCAAGTTGTTGTCTTGAATTACGTTAGAATTCGAATAATAACCAGCTTCACCACCTTGGTTTAATACGTTCGTATCATTACCTAAACGTCGTGGATATTGACCTGTAGGGTCGGAAAAACCTTCGAGTCTATTAGGCTTTTCGCGTACAATTCCACCATATGTACCGAGTACAATACCGTTTGTTTTCCATTTGTCTAAGAAATGACCATATACTCGAGTTCCTTCGACAGGGCCTGTAACAGAACCACCAATACCCGACATTGATGCCGATGTAATAGGTTGAATAACAGTCATCCATGGAAGTTTTTCGGTAGGAATACCTTGTACGTCACCTTGTGCTCTCTGCGCTGGATGAAGTCCTACGACTCGTACTCGAACACGCCCTTGTTTCAATGGGTCCATTCTGTCCTCGACAACACCCACGAACCAATTAAGGCTACTACTAATCATTTCCATTATGCAATCTCCATCTCACGAATCAAATCAGTAATAAACGAGTTTATATCTTCTTTTGCAACAATTTTTATTTTACGAAGTTTTTCATTATCTAGTACAGCAGCTTCATAAGTATCTACTGCAGCTAAAGGTCCTTTATATTGTGGATACTTACGAGCTTTATCGCCTTTATCATACCATACTAATGGCTCATCTGGATATGAAACTAAGTTATAAAATTTCTCGCGTTTTTCGTTAATATGATAAAGAATTTGGTCTCCGCCAGCATTTGCATATTTCTGAATAGACGCTTGATACGCTGCTTCCTGAGATGTAATCCAACCATAATACGGGTCGTAATTGTCATTACACATCAAAAGGACCCAGTATAATTGTGGATTACCATAAATGATATTTGCTAGTTCTTCTGGGCGTGGAGAACCTTTAATATAATAAGTTTGTAATCTATAGTTGGTCGCAACACGTTTAAAGTACTCTTTATAATTACGAAATATGTCTGTCATAGGAATAGTAGGTGCATTCTTATTAATGGTTTTAGCACTATATCCTATTGGGTCGAAGAATGTAAATAACAAGATAGTCTCCTTCCAATATGAAATTGGTATAAATAATAATACTATTTATAAGGAGGACAACATGGCCTACTCTGGTAAATGGGTCCCAAAAAATTTAAAAAAATACCGTGGAGACCATACCAAAATAACGTATCGTTCAAACTGGGAAAAATTCTTTTTCGAATGGTTAGATAAAAATCCAGAAATTATTGCATGGGGCAGCGAAACGGCAGTAATTCCATATTTCTGTAACGCAGAAGGTAAAAAACGTCGATACTTTATGGATATATGGATGAAAGATGCATCAGGTCAAGAGTTCTTTGTAGAAATAAAACCAAAGAAAGAAACTCAGCCACCTATTAAGCCTGCAAATCTTACGACCGCAGCAAAGAAACGTTATATGAATGAAATATACACCTGGTCTGTGAATTGTGACAAATGGAAAGCTGCTTCTGCTGTCGCAGAAAAGAGAAATATAAAATTTCGAGTTCTAACCGAAGACGGACTTAGGAAACTCGGATACAAGGGGTAATTATGAGCATATTCCAAATTATATCTGAAGGCGTACAAGCCCCTAAGATTGCTCAGTCTATGAATGAAAGAAAATGGATTGAGATAGGATTAGAATACAAGAAAGCTAAAGAGAAAGGAATCACCGCAAAAGCATTTGCAGAATCAAAAGGAATAAAATACTCGTCGTTTACATCTGCAATGTCTAGATATGCATCATCTATTAAGACTGCACAGAAAATTGAAACGCTTGAATCTAAACCTAAAAATAAACTCAATAAGCAAGAACGTCAACTTCTGATGATAAACTCGTTTCGCAGTTCAATACGAGAAAAGATTAGAAATGAAGGCGCAGCAGTAAACAACAAATCATCTAAATGGTTTGTTGAAACAATTAAGAAAAGTGTAAAAGGTCATAAAGTAGTCAAGCCTACGCCAGGCAAAATTTATACTTACGTGTATGATGCTAAACATAAAGATACTCTGCCGTATTGGGACAGATATCCTTTGATTATTTATTTAGGATTAGGTAAACATAATTTGATGTATGGGCTAAACTTGCACTATATCCCGCCTAAAGCACGTCAACAGTTTCTTGAAGAATTGCTGAAGCAATATGCTAGCACAACTACTATTACTAATAACACAAAGTTGAAGATAGACTGGAGCAAGGTGAAAGGATTTCAAGGTGCTGACAAAATGATTAAAGCATACCTGCCAGGCCACATTAGAGGAACAATAACAGAAATAGCTCCTAAAGACTGGGCTAACATAATCATGTTACCTACTCAGCAGTTTATGTCAAAAGGAAAACGTTTCTCTGCGAATACTGTTTGGAAATCTTAATTCTATTCTCTTCCGTTCTTCTGATATTCTGCTAAACCGGATTAATGGAAGAGACCTAAAACCATTATACTGCATTTTTATTAAAGCGTTTTTGAGGTGCTTATGACTCGTCCAGCGAGACAGATTTTTAACCAAACAAATATAACAAACTTTGTTGTGGATATCCCGGATAGTACACGAACTTCAGGTTTTGTGCTTAATGCTCAAACAGCTCCATTACCTGGTGTGAGAATTCCTGTTGTTGAAACTGTGACTGGCACAATGGGGCTAGGGCGTGCAATGCGTGCAGGCACAACATTTGAATATGACCCTTTTATTGTACGATTTATAGTTGATGAAGACATGACGTCCTGGATGAACATGTATAAATGGATGCTCAGCACTAATAACTATATAACCGGTCATAATACAGCCCATGCCGATGGTCCTGAGTTTGTTACTTTACACATTTTAAACAACAATAAGACTGAAGTGGTTTTGACGGCAAATTTCTATAAACCATGGATTTCTGATTTGAGCGAAATTGAATTTAGTTACACTGAAGACTCTGACCCTGCCGTTACTTGCGTAGCAACTATTCATTACGCGTATATGACGATAGAAAAAGACGGTGAAGTCATTGTATCTCAACAACCACGTCAGGCTGCCGAATCTAAATCCATTTCTAGACACCCTTCCTTGCGCTAATCGCTTCTAGCTCCATATGTTATAATCGTTCATAAATTATATGAGGAAAACCTATGGAGCTAATCTTTTTAAGCGGCATCAAACGTAGTGGTAAAGACACTACTGCTGATTACATCAATTCAAACTTTAAATCCATAAAATATCAATTAGCATATCCAATTAAAGACGCTCTAGCAATAGCTTGGGAGCGTAAACATGTCGAAAACCCTGATGTATTCACCGAGTTGAAATATGAATACTTTGAAGGCATTGGATACGACCGTGAAACACCATTAAATCTCAATAAGTTGGATGTTATTGAATTATTGGAAGAAGCGCTAATTTATTTGCAAAGTCAATATTTACCAATTAATAATGTTAAAGTATTATCATCGTTAGAAGGTGGATATTCATATCTAGATATTAAACCGTACGAAGCCTTGCGTGAAGCTATAAATAATATCAACGACACATGGTCGATCCGCCGTCTTATGCAAGCCCTCGGTACGGATGTTGTCGTTAATTTATTTGACCGTATGTATTGGGTTAAGCTTTTTGCATTAAATTATATGGATTATATTGGAAGTGATTTCGATTACTACGTTGTGACCGATACACGCCAAGTCCATGAAATGGAAACCGCTAGAGCGATGGGTGCTACAGTTATTCATGTGGTTCGCTCTGGTACGGAATCCACTGATAAACATATTACAGAAGCTGGGTTGCCTATTGAAGAAGGCGACTTAGTTATTACAAACGACGGCTCGTTAGAAGAGCTTTATTCTAAAATTGAAAAAATCTTAAGGTAATAAAATGTCCACTGAAACTATTGAAAAACTGCAGTCTGAAATCGTAATTCTGAAATCTCGTATTCTTGATACCCAAGATGCCGCCGCTCGTATTTCTGACGATTCTAAACTTCTTCAGAATACCCTAGCTCAGATTGCTCAACTGGTCGGTATTACAAGTGAATCTGTTAAACTGGAAGACCTGGTAGAAGCAGTACGTGAACTTGTTAAAGCTGAAACCACTGAAGAAGAATAATGAAATTTGAGGACTTTTCACAAGGCCTCTACGTCGCAGCTAAGTTTTCAGAATTAACACTTGATGCGCTGGAAGATCTCCAGCGTAAATTAAGAATTCCTAATCCAGTACCACGTGAAAAGCTTCATTCGACAATTTGTTATTCACGTGTAAACATACCATATACTACATCTAGTGGTAGTTATTCTGTTGCCGAATCAGGACGCCTTGAGGTATGGAAAACCGATGACGGCGCTGTACTGGTTTTAGTTCTTGATTCCGAATATCTTAGATGTCGTCATCAGTACGCACGAGCTTTAGGTGCTACTCATGATTTCGACGACTACACTCCACATATAACGTTATCATATAACGTTGGCCAACTATCATTCAGTGGTGATGTAGCTATTCCGGTTATTCTCGACCGTGAATACAAAGAACCCTTAAAACTAGATTGGGCCGAAGATCTAAAATAATTTTCACAAAACAGTTTACATAAAGATGATGGTGTGTTACTATCATCCTATCAAATAAACAGCCTCAAGGAAATAAAATGAAAACCTATAAAGAATTCATCGCTGAAGCTACTAAAGCGGATAAAAATTTTGTTATTAACACTAACGGCCCATTAGATGATGAATACGCTAATGCTATTATTAAGTCAATTTCTAATCAAGGCGTTGAAGTATCAAATTACGAATATAAGAAAAATGACACTTATATGGTAATTAGTATCAAAAAAGGTTCAAAGGCCAAAATTAAATCTGCGTTTGGTGTTATGCGAGTTGACCAAATTGATAACCATGATTTTTCACAAACTGGGGTTAAACGCCAGAACACTATTTCATCTAAAGGCATAAAATAGTTTACATCTTGGTAGGACTATGTTATAGTAGTCCTAACAAAACAACAAAATGGAACCTAAAATGAAAACTTTCAACGAATTCATCTCAGAATCGTCTGGTGTGAAAATTAACAAAGCGGTCAATCAGGTTATTGCTGATATTCTTAATTTGTATAACATTGACTTAACTCCGCATATCACGCTTGGTAACAAACGAAACTTTTTCATATTTAACACATCCGAACTTGACGAAAATCAGTTCAATAACATTCAACGTTTTGCGAATGATAAAGGTCTTCGACATGAGCCTGGTGGCTATAAAAAATACGCAATATATTTGAAATAAAGGTATACAAGCCTATAGGACTATGTTATAGTAGTCCTATCAAAACAAAATGAGTAAATGGAGAAATAAAATGAAACGCGCTGAACTGATTCGTAATGTTGCTGTAGTAATTGCTTCAATGGCTTTTAGTTTTTCGATGTTTGTAGGATTCATTTGCGGACTACTGACAACAACCGAAAATTCTATCTCATTGGTAGTAGCATTTCTAATCGGTTTAATCGCTATTGTTATGGATAAAATTGCAAAAGGTGAGTAAATGAAATATCATGTATATGCAGATTTTGAAGCAAATCCTTCTAAAGACCCTGATTGTCGTTTGATACGTAGACCATTTGATTCGGCAGCTCAAGCATGGGCTTGGATTAAAACTTGTACTCCTTCTTACACTTTCTTTGAAGTGGTAGATGATAACGGTGTTCTGCATCCAGAACCTACAGAAACTATTAATTTCCTTCTGTTTGCTGGTTACGACTGTTATCCTCTTGGTGGTATTGACGACCTTGTTGCTACAGGAAAAACCGTTGAGGCTCTTCGCGAAATTTATAAAAACGCAGAAGAAAATTTTGACTGGTATCATATTGTTGATGCCCATAGCTTTGAAGTGGTGGAACATTCATGATTCTTTATGCTAAAGTGTCATCTATTGAGAACGGATACGAAAGCGATCAACGTGCAGCTAAAGCACTAGTTGATGACTACGGTATTCTGACTAACTTTGAGGTTGAAAAGGTTTATATCGACCGTTCGTCTTCGCAAGTTAAATTACTCTGTGAAGATTATAAATTTAACACAGTTAACTTTGATTTCTTTATTGAAACAGAAAAAGGCCCTCTTGAATATGATATTTTCAAGAATCCTTTGAAATTACGTTGCATTGAATATAATTACATTAATATGGTACGGTGAGTAAATGAATATTTGTTTAGGCAGTACAATACCTAAAGGTTACGTAATTGATGTCACTACCTATGAAAACGATGGTGACAACTATAAAACCAAAACATTGTTTGAAGTGGAAGAGCATGAGCTCCAACAGTTTAAATATCTTTTGAAGAAATTTAAGAGTCGTCATTCTAGCACCAAAGCCGAACGTTATTGCGGTAATACACCATTCAGTGATTGCTCGCTTATTATCTACGAATATCTGGTTGAAGGACTGTTCTCAGACCAGCTTTATCCAGAATTCATTAAAAAGGTCTTTGATATTGAAGTCGACCTTGGTAATAAATCTGAAGAAGACGAATCACGTGTATTTGACCTGTTCCGTGAGAATGGATATTTAGTATCAGAAGGTCTCATTGATATTCTTGGCCATGCTTCTGAATATTATGATTATGATTTCTTGCGTGTAGTTGAATGTGTTGAATTTGCTTATATTGAAGAAGAAATCATTTTGCCGACTGTTAAAATGATTGATTTGCTTTAAGAATTATGTGTTATTATTAATTCATACCCTCTATTACCAAAGGTGCTCTAAAGTGCCTTTCATAATAGAAAGTTATTTAGGCCCTGTAGCTCAACGGTTAGCAGCAGTCCCCTCATAAGGGAAAGGTTACCAGTTCGAATCTGGTCTGGGTCATATATTCGAGGCATAGCTCAATTGTATAGAGCAACGGACTTCTAATCCGTAGGTTGAAGGTTAGAATCCTTCTGTCTCGGCCAATTATAAGTGAGGAAAATATGAAAGGTAATGTTTACTTAGTAGTTCATGATTTAACGTTTTATTTTAATGAATATGATACAGTTATTTCTCATCGATTGATTAATTCACTTTATCAGCATGCCGATTACATCTATGTTCAAAATGAATTCGGTCATTGGAAGTTCATTAAAAACCGTTCCGGGTTAACTAGTTTTGAATACTTTGATCGCAAAGACCTTTTAAACGAAATCCCATTGCAACATCGGTTTCAGAAACGTGAATCATTATATTATTGCCGTCATATACCAAACGCAGAATGTGCCTATGAAGCGATTAATCTATGGCGTCGGCGTAGAGAGCAAATTGATGATATGCCAAAATAAGAGAAGCCGGGTCGCTACCGGCAAGTCGTCGGACTGATGTTCCCTGAGTAAGGACTGGTCTTAATAAATCTTTATGATTCGTTAATATCCCCTTACATCACAGCAGAAACGGCGCACAGAATTATCGATTCGAGGAAATATCTTTGCCGTAAGCCGAGTAGCGTTTTTGACGGAACGTTCGGATATGGTCGAGATATGGCCTTTAAAAATATTGAGTAGCGTCAACTGCTTAATAACCGGGTTCGAATCCCGGCGTTTCGTACAAACACTTGCCTTAGCAGGTGGAACCCCGACAAGGCTGCCGCAAGGCTTAGCCCCTTCCGAAAGGTTGGGGCTTTTTTGCATAATAATAATAAATAGATAAGTTAATTAACTTAGGAAAAGTAACATGAAATCATATGCAGAATTTTTGACTGAACAATCTAGTTCAGATGTAAAAGCCGCTGCGATTGCAGCAATTCAAGCAGGTAAATATTCTTACAAAGACGCCTCTGATGAAGAACGTTTCCGTTTTATTAGAGATTTTAAAGCCGAAGGTTTTACTAATGCTAATACTGTTAGCCGAGTTTTTAAAAGCCTAGCTGCATCAGGTGAATTGTTCCAGAAAGCTACAGGTAAAGCACCAGCACCAAAAGCGGGCCCTAAAGCAGCTCAAGAAAAAAATATCGCCAAAGGAATTATTTCTAAGTATGAAGCAATTCTTAAAGAACTTTTGGTAATCAAAACTGAAGGCCAGAAACTGGCACGAGCACATAGCTTCAAAGATAATCCTCACGCTCATAGCCTTGAGTATGTTGAAGATATCCAAAAACTTATTAAAGACCGCATTTGGTCTGCTAAACAAATCAAATAACATTCTTAGCCCTAGCCAAAAGGTTGGGGCTTTTTAGTTTGAATCTCTCAGAGAATGCTGTTACTGATAATACCAAAGTAATAAATAATTAATAACCAACCGATAAATTATTTCAAGGATTTTAAATGAAAACCTACGCCGAATTTTTAACCGAAGCAGCAAAATTACCATCTGAAGCAGATCTTACTAAAGTATTCTTCAACTTGGATCCAAAAGACCGTGGCGATTTTCTTAAGTGGAAAGCTAAAGCTATTGAAATGTATAACATCGATACTAGTTCTTTTACGATGAGTCAAGAAAATAGTTTCAATAAAGCGTTTTTCAAAATTTCTAAGAAACTGGCATCTGGCACGCAGGTTCCTAAATCCGCCTTAGCTACTCCTGAACGTGCACCCGTTAAAATTTCTAAGAATATGTTTGACACTAAAAAATATGTCAATGCTTTGAATAAAGCTCTTGATGCATTGGATGATGCAAAGAAGGCGGCCCGTGATCTTCAAGACGTGTACACTGATTTTGATCGTAAAACTAAAGGTTCTATTTCAAATAGCGAACGCAATAGTGTAAGTGTTTATTCTGATAGCCTTGATGTTCTTGGCGATGCGTATACTGAAATTAAAAATCGTATTAACACTGCATCTAAGCTAAAAGCTGCTGCCGAAGCTATAATAACTAAACTAGGTAAATAATTTTAAATCCCTATCATTTAGATAGGGCTTTTTGGTATCTAGGCCTTTCCAGGCCTCTCTAGGCATCATTTAGTTTCTGCCCTTTATAATATATTATTCTATCCTTTGATTTCCCCTCCCTGCTCTAGAATTCCCCAAAAAAACTTTTTAAATTTTTTTTCACAAAACTGTTTACATCCCTGTTCTTCCGTGGTACTATACAACTATCAACCACTGATACAGAAAAACCTTGGAGAATGAAATGGATAATTACGGTGAACTGTTCAATTTCTTTATGAAATGCGTTCCAGAAGATTTCGGACGTACGGTGAATGATATTAAAGTTATTGGACCTAACCATCCGATGTTTGAAACTTACGCAGTAATGGGTAATGAAGACGGACAATGGTATACTGTAAAGGTTGTGATTAATATGTTCGCAGCAGAAGGTTATGTTAAACTGTCTTCTAAAGTTTACCATGATAATGTCGAAATCGCTGAAGAATATTTCGATAATATGAAATAAATGCGTACATGGGCTTATGATTGAGATATTATGAGCCCTATTAATGAGAAGAATGTTATGAGTCTTTATACTGAACTGAATAAAAAATCTGAAGAATCTGCTGAAACTATTTTTAAAAACGTGCAAAAGCGTATTTTAGAAAAGATGTATAACGCTGCAGCTAAAGGTGAAAAATCTTGCCAGTTTCCGATGAGGTGTTCTTCTGATTTATGCGCAAATACTATTGAATGGCTGGAAAGTGAAGGTCTTACAGTAAAGAAAAACCCGGCGACTTCTATTGACAGTGAATCATATATTAGTATTTCTTGGGATAAACCACAGGTTGAAGAGAAAGATGGCGATTGGGTTGTAGATGTTAAAACTTCTGATGGCGGACGTTCTGTTGAAGTTTCAGCCGTAGTTAAAGGTACTCATGAGCAAAGGTCCTGGGGTTGTGGTGGTGAAGAAAAAGAAATTGTTCTTAGTGTGATTGCAAGGTCTACTAGCAATAAAATTGCCCAGAGCATCATCTATGCTGCATGTATCGAAGCTGGAAAAATTTGCAAAATTAAAAATAAATGATGTACAAACACCATGGACGGTGTTACTATAGACCTATCAAATCAAGAGGAGAAACAAAATGGCTACAGTTAGTATTGATGTCGTTGATTATGAATACACCGAAGAAGTTATTCGCAACCGTCACCCTGAAGTTCGTATCGATTCAGTCCAAGATTCCAAGTTCTGGACAACTGAGCTTAATCTGAGTGGTCCTTATGAAGCTGTTAAGAAGTTCATGGTTGAAGAATACTGCGAAGGCATGCACCCAGAAGACGCCAAGTTTTATGTCAATTTGATTAAAAAATAATTTACAAACTCTTGAGAGCAGAGTATAATGCTCTCGTTGGATAATAAAACCACCAATTGAAAGGTAATAATATGAACACACTGAAGAAACTTGTTGAATTCATCCGCACTAAACTGGGTACTGCTATGGCTAAAAATCTGACTGTCGAAGAACAGTATAACGCAGCTGCAGATAAGTTGATTACCCAAATCAAAGAACTAAAAACTGCTTCTATTAAATCTATTAATGAAGAAAAACGTATTCGCGAACTTGTTAATGAAAAGAACAAGCAAGCCGCTTCTAAGGAACGTGAAATTCGTAAGCTCCTGGCTGAAGGACAAGATGTTACCATGCATGCTAAGCTTGGTCTTCTGTATCGTCGAACCGCCGAACAACTTAATACAAAAGCTGACGGGTATGCCGCCATGCGAATTGAAATTGCTCGTAAGGTGGTTGAACTTGATGATGCTCGTCAGAATCTGGCAATCAAACTTGAATACATCCGCGAAACTCGAGCAGCCAATGCCCTTGGTATCTCTACGGCTGATGATGTAATCGAAATTGCTGCACTGACTAAGGTTGATATCGAAGACACTCTGACTCGTGTTGAAACATTCAATGGCACTCCAGCCGGTGTTGAAACCACTTCTGCTGATGTACAAGAATATATTAACTCTTTGAAATAAAATAATACGGAGGACTCCGGTCCTCCTTTTGGATAATAAAGGAGTTAACATGCGAAACCAAAATAATGATATTGACTCAATGTTCGAAGAGTTCCGAGATAAGGTAAATCCACCTACGTCTTTAGTTGATTCATTACGATATGTTGCAACTGGACGTAAATGGTATTGGTCGTCTTCTTATGAGACAACTGAATATGCAAATAACCGAAAATCTTTATTAGCCCCAGGTATTATGATTCATGATATCGGAGCTATTGCTAAACTAGTTGCAGATCATGATATTAGATTCACTGATTTCGTTGCTCCTACATGGTCTGTTTGTTGTTTAAACACTGAATTGGAATATATCAGCGAACGCTCTGAAGATTATTATGGTTTTAGAGATAAGCTTCTGAGGTCTAATATGTTTTATATCGATACAGAAGTTCTAGTCGATAATAAAAAATATTACTTTACGTTAATCGTCGATTCTGAAACTATGTATGAAGGCAAGCCTTTGCTTAAAAGAGTTGATGCTTTAAGTGCTATTGATGCGCTTTATGAAACTATGGTTGTTAGTCCTAATTTCACTAACAATTTAATCCTTGAGCAATTTATTATGGAATGTAGAGAATATGTCAAAGCCAACCCTATACATGCCAATTAAGCCCTGGGCGTATGAATACAAGCGTAAATTAATCCCAAATGAAGTACTATTTGGTCCTATTTTAGCTTTAGCATTTTTAATCTTTATGATTATAGGAGCTATTTTAGATTCCAATAAAGTTATATCGTCTGATGCAGCGTTTTCATTAATGTTCGTCGCACCACTTATTGTACCGTTTTTATTAATGCCTATTAATTGGGTAGGATATTGGCACCAAGGCCGTCATCACAGAGCCCGATTAAGAGAATGGAAAGTTCAGTGCGCAAAAGCCCAAGCTCAGTATGATGAAGCTGTTAAAAAGTATGAATATGAAGAAGCTATGGAATTCGTTAAGGAAATAAGATGCAAAAGCCTGAACTGAATTTATGCTGTTTACGCTTCTCAAATGATTAGTTATAATGAACTCCTAGCTAGACGTGAAAATGAAACAATCGAAAACTTTATTAAGGAATGTAGAAAATGAGTAAGATTATTGAAATTAAAGTACCAGAGTTTAATGATGCCAAATCCGCTTCAGATGCAATTTATAAACTTCTGAATCAAGCTGAACGTATCGAAGAAGAAGCAACAAAGATCGCAGACCAATACGCCGTATCGTTTTCTGTAGGTGATTATGGTAGCGGTCGTACTTATTATCCTAAGGGTGAAATTGTATCCCAGTGGATGAAAGATGAAATTGAAAATAATGGTGGTGATGTTAAGCGTGAAGGTAATGGTTATGTTATTACTGAAGGTGCTTGGGTTTCGTCTTCTGCATTGTGCTAAGGAATCATTATGTCTAAAGAACAAACCGAACTGGCTGAAGCCGTAGCAAAAATCTATGCAGCTATTGAGGCTGCCAAAGAAATTGCTAATAAACAAAACACAACATTCGACTTGTATCCAGCTTATGGTATGGGTGGAACCTATCATTCACCCGGACATCTTAAAGCCGATCTTGAACGTTGTACAAAAAACGGTTATGCTGAATGGGCCGATGTTTACCAATACGACTACAACTTGAGCCTTGAAGATGGCGGTTGGGTTGCATCTTCTCACACTTGCTAAGGAAACCATATGTCTCGTGAATTAGATTGTGCTGTACGTACCGCAGTAGCTGCTCTAGAAAACCTGTTCCAGATTGCAACCGAAGAGCGTGAAGAAGTTACATTGTGGATTGAAGATAACGCAGGTCTTAATCTCCAGGACGCAATCTCGTTATCAAATAATAGTATTACTGTTCAAGGCTGGGTATCGTCTAGTTATTCTTGCTAAAACAGTTTACAACAAGATAGGGCTATGTTATAGTAGTCCTATCAAATTAAATGGAGTCTACAATGATTTATTACGAAAGTATCGGAACCGAAGTAGTTGCTAAAACTATTACTCGTGAAAAGTTTGCAAAGATATTCGATATGCGTTATAAAAAATCTGAACACAAAGGCATACGATTCGAAGATGCGCACTGTACAATTTGTCCTTATAATGAAGACATAAACGGTACAATCGTTCCATTGGTAGAGGCTTCACATGACGACCTCTGGGATGAATATAATATCGCATGTCGTGAAATTTAAGTTAATGAATTAATCAGAGGAAAATATTATGATGTTAGTTATTGGTTCTCGTGCACTTCACTATCACGGCCTTATTGATTCTAGCGCTATCAAAAACAGTGATTGGGACTTTATTGCGGACCAAGGTTCTTGGAATGCATTCAAAAATCAAATGATGGGCGTATATGTTCACCAAGATAACCCTGATGTCCAAGTTTTCAAATGCTTCCATAATGGACGCGAAACTCATTTTGAAGCATATATTGTTCCGGCAATCACTAATGTCCGTGAATTAGTCGGTGAACTCACTCCTGAAGATTTCACGTCTTCTTATGACCTTTTAAAATACGCCAAGAAAAATTTGACTAAAGACCGTTTGAACGGGTTTTACTGGGCAACTCCTGAGATGTGTCTTGCAATTAAGATGTCTCATCGTTTCAAGAAAAATAATCCATTCTTTTTAAAGACTATGAACCATATTCAGTATCTTCGTGGTAAAGGTGTTAAACTGAACGATGAACTTACTGAAATTATGCTGAAACGCCAGAAAGAAACCTTGAACTATGCTCACCCAGTTCTTGACACTTCTAAAAGCGCATTCTTTAAAGATGATATCTACACATACGATCATGATACTATTCACGAAGCCATTGCACTAACGGACCGTCCAGCGTATACATTTTATATGAAAGATGGTTCTGAAGTCATGACCTCACGCGAGAAGTTCGAATCATTACCAGAAATGGTCAAATTGGCCGGTGTATACGAAGAATCATGTGTACTAGCATTAGAACGTTCTCAGATTCCTAATGACTTTAAAATCCATCCACGTGATAGTTTTATGATGGCATTGGAAAAAGTCTGTACAAGCATCACCTCCGGTTGGTTTCGTGAATACGCCTGGGAAAACTACAGCAAAGTAGTAAGTATGTATAAAAGCTTAGGACATGATGATTACGTCAAACGTTTCAAACAAAATTTCCATATGGTAAAACCTTTCAAATAATTTCGCAAAACTGTTTACACAATTATAGGACTATGTTATAGTAGTCCTATTAAAACATGAGGAGAATATTATGAAATTAGGCGAAACCAACCGAATTGGTCTTTTTACAATATTTGCATCACCTTTTTACGCAGCTCTTTCTGTTGCAGTATTACAAAAGGCTTACGATATGGATGGTGCTCCTGGTTTTGTATTCTTATCACCATTTTTATTATTCGTCGGGGCTTTGTTATTATATGCCACGACTAGTTTTGACCATAACGTCTGGGTTAATTATAAATGTAAATTGTCTGAAGAAGAACATGCAGAAGCTCGTAAAAAAGCTATTGAATCTACCAATCTAGAAAATTTCATTAAAGAATGTCGAGGAAAATAATATGAATAGTTCTAAAGTGTTTAATAGTCAAGCTCGTGCAGTAGGTGGTTTTGCTCATGAGATTAAAAATGACCAGATTAAAAACGAGCCTATGTTCTTTAACTGCGATTTGAATTTTGCTTTTAATAATGGCGGTCCAATTACTCGTAGCTTTATCCAAAATCTCCCTGACGATTGGAAAGGCTCGGATGTAGTATTTGATTCACGAGTCCACATGCTGATGCCTGGTTGGTACCCTGCTATCCCAGGTTATCACCATGACGATGTACCACGCCCGGATATTCCAGTTGGTCAACATTTTATTACTGCAGGACAACCTGACTATGACAATCCTCGCTATTTGTCTGAACATATTCTTGGCCTTGTTAACGCTGACGTGTGTCCTACTCATTTTGCAACAGGAACTGCAGAGTTCAGTCAGATTCCTGATGGCGAACTTATCTATCGCCAGTGGCACAAAGAAGTCCTCGAAAAAATTGAAAAAGGTGAACTAGAGAAATGGGAAGCTCCAGACCGTACTCTTCTTCAGTTTGATTGGCAAACATGGCACACTGGATCTCGTGCAATTAGTAATGGATGGCGTTGGTTCGGACGTGTATCTCGTAATACAGACCGAGTTAAAAAGATTACCAATGAAATTCGTGTCAATGCTCAAGTTTATCTGGAATTCCCTATGGAAGGCTGGTAATGATTAACAAAACATATTGGTCTAATATAGACGACGGTAATGAAGGTATTTCGTACTACTCAGTAGATTGGACAGGATGTCCATCCTACTTAGTGAAACGTATTTGCCAAGAATTTAAAATCGACCAGCCAGCAGGTATTATCGTGAACAGATACATTAATGGATATCAACCTATCGATGAAGTAATAAGAACAACTCAAGCTGAGCTTGAAAAGTTTTTCAATAAGTGCCAATGGATAACAGGATGGATTATATTTGTACCGTCGGTATGGTTTTTTAGTACTAAAGTAAGTGCCTTTGCCATACCAGATATTATCGCTATATTATTAGCATCTACTATCGTAAGTATTATTGGTGGTATTATTGGTGGAGGTACTATAGGCATCATTATTAATCTTGTTAAAAGTAGTTTACAGGAACGTAAAGACAAGATAAAGGCCAAGAATAATGAAGTTGAACGTTTTATTACCGAATGCAGGAATTTGAGATGAGTATAGCAATTTACATTAAATCAGAATCATGTGATAGTTATCTGTACACATATGATAAAGATGTGTCAGAAGAAAAAATCAAAGACGATCTTAATATGGACCTTGATATGTTCTGTCCTATTGCAGATTACAAACTTGCGGTTTCTAATAGTGAAAGTCCATCTAAAGAAACGCGCATTGAAGAATTTATGTCCGAATTAATGGCCAAATCATGGGACCGAGATGATGAGTAAGAAAAATAAAGTGAAAGAACTATCAGCCGGTATTATCTTCATGACAAAAGATAAAGAGTTATTCATGGGCCGTGTAACTGGTTCTCGTCCTAAAGGTGCATTAGCTCATCGGTGGGATATTCCTAAAGGCCGTGTCGAGCCAGGTGAATCTCCTATTGAAGCCGCTATTCGTGAATGCGAAGAAGAAACTGGGTTTACACAATATGACCCTGCCTTCCTGAAAGACCTAGGCGAACATCATTACTCAGACAATAAGAATATTCATCTATTCCAATATACCATCCCTGTAGAGCACGAGCAATTCAGAAACAGTGTTTGTAATTCCTATCATACATTCCCAGACGGACGACAGATTCCTGAATTTGATGCATTCGCTTTAATTAAACCTTCTCAATGGGAATATGTAATGGGCAAATCATTATATAAGGTGCTCACTACCATCCTATAAGTAATAAATACCTCCTATAAACGTAGGAGGTATTATGAATATATTTGAAATGCTTCGTAATGACGAAGGTCTTAGACTGACTTTATACAAAGACACCGAAGGCTTTTGGACGATTGGCATAGGCCATTTAGTAACAAAGAACCCGTCTTTAGCCGTAGCTAAAGCTGAACTTGACAGGATGATCGGTCGTAAATGCAACGGTACAATTACCCTTGATGAGGCTGAAAAGTTATTTAATGAAGACGTCGATAAAGCCATTCGCGGAATCTTGGGTAATGCTAAACTTAAACCGGTATATGATTCTTTAGATGCGGTTCGTCGATGTGCATTGGTCAATATGGTCTTCCAAATGGGCGTATCAGGCGTCGCCGGTTTTACTAATTCTCTTCGTATGCTTCAACAGAAACGTTGGGATGAAGCGGCAGTAAATCTAGCCCAATCTAAATGGTATCGTCAGACGCCTAATCGCGCGAAACGCGTAATCTCAACATTTAAAACAGGAACTTGGAAAGCGTATATATGAAAACATATAATGAATTTTTATCAGAATCTATTCTTAATGAAGCTACTGACACATTTGCAACTAAGCTAGGTGCAGCTTTAGTTGAAGCTGAAAGTCTATTAGCACGTATTTCTGAACTTGCCAGTAAGATAGATACTCGCAAATTTGAGCGCACCAGTGATATCGTTAAGCTTGAAGCACTGCTGCGTATGTGCGATAAACCGGAAGAAATCGCTAAGAACGGCTCGTTAATGAAACAACGTCTTGAAAAATATATTTCAGGCGCTTCAGAAAAATAGTGTTTACTTCCTCCAAGGGTTTTGATACTATACATCTATCAACTACTTGGAGGAAATTATGACTCGTATCAATTTAACACTTGTTTCTGAACTGACCGACCAACATCTTATGGCTGAGTATCGTGAATTACCTCGTGTATTCGGTGCAGTCCGTAAACATGTTCAAAATGGTAAACGTGTAAAAGATTTTAAAATCTCTCCAACATTTATTTTAGGCACGGGCCACGTAACATTCTTTTACGACAAACTCGAATTTTTACGTTTACGTCAAATCGAGCTAATAGCTGAATGTTTGAAACGTGGTTTCAAAATCAAGGACACGACAGTCCAGGATATTTCCGACATTCCTGTAGAATTTCGTAATAATTATGTCCCGTCCGAAGCGTCCATTGCGATAAGTCAAGCACGCTTAGATGAAAAAATTGCTCAACGTCCCACTTGGTACAAATACTATGGTAAATCAATTTACTAAGGAAAAATGAAAATGTATCAAGAATTTATCACTGAAGCGGATGCCAAAGACCCCAAATTTAAAGTTAAAGCTTTCGTTGGTGATGCCGAAGACTTTGGCTCATTAAAACGTAATGGGTATTCTTTCTTAGGTGGCAACGGTAAAGAAATAAACACCTATGCAAAACGTCGTGAAATTGCTTATGTTGTAGCAAGTCCTAAAGTAGATGCTGACGATATTGGATACGATTTTAACAACTTCGGAATTATTTCTGGCGGTAAAGCTTAAATTGTTTACGCTTAAGTATTAATATGGTATAATTACTCTATCAAAACAAACAAGGAAACAAAAATGAAAACATATAAAGAATTTATCGCCGAGGCCTTTGCAGGAAAAGTCCAAGGCATTAATAAGGACGAGTGGAATTATCGTGGCGGAAATGGTTTTGACCCTAAAACTGCTCCACTTGAACGATATCTAGCCACAAAAGCTTCTGATTTTAAAGCCTTCGCTTGGGAAGGACTACGCTGGCGTAACGATCTAAATATTGAAGTTGACGGACTTAAATTTGCTCATATTGAAGATGTCGTTGCTAGTAACTTAGACGCAGCTTTTGTTAAAGCCGACAGTGACCTTCGTCGCTGGAATTTAAAACTGTTCTCTAAACAAAAAGGCCCGAAGTTTGTGCCTAAAGCAGGTAAATGGGTCATTGATAATAAATTGGCTAAAGCTGTCAACTACGCTGGTCTTGAATTTGCCAAGCATAAATCATCATGGAAAGGTCTTGATGCAATGGCTTTCCGTAAAGAATTTGCCGATGTTATGGCTAAAGGCGGCTTTAAGGCGGAAATAGATACCTCTAAAGGTACGTTTAAAGACGCTAATATTCAGTATGCTTACGCCGTTGCTAATGCAGCCCGTGGTAATTAATAAGGCCTATACTTAGGCCTATTTACATTCAAATAAAATAAGAACAACCTGGACCTCATGATTCTATGAGGGATTCCCGCCAACCTGTAATAAGGTCGAGCCCAAGTGCGGTAATGGGTAAATACAGAAATGGACAATTCATGCGCCACGGAACGGCCCAAACCTTAAGAGAAATAATATGAGAACGTTTTTAACTGGACCTTATCTATCCCTGATGAATGCTTTTACACACCATTCTGATGCTAGAGTAGAAGAAATTTGTAAGAACGGTTATGCCCCACTATTTGAAGACGTACTCAAGCAGTACTGTACACTTCGTTTAGACGGCGGCAGACAATCAGGTAAATCGACCGCAGTAACTAATTTTGCTGTTAATTGGCTGTATGATGGTGGAACAGTTATTGTTCTTTCTAATACTTCAGCTTATGCTAAAATTTCTGTTGGCAACATTAAAAAAGAATTTTCTCGTTATTCTAGCGATGATATTCGATTCCGTTTATTTACTGATTCTGTTCGTAGTTTTATTGGCAATGAAGGTTCTAAATTCCGTGGATTAACGCTTTCTCGTATTCTGTATATAATTGACGAGCCTATTAAAGCTCCTGATATGGATAAGATTTACGACATACATATTAAAACAGTCCAACACTGTTGCAAAAGCAAATATTGCATCGGTGGTATTGCTCGTCCTCAATTTTTTGTGATTGGAATGCAATGATGACCACTATTGAAGTTTTTGAGTATTGTTATAACAGCCCAGTATGCAATAAAAGGGCTCTTGTAGAAAATTACGAGATTTACCATTTTAAACCTAAACGATATCGTTTGACTAAAGGTCCGTTCGCAGGGCAGCAGGTTCTTTGTACTGCTCCTAATGCACGGTTGATGACTAGTATTCCACATTTCAAAATGGAATTTATTGATGGGCCATTTAAGGGATTAATCACTCAAAGTTTAATGGCGTTTAATTCCGTCCCATTTTTGATTAAAGAAAAAACTTGGATAAATTTATTTTCTAATTGAGGTTATATGAAAGCATATCAAATTCTTGAAGGCACACACAAAGGCACTATTTATTTTGAAGACGGTACTCAAGCCCGGATTATTGTCTCTAAGACTTTTAAAGAAGACGCTATTGTAGACCCGGAAATTTTCTACGGTTTGAATGCCCGTGAAATTGAAATTGAACATCAACCTAAAGTTAAAATTGAAGGTGGTCAACACCTGAACGTTAACGTTCTGCGTCGTGAAACTCTGGAAGATGCAGTTAAGCATCCGGAAAAATATCCGCAGCTGACCATCCGTGTATCCGGTTATGCAGTTCGCTTTAACTCTCTGACTCCGGAACAGCAGCGCGACGTTATCGCTCGTACCTTTACTGAGAGTCTATAATGGCTAAATTGATTATAGAAGGGTCTGAAGATGTTTTAAAATGTTTTGCCGCCTGGTTTAGTTGCTCAGGCGAGCAATCATTCACTGAAGCATTTAGAATGGGTGATATTACTGGAAACTATCCGACAACTGATATCATTGTACGTGGATATGGTATTAATGAGCCTATCCAATTGGTCGAATATGACCTTGCCACCGATGAGGAAATTCCTTATGTCGATTGAAGATATTAAAGGCTACAAGCCACATACCGACGATAAAATAGGTAAAGTGAACGCTATTAAAGATGCAGAAGTCCGTCTTGGATTGATGTTTGATGCTCTGATTGAAGAAGCCTATATCTTGAAAGAAAATGAAACAGAGCATCAAACCAAAGAAGATATGGATGCAGTGCAGGCTCTTAAGTACGCTAAGCAACATCTAAAAGAAGCCAGCATGTGGGCCTGTCGTGCAGTATTTCGTCCTGAGGAAAAATACTAATGGCTTCTACTATTACTGGGTTGTTGGACTTCCAAGAAAAGGTTAACAAAATTTGTAGTGAATACTTAAAGTATCTTGAAGAAGACCTTGAAGATTGTAAGGAAGAAGGCGAAGAAGATTATGCTGACCAGCGTCGTCGCCAAATCGAAGAGATGAGGCATTTCGCTAATATAGTATCTAAAGAATCTTGGGCTTTAACTCCATTTTATCAATAAAGTAGTTTACTTCTCCTCTAGTTGTGTTACTATAGACCTGTCAACTAGAGGAGAAATAAAAATGACTATCAATTCGGAAGTTTTTATCCGTCGCAATAAACTCCGTCGAATCTTTGAAACGGAGTTTCGTCAAATCAATGCCGGTATAAAAGATGCTGCAGAGTCTCTTGGACTACCAGGCTTTCATATCAAGTATTCTCAACATCTCTTAGATCGTGCCATCCAGAGAGAAATAGATGAGAATTACGTTTTTGAATTATTTCGTAAAGTAAAAAATCACGTTAAAGAAGTTGCAGAATTTTTATCAATGCCTGCACGTCCAGATGTTGACGAAGATTTTGTCGAAGGTGTCGAATACCGCCCAGGCCGTTTAGAAATAACTGATGGAAATCTTTGGTTAGGCCTTACAGTTTGTCGTGAAAATCCGGCATTCAAAATGAAGACTCTTCAATGTAGAATGGCTATTATTAACAGTAAACGACTACCAGGAAAAGCTTCTAAAGCAGTGATTAAAATCTAGAGGTAAACATGAGAAAAGCACTACTCGCTGGTCTATTTGCTCTTTCATTATCAGCACATAGCTCCGAGCATACTTTTAGTAATGTCCAACTCGATAACTTAAATTATGCTTATCAGTTTGGGGAACAGTTTTCTAAGGACGGAAAATTTAAAACGCATGAAAATATGCATAAGAAAGGACTTGGATACATAATGGCCGCAATACTATGGCAAGAATCATCTGCCGGTATTAATCTTAAAGATAAGAAAGGTCACCATGCGTATGGAATGTTCCAAAACTATCTACCAACAATGAGGGCAAGAATTAACCAGCTTGGTTATAATATGACTGATGCCCAAATTAAGAAAATGCTATCTAAGCGGTCTAATTCAGCCAGATGGGCTTATATCGAATTTTCTTATTGGTTAAATATACATAACGGGGATATAAGAAAAGCTATATCCTCATATAATGCGGGATGGAAGACAAGTGCTGGAAGTAAATATGCTTCTGAAGTCCTAGAAAAGGCTAATTACCTTAAATCAAATAAACTACTGGAAATAAAAGAATGACCAAAATGTTGGCTTTAATAGTTAGCTTGGTTTCATTTAACGCTCTTGCTAATACTACATATACTGATGTAACGGAGTATACAAACAGAACGGCGTCTGATTACTGTGGTAAAAGTCAAGAGTGTAAAGTAGATTTTTCACAAAAATTGTTATATGCGTATAAAGACGGAGAAAAAGATGGGGCGTCTAGTAGGTTCAAGGCGTCTACCTTAATTAAACGATATCATAAAAAATGGCAAATATTAGAATGCTCGGTGGCGGAACCTAAAGATAAGGCAGCATGCAATTCTATGGTGGACCGTCTAGTTGACTCTTATACTAGAGGACTTGTAGCAAGTGATTAAAAACTATATCAAGGGCGATATTGTCGCCCTGTTTTCTAAAGGTAATAATATTGCTCATGGGTGCAATTGTTTTCATACAATGGGCGCCGGTGTAGCAGGTCAATTGGCAAAGGCTTATCCAAAAATTCTGGAAGCCGATAAACTTCAAACTGAATTCGGAGACGAGTCTAAACTTGGGACTTATTCGGTTTATGAAAAATATTTTAAGACTCATAAAGCTTATTGCTTTAATCTTTATACTCAGTTTGAGCCGGGACCTAATTTTGAGTACTCTGCTTTAATGAATTGTATAATAGAATTAAATGAATTCGGAAAAAATAAGATAACAAAGCCTGTGATTTACATGCCAAGAATTGGAGCAGGTATAGGTGGTGGAAACTGGGATATCATTGAAGAAATTCTTGATACATATTCCACTAAACTAGAAATTGTGATTGTTGATTGGGAACCATTGTTATGAATGTGCATTATCCTCACCCGTATGACCCAAAGAATAAAGCAGTTATTATTCGTGAATGGGAAGAAATTCGTCAGACTAAGTGTCCTATTAACACCCCTCACGATGTTGAACGTCGTTATCATGGACGCTTTATGGAATATACCTTTATTGATAAGAAAGGTCGTAAAAAGCATGTCGAAGAATATTGCATGCAGGTCAAATGGTTATGAGCCAAACAAAAATTCTTACAGGTGCTAAATGCGAAAAATGCGAATGGCCTGTAGTTTTTGCTTTATGCAATGACGAAATGGCTTGTGATTTTGATTATTGGTGTTACTGTTCGAACAAAGGTTGTAGCAATCATAAAGGTGAAGGGTTTTACTCAGGATTTTACCCTTACCCAGATTTCGTTAAAGAAGGTGAACCTAAATGAAATTGACTAAAGAAGAGAAAACTAAACTGTTCGAACTTATCCATGACCTATTGGATGAGCAAGCAGCCACCAATGCGTACGATGAATATGCTCCTTTAACAGACGAAGAATATCAAGCATTGATGGAATCATTTGACAGGAAAGAACAAGAACTCATTGACTACGTGAATTCACTATAAGGGACTCTTATGGCTAGTTTAATTTTTACCTATGCCGCTATGAACGCTGGTAAGTCTGCTTCATTACTTACTGCCGCACATAACTATAAAGAACGTGGCATGGGTGTATTAGTTCTTAAACCGGCTATTGATACTCGCGATTCAAAAGGTGAAATAGTCTCTCGTATTGGTATTCGTCAGGATGCCAATATAATTACAAAAGACATGGATATCTTTGAATTTTATAAATGGGCTGCAGCACAAAAGGATATTCACTGTGTATTTGTTGACGAAGCTCAGTTCTTAACTACTGAAAAGGTGTATCAACTTAGTCGTATTGTTGACGTATACAATGTGCCGGTAATGGCATACGGACTACGAACAGATTTTAAAGGTAATCTATTTGAAGGTTCTCAAGCATTAATGGCTATTGCCGATAAGCTTGTTGAACTTAAAGGTGTCTGTCATTGTGGTAAAAAGGCCACAATGGTAGCTAGAGTCACGGAAGACGGACTTCCAATTACAGATGGCAGTCAAATTGAAATTGGTGATACCGATAGATACGTGTCATTATGCCGGAAGCATTGGAATGATTTGACAGGGTTGTTATAAATACTAATATCTAACCAAGAGGTATATATGCAGCAATTAAACGAAAGACAACTTCGTAATCTTACTGTAACCCAATTGGATGAAATCCGAAGAGAATTAGGACATTCTATTTCTCATTTAAACGAGGATATCCGTCAAACTGGTTCTAAAGCTGATTATACACGCAAGCGCAAGCTGGAAAAATACCTCACAGATGTTAAGGCCGTCCAAAGGCGAAAAATAAATACTGGCCAAAATTAACAGGAGGCCTATATGGCCTTAAGAGCGATAGCTGTCATGGCGATGCTAGGGTTTTTTGCAGCAACAACTCCTATCGTTGGTACTGCATATGTTGACCCATACTTTGATAACTTTATGGAATCAGGGATTAAAAACGTATATACTTTGTTCGAAATTCAAAATGTTGAGAATTCTGAAAAATTCTATAAGTATATGGCAAAGCATTACAAAAATAGCCTCTGTGATGATGCATTTGAATGTCATGAACAAGGCATAAAAACTGCCAGACAATTTGCCGAGTTCATGAAAATAAAATTAGAGCCTACATCTATCTAATTTACTAGCCCCTTCCTTATGGTTGGGGCTTTTTGGCATCTATCAGTTTACTTCTCCTCAGGTTGTGTTATAGTAAACCTTACTTACTAGAGGAGAACGCTATGACACGTAAAGAAAAGATTTCTAAGTTGATGTTTTTGATTGAAGAGTACGCTAATGCGGTATCTGATTGGGAAAATGCTCATGGTTGCGAAGATGGAGACATCGACATTAACAGAGCTATGAAAAAGATGGCCGAAGCCCACACCGAATTGCAAATGTATGTTAACGAGATTATGTGAGGATATTATGCTTTACGATTATACTGGAAAATCTGAAGACGGTGTACTTGAACTTTTACCTGAAAGCGCTGAAGATGATGATACGGTGGTGATGTTTTGTAAAAATGGACCTGGGGATAAGGGATGGATTTATCTTCGTCAAGAAAATGACCTAATTGTTTTGGACCCTAAACAAGTTGAAGAACTTTATCAACATTTAAAACACAATCGGTAGTTTACATCTTGGTAGGATTATGTTATAGTAGTCCTACCAAAACGAACGGAGAACAAAATGAAACTTTTGCTTATCGCTTATGTTGTAGTACAATACAATTATCCGATGTTTACTTATAACATGGTAAACGGCATAGTGAATCTTATTGAAGCGAGTATGGTAAAATGACACGCGAACAAGCTAATAAATTGATGGACCTTATCCATGACTTACGTGAAGCTGATTCAGATTTAAATGATGTAGCTTATCATGCAGTAAATGACTATGGAGACTTTTATGAAAAACAAGTTGATGCTCGTCAGAATGATTTGGTGAATTTTGTTGAAACTTTAATTGGTGAATAATATGAAAACTGTAATTGAAACAACCGAACTGTTCGGTGATTTGACTATCGAAAAACGTGGTAATGTATACGTTCTGACTCAGGAAGATGATGGTATTACTATTTGTCCTATGGAACTAGACGAGATTTTGAAACTCAATCCGCCTGGTCATGCATCGGCAATTAATATTGGTGGAGACCTTCAGGCTCGTTTTTATCATGGGCTTTATAACGGTGCTAATATCGAAACTGAAGACAAATGCCTTTCTATCGATAACTGGAAAACATTCGTTGCTAAGGTGAAAGAATTCTTGGAATCCGAACCACCTGAAAAGGCTAAACTTAAATGGGGTATCAGTCGTGGTGCTTACATTATTAATCCAATAGCTCCAAACTATACCACGACTTTGGCTGTCATGAATTCTTATGAAGATGGTGATGTAGTAACTATTCGCCAAAATGATGATTTACGTTCACATGTTACTACATTTACCAAAGACGAAGCTGTAGCTCTTAAAGCTTATCTCGATTCCATTATCCCAACTTTGAAATAAGGAATTATTATGATTATCAATGAAAACTCTTGGCACTTTAAAATTTATGCCGCGTTCAATAGTACATGGAATCGTCCGAAAACGTTGTGTGCTTATTTTTGGAAAACGTTAATCCCGGTATTGGCTGCTTCAATTATTGGATTTGCGATTTTAGCAGCAGTCACAATCATTGGCCAGGAAATTTTAACTAAATTCTTTGTCTTTAGTAGTTTATGGACATTGGTTCCGGCCTCAATTGGTGTAGGTGTTTTATTCATTGCATTATGTGTTGGTATTTCTATAGTTTTAGTATTAGGCATACCGTGGCTAATCGACTTATACAGAGAGCGGAAGTATTATAAAGAAGTTGAGCTCATTGCACAAAACCAAGAACGAATTAAAAATGGACTTGAGCCTATTGAACGTAAGAAATCATTAATAGGTGAATACCTTAAAGCTCGTAAAGAAAAAGTCTGTCCTACTCTTGAATATAAGGCTAAATAATGAAAACGATTGTTAAGGCTTACTTTGGTAGCCACCTTTATGGAACGTCTACTCCTGAATCTGACGTCGATTTTAAAGAAATTTATGTCCCTCATGCTCGTGATATCTTGACCGGTAACGTTAAAGAACACATGAGCAAGAACACGAATAACACTGCTTCTAAGAACACAAAAGACGACGTGGATCATGAGTTGTATAGTCTCAAATATTTCTTTAAACTAGCTGCAGACGGTGAAACCGTCGCATTAGATATGCTTCACACTCCACAAAGTCTAGTAGTTAAATCTGATTTGCCTGATGTATGGAAGTATATTCAAGACAACAGGTCTCGTTTCTATACCACTAACATGAAATCTTATTTAGGGTATGTCCGTAAGCAAGCTTCTAAATATGGCGTCAAGGGTTCTCGACTGGCTGTTCTTCGTCAAGCCCTTAAACGTTCTAATGAATGGGGACAATACTTTGATAATGGTGCAGTAATTCGTTTATCACATATGAAGAATGTTCTGCCTGTAAGTGAATTTGCTTCATGGGTTGAAACTGAAAACGAGAAAACAGGTAAGCAAACATTCTATAGTCTGTTAGACCGTAAATTCCAAGATACGTTAACTAACAAAGAGTTCAATGCCATCCTGGTTAAACTTGAAGAGAACTACGGTGAACGTGCTCGTAAGGCAGAAGCCAATGAAGGTATTGATTGGAAAGCATTGAGTCACGCGTGCCGTGGTGGACTTCAGCTCTTAGAAATTTACAAAACCGGCGACCTGGTTTACCCGCTTCAGGATGCTCCATTTATTCTCGATGTTAAGCTTGGTAAACATACGTTTAAAACCGTACAAGAATTCTTAGAAGATATCGTTGACCAAGTTGAACATGCGGCAGAACAAGCTGCTAAGAACGGTATGCAGCAAAAAGTAGATATGAGTTTCTGGGATGACTTCCTTGAGCAAGTCTACTTAGAAAATCACAATTCATACTATAAATGATAAGGGCCTTCGGGCCCTTTAGGGGGTCAAAATATTTTTAAAAAGTAGTGTACATGCTTTTAGGATATGTTATTATAGACCTATCAAAACAAGAGGAGAAAACAAAATGAAAACCAAAATGTTAGAAATGATTCGTGAAGCTGGTGATAAAGGACTTATGGTTAACACTCGTGATGCAGACCAACGACAAGCATTCGGTGAACTGAAATCTAAAGGTCTGGTTAAAGCATCCTTGGGAATCGGTAATGCATTACGAGTCACTTTGACTCCTGCTGGTAAAGCAGTGTTCTTTCAACCTCTTACCAAAAAATCTCATCGCAAATAATTGTTTACTTTTGCTTTAAACATGTTATTATAGACCTATCGAAACGAAATGAGTAAATTTGGAGAATAAAATGTTCAACGTTCAAATCAAAAAAGGTATCTATCGTAATAACGAAATCTCTGGTTCTTATGTTGCCACAAAGACATGGTTCCCGGCAAAGCTTAATCCTGAATGTTCCCACTTAGGTGACGGTAAAATTTTCGTTATGATTGATGGTTCTGAACGTGGAGTATGGGTCTTCAAATCAGACATCGTAATGGAAGGAGTTGAGACATCACCAGTTGCAGTTGTTGAAAACGCGGAAGATATGAAAACTCGTATCAACAAACGCTTTAAAGTAATGAACATGATGACGAATGGCATTATCGATGGCAAAATTCGTTCACTCATTATTTCAGGTGCAGCAGGTATTGGTAAGACGTATTCTCTGGATAAAGCGCTTAATAATGCTAATGATAATGGTTTCATCAAATACAAAAGCATTAATGGTAAAATCTCAGGTATTGGCCTTTACGAACAACTTTGGCTCAACCGTGATGCAGACAGCGTTCTCTTAATCGACGACGTTGACGTATTCTCGGATATGGACATCTTGAACCTTCTTAAAGCCGCATTAGATACTGGCGATAAACGCAAAGTTTGCTGGAGCACTGCGTCATCTTATCTTGATGATAAGGGTATTGATAAAGAATTTGAGTTTGAAGGTACTATCGTTTTCATTACAAACGTTGATATTGATAAAGAGTTAGAACGCGGTTCGAAACTTGCTCCGCACCTTCAAGCTTTAGTATCTCGTTCAGTGTATCTCGACCTTGGAGTACACTCTAATGAAGAGATTATGGTTCGAGTTGAAGATGTAATATTATCTACTGACATGATGCAGAAACGTGGCTTGACTGATGCTGAAACGTACAAAGCATTGTCCTGGATGAAGGCTAACGTATCTCGTCTTCGCAATGTATCATTACGTACGGCTCTTTATGTAGCAGATTTTATTTCAACCGATAAAGATGGTTGGGAGGAAATCTCGGAAGTTACTTTACTGAAATGAGGAAATTATGAATATCCAAGCCAGTCGTGAATTATATGCCCATCGTATGATTAGTGCAACAGAACAATATAGCGAGGAGGTTCGCCAGGACTCTTCCTTGAAAGGAAAAACTAAAGCCTTAATTACCTTAGATCGTTTGCAAAAGAATGCCATAGAGATGCTCCAGTACGACAAGAGTGTATATAAGAAAGAACAGGAAGAGAAACTTAAATCTGAAAAATTACAAAAAATCCCGAAGTCTGTTTGGTTCAGTGGAAAAAATACCGAAAAAAGTTTCTTTTAGTTGTTTACAAGGTCTATGGTTATGTTATTATAGACCTATCAACTACTGGAGGTAAAACATGAACGCTAAAGATATTTTCAACCTGGTAAATTATAACGACGGTAAATTTAAATCTGAAGCACAAAGCAAGTTCTTTAATGACGTTGCTTATGGTAACGAGATTACCGTGGACGGAGGTCAGATTTTCAAATCTCGCTGGAATTGGATTGTTATCATCGATTCAGTTGGAATTGTGGAAGTCTATAAAAACACTAACAAAAAACGTACATTATTCTGGTCTCGTGAAACTAACGAACAGTACAAAAAGGATAAAGCATCTCGTTTATCCAAAGTAACCCAGGAAGATATCGACTTCATCAAGAAAGATATCGAGATGTACGAAAATTTAATTGCTGAAGACCAGGCAGTACTCGATAAGTTTGATGAAATTAAAGCTTCTCGTGAAATCCCTGACTTCATGAAAGAATCAGTAAACGAACGATACGCTCTCACTTCAGAACGTATTGCAAACTATACAAAACAGAAAGCAGAACGTATTAGTACTCTTCGGAAATTTGAAGAACGTTTAAAGACGGTTCACGCATAAACGCTTTACCCAAGGACGGGTTATAATGGTTTTGAGTTCCAATTCAATCTGAGGAAATAGTTATGAGCATTACATCTGATGCGGTAAAACATGAAATTAACGGTTTATGTGCTTCACAGATTAAAGTATGGTTTAAAGACCATAATGATCGCAGGGCACTTAATTATGAACAAATTGCTATCCAAGTTCATCAATTACTGACTAGTAAATTTGATTTTCATATGCCGTCTGAAATCTATACTAATCTGCCGCGAGCACTTATTAAAGCGTGTAAAGGTTATGGAAAATCAATGGCTGATGGAATCTTCAGCGCGCTGAATAAACTTAACGTTCTGTCGATGATTAACTCTAACAACATCCTGCGTAATCTAGGACGTACTGATTTGTTCGGCCGTGAACAGTGTAAAATGCCTTTGAAATGGATTGTTGCTCATCTTAACGAGAACCAAACACGTTTTATGGCCGTAACAGCACGCTTACAAATGGGCCTAGATCGTCAGATGAACTTTAAAACTCATCCACGTTATTCAGGTTCAACTGACTTTTATAAATGTGAGCTTCAAAAGGTTGCAGGTAAAACTGTCTTAGTAGTTCGTGTAACGTTTGAAGGACGACGTCAAGGATATTTTGACATAATCGGCTCCGGGCTTAAACATTGTGGATTTATCGACGAAGTTGATATCAAGCGAGACGGAACTGGATACCGTATTGGATATGTTTGTACTCTTAAAGAAGAGATTTCAGGACCAGCACCAGGACTAAAAGACGTTAGATATAAAGACGAGCTCGTTGAAGAAATAAAAGAAGTTGAATATGATATCAACCAAGAAGATGCTCTTAAAGACCTTATTGATGAACTGAACCAAGACGTTATTCCTGTTCAGAAATTTGAATCAAAACATGCTGAGCAAATCAAATACTTTGAAGCTTTGATTAACGAACTTAATGTAACTATTCAACAGACTGACGATGAAATCTCACGATTAGCAGGCTTAAATGGTAAAAATAAAACAGAACGAGCTAATCTTATTCAAGTAGTAAAACTTCTTAAGGAATGATGTACAACCAAGGATGGTTGGAGTATAATAAATTTTTCAACATGAGGAATATAAAATGGCTTTTATTACACGTAAAGAACTTATCAAAGAATTTACCTCGAACGCATATACTCCAGGACCTAATCCTATCCGTATGCCTGTAAAGACTCCTGAAGAGATTGAGGAAGTCTGTTCATATTATGGGATTACTTCTCGTAAGTTTACTCAATTTGAATGCGTTACTAACACACCAGTTAAAGAGTTCATTAAAAATGGCGAGTTCAGCCGTTTATTAGCCAAACAGAAACTTCGTAATTTTTGTATTGGCGGTGAAGGACAATATTTCGCTAAGCAGTTCCGGAATAACCTTAACAATCTGATGGCCATTGCTTCTCGTATTCGTCCTCAAGCAATTAACATGAAACATTTGAAATATACTTATGATAAGTTAGAAATCATGGTTATCAGTGAGAACGAGTTCACTCTTACGTATAAACCTAAGAATGATAACGTTGCTCGTGTATTCCACCAAGCGTTGGAAGTGTTAGGTGATAATATTCACCAGATTAAAGCAATTTATTCTCGTGAGCTTAATATTATCGACCCTATCAAGAATAAGGGCCATATCGCTATCCAGGCTCGTGTATCTATTGGTAAAAAGGTTCCTGCGCCATGGTGGCACAAAGACTCTGAATACTATCAAAATCTTAAAAAAGAAAATGCATTGTTTGAAGCATCGCTTACTGGGACCCCAATTGAACAGGCCGAAGTCCTAAGTGCTTATTCTACTTCGGGTAAATCAATGTTTAAAGGTTTGCCAAATGTGTGCAAACTGTCTGCAGTAAAACTAAATGTTTCTAATGACCTTATTCCGGCCGAAGATTACCATTACAATCAAATCAAGGCTACTGTAGACCAACTGTCTGTTGAACTTGACAAAGCACAAGCTAAGCTTCGTGATGCTCAAAGTGTTGTAACGAATCTCCAGTTGCAGTATTCTAAACTTTTTAACGCAATGAATGCATTAAAATCATAAAATAGTTTACAACCAAGGATGGTTGGAGTATAATGAATCTATCTTAACGAGAGGAAAATATTATGACACGTTCACATTACATTGATTACTTTGCAGGACTTATCGCTAACGTTCACGCCCAGCGCGCTGTTGGCGCACTAGGATTTGATGTTCCACACCGAGATGTAGTAAGTGGTATTCTTCGCGATTTTGGTACATACACAGGCCAAGAAAATCATATCTGTAAAGATACTCAAAATGCGTATTCTCATTCATTAGGGACGCTGCTTCAATGGTTTAAACGTTCTCGTTTATTATCTTCTACTGTAGCTCGCGATAACATTAAAAACTTTATGAAACCGAGCTTTATTAAATCTGTGACATCTAAAACAGATTTGGTTGAATTCACTATTGTTAATGATGTTAAAAAGACTCATTTGGCTGATTGGTTATCTACCATTCCTGAAACTAAATTTGCTGATAAATTTGCTTGTGAATTCAATAACCAAGTGAATATGCTTTTTAAACATTCACGTAAATTATTCACAGGCGGTGATGATCGTACAAATAAAGTTCATGTTAAAGATTGGGTTACTGCAGTATTCAAACCAACCGGTAATGGCACCGCGTCGTTATCAATTGATATCCAGGTTCCTTATTATTACTCACGTAATCTCGGTACTATGAAAGCCGAAGAAATTAATAAGCGCAACAAAACCATTCGTTCGCTGTCTTATAAACTTCGCATGATGTTAAGAATCATGGACGTGGTAGAAATGTATGATGAAACCGAAGATAATGGTTCAATGTTATACAGTTCTCGCATTCAAATTAAGTTGAAGAACCCTAACGAGTATAAGCCTAAGCCTATTAAAGAACCTAAAGCAGAAAAAGTTGATAACTTAAGAGAAGAACGCGAATATCTCAAATCTCGTCTGAAAGAAGTCGAAGCCCAGATTGCAGAACAAACTAAATCGTTAAAAGCTCTGAATGCGAAAGCGGATGGTTTACGAAATGCCATTGAGGTGTTATAATGAACCTACGTCTTTTAGAGGATATTGATATGAGCACTAATAACAGCTTGGTTAAGTTTATTGATGATAGTTCAAAGATTGAATTTGTTCAGCGAGATAATATCCACGATGAAGAAGAGTTCGTTCCTCCGGCATGGAACGAAATCATGAAAATGGTTGAACGACGTGAAAATGCTGCCAAATCGGCAGCAAAACATCCATGTCCGGAATGTGGAACTATCCAAGTCCAACTGGTTAACTGGACCACTGATAACTTGAAATTGAAATGCCGTAAATGCTTCCACAAATTTGAGAGAACATTATAATGAGATATAGCCTTCGTTGTTTTATCGCAGCTTTAGTTTTTGCTATTATTCCATTCATTTGGAACAGCCAGAATACTTACATGGAAACTAAAGTAATTCCTGTGGAGGTAGTGGAATTAATCTCAGGCCAATCTACAGGAAAATATTCTAAATTAGAATTTATTGCAGTCTATAAAGATGAGCAAGGACGAGTTTTTGACAGGCGTGTATCACCGTCGTTTTATACGCTTCTGAATAAAGGTGATACGATAGCTATAGAAATTCGTGAGATGGATATCAAACAAACTACTAAAGATAACTTGATTTGGTTCTTTGGTACAGTGTTGTTGGTTTCTATCTGTATCACAGGTTTTATTACATGTATTGTATTTGGCATTGCATATTTAATCGATGAAAGGAAAAATAATGTTTAAAGTGTACGGGTATGACTCTACTATTCATAAATGCATTTATTGTGATAATGCGAAACGATTGCTGACTGTTAAAAAACAACCATTCGAATTCATTAATGTTATGCCAGAAAAAGGTGTGTTCGATGATGAGAAAATTGCTGAGCTTCTGGTTAAGCTTGGACGTGAATCACAAGTCGGATTGACTATGCCACAGATATTTGCTCCTGATGGAAGTCATATTGGTGGATTTGACCAACTGCGAGAATATTTTAAATGAGTATTGATTTAACTTTCCCGGGCTCTTATGACCAGGGTAAATTAGAAGCTTTGTTATATCAAGAAATGTGTTCTCGTGCTAAGAACGATATCCAATATGCTATCGATAATCCATGGGGTGAATTTAGAGTAATGATGGGTAATCGAATCATCGGTGTCCAATGGCGATTCGTTGGCCTTGAGGCTGAGGACTATGAAGAAAACGAGCACGGTGACTGGATTCCTGTTGGTGAATATCACTGGGAATACGGTGGTCCTGATTTCGAAGTTTCCTATGCCTGGGTAGAACAATAAACTGCGAGAATATTTTAAATGACATATTCATTAAATCTTAAAGATTTCCAAGATGCATACGAAGTTTGTGTATCAGAGCTTGGTCCTGAATCTCCATCTATTATTGAAGTTTTAAATGTGCTCCCTTCATCATTAGCGTATGAAGCCAAATCATGGGGATGGAATGATACTGTTGTTCGTGATGACTTGTATGTCCTGATGAATGACATGATGGTTAAAAAGGCAGAACCGGTTGCACCAATGGTTACCATTACCGTTGAAGAATATAATCGCCTGCAAGCCATTGAAGAGCTTCTGTGGAACATTGAATGTGACCTGCCGTCAGGGCTAGAATCCTGGATTGATTATGAAGAGCTCAATAAACTCCGGGGTTAAACCGTGGTATTCTGCTCGATGGGAGACTGTCGAGCCAGACGTCGAAACGGTTTACAACGACGAAGAACCATGTTATGATGAACCTTCAATAAATGAATTAATTGATATGGAAATGGGAAGAGATTATTATGCAAGTTAAATTATTGTACCGTTTATTAAAAAATGGCAAGCGTGATTGGTATTTGCTTATTAAAACCGATCCGAATTTTTTCTCTGGACAACCATTTACAGTTCGTCCTACTAAACGTCAGCTTCGCAAAGCTAAACGTTCTCATCGTAACTTTTATAACGTTTACTAAATTATAAATACCCTTATCTATTTAAGGTAAGGGTTTATCATGTTATTATCAGGCGCAAAATATAAAGAAGAAAAACAAAAATTTTATGATGCACAGAACGGTAAGTGTCCTATTTGCCACCGTGAATTAGACCCTGATGTTCAAGGTAACCATCTTGACCACGACCACGAGTTAAACGGGCCAAAAGCTGGTAAGGTTCGTGGATTACTCTGTAATCTGTGCAACGCAGCAGAAGGTCAAATGAAGCATAAGTTCAACCGTTCTGGTCTTAAAGGTCAAAACGTTGATTACCTCGAATGGCTTGAAGCTCTTCTTGCTTATTTGAAACAAGATTATTCTGATAATAATATCCATCCTAATTTTGTTCCAGACAAAACTAAAGAGTTCTCAAGACTAGGTAAAGAGGAAATGATGACCGAGATGCTTCAAAGAGGATTTGAATATAATGAATCTGATACTAAAACACAATTAATAGCTTCATTCAAAAAGCAGCTTAGAAAGAGTTTAAAATGAAAATTGAAAAAGAAATTGAAGGATTAATTTATAAAACTAATAAAGATCTTTTGAACGAGAATGCTAATAAAGATTCTCGTGTTTTTCCAACTCAACGGGACCTTATGGCTGGTATTGTGTCTAAGCACATTGCTAAAAATATGGTCCCGTCTTTTATTATGCATGCGCATGAAAGCGGAATCATTCACATGCATGATATTGATTATTCTCCTGCTCTTCCGTTTACCAATTGCTGTTTAGTCGATTTAAAGGGGATGCTTGAGAACGGATTTAAATTAGGCAATGCTCAAATTGAAACGCCTAAATCGATTGGTGTTGCTACTGCAATTATGGCACAAATTACTGCACAAGTTGCTTCACATCAGTACGGCGGAACTACATTTGCGAATGTCGATAAAGTTCTTTCTCCTTATGTTAAACGTACATACGCTAAACATGTTGAAGATGCAGAAAAATGGCAAATACCAGACATTCTGAATTATGCTCAATCTAAAACAGAAAAAGATGTATATGACGCATTTCAAGCTTATGAATATGAAGTAAATACTCTCTTTAGTTCAAACGGACAAACGCCTTTTGTAACAATTACATTTGGTACTGGAACTGATTGGACTGAACGAATGATTCAGAAAGCAATTCTGAAAAATCGGATTAAAGGACTTGGTCGTGATGGAATAACTCCTATTTTCCCTAAACTTGTTATGTTTGTCGAAGAGGGTGTTAATCTTTATAAAGACGATCCGAACTATGATATTAAGCAACTCGCTCTAGAGTGTGCAAGCAAAAGAATGTATCCTGACATTATTTCTGTTAAGAATAATAAAGCTATCACTGGCTCATCTATTCCTGTTTCTCCAATGGGCTGTCGTAGTTTCTTGAGCGTATGGAAAGATTCGACTGGTAATGAAATTCTTGATGGACGTAATAATCTCGGTGTTGTAACACTGAATCTTCCTCGTATCGCATTAGATTCTTATATTGGAACGCAATTTAACGAACAGAAATTTGTTGAATTATTCAATGAACGAATGGATTTATGTTTTGAAGCTTTGATGTGTAGAATTAGTTCCTTAAAAGGAGTTAAAGCGACTGTTGCTCCTATTCTTTACCAAGAAGGTGCATTCGGTGTTCGTCTTAAACCTGATGACGACATAATTGAGTTATTTAAAAACGGTAGAAGTTCAGTGTCTTTAGGATATATTGGTATTCATGAATTGAATATTCTTGTCGGTCGTGATATTGGGCAAGAAATTTTAACTAAAATGAATGCTCATCTTAAACAGTGGACTGAAAGAACTGGATTTGCTTTTAGCTTGTATTCTACTCCTGCTGAAAACTTGTGTTATCGCTTCTGTAAACTTGATACAGAAAAATATGGAAGCGTAAAAGATGTTACCGATAAAGGCTGGTACACTAATAGTTTCCACGTTTCAGTAGAAGAAAATATTACTCCGTTTGAAAAGATTTCTCGTGAAGCGCCATATCATTTCATTGCGACAGGTGGTCACATTTCTTATGTTGAACTTCCTGATATGAAAAATAACTTAAAAGGACTTGAGGCCGTCTGGGATTATGCTGCACAACATTTAGATTATTTTGGTGTTAATATGCCAGTGGATAAATGTTTTACATGCGGAAGTACTCATGAAATGACTCCTACTGAAAACGGATTTGTTTGTTCAGTTTGTGGAGAAACTGATCCTAAAAAGATGAACACCATAAGAAGAACATGCGGTTATTTGGGAAATCCGAACGAACGCGGATTTAATCTCGGTAAAAATAAAGAAATCATGCATAGGGTTAAACACCAATGAATTATGATAGATTTTATCCTTGCGATTTTGTGAATGGCCCTGGATGCAGGGTCGTTCTTTTCGTTACAGGTTGTTTGCATAAATGCGAAGGGTGTTATAATAAATCAACATGGAATGCTAGAAATGGTATTCCATTCACTGGTGAAACACTAGAACAATTGATTGAATGTTTGAATAATGATTATATAGAAGGATTAACTATAACCGGAGGAGACCCTCTCTATCCTGATAACCGAGATGTTATTCATCGCATTGCTCAAACAGTAAAAAATCTTTATCCTAATAAAAGCATTTGGTTGTGGACAGGATATAAGTTTGAAGATATTAAACAACTAGAAATGCTTAAATATGTTGATGTTATTATTGATGGGAAGTATGAGAAAAATCTTCCGACCAAAAAACTGTGGCGAGGATCAGATAATCAGCGTCTTTGGTCAAATACCGATGGGGTGTGGAAACATGATTAAATTGAATTACATTATGGATACTATAAATGATATGATTTTTCGTTTTGGTCCAGAATTTTATTCGCAATATAGTTTAATGATTATCAATGCTTAGTTAATTAAGGGTAAATATGTACAAATTTCGTAAAGGTTTAGCTGATTTTCTTACAACTGTAACGTTCTTTTTGTTTATGGCAGTTGGAGCTATTTTTCTTATTCCTTTTACTGGTGTATTTTTCGTGATTAGTTTAATTTCTCCAGAAAAGGGTTTATCCTCCAGCGAATTCAATGAACGTTTGGACAAAATTACTAATAAACTGAATTCTGTTCTTGATAAAAAGGCTTAATTATGATTAGTTTTGAGCGGTATGTGGTAGAGAGTTGGAATGGTTTTGATATGTTCGGTAATGACTATTATTTCTATGAATGTAGTCTGAACCCAAGCTTCTGGGCTGGACGTGAACAAGACCTCGAAGAAATCAACGCTCGTGCCGATTTGTTAGGTGAACTGCCTACGGTTTATTTTACCTTTGATGAATCCGGCTTCGTTATCCAGGTTTATTTTCCTGAAGAAAACTCTGGTGAGGATTCTGTTAATCCTCCTTATTGGGCTTACCAAGGAATTATTTCTCGTGGAACAAAACTCGAACTTAAAGAATAAGATTGAAATCTACGGCATCCCTGAAGAAGTTGGACGTTGTCCAGGATGTTATACTGTTACAAAACTTTTAAAGGAGCTCAATGCTCCTTATACATTTTATAAAGTCCTCACTAATAATGGTAAGATTGAATATGACCGTCCTTTAATCGTATCTCTTGCTAAACGTGCAGGATTCACTTCACTTAATATTCGTTATCCTGTCATATTTTTAAATGATAAGAAACAAAAGAATATTGCAGAGTTTAAAAAGTCCTTGATTTCATTAGGATATGACTCTGATATCATAGAAGATTGACCAGGTGCCGCCTGGTCTTCTTTATCTCATTTCTAATATAATCCATTGGAATCTTCACTTCACTATCTCCTTGTGCCCCTCTCAAATCAAAAAATATTTTCATAAAACAGTTTACATCCTCGATAGATATGTTAAGATTAACACCATCTACTATAGAGGAAAATAAAATGACAATTGAAGATAAAGAAATTAAGGTTGACCAGTACTATTCGGTCAACGGTAATGCAGTACAGATAACCAAAGTTTCAAGCCTGGATGTTTGGTACCGTTCAATCAAATATCCAGAAATTGGTGAAATGCTTTGTGACCGTGGTATCTTCTGTTCAATTGCGAAGGAAATTAAGACATGATTAGTTTAGATTCAAAGAAAGTTGTTCTAACCCTTAAAGTTAATGACGAGCGTCTGGTATTCGTTACCATTTCCGATTTGCATGTTGAAATTGCTAATGGCGTTCGTACTTATCAAGCAAATAAAACTCATTGGGATTATATCCCGATGTTGACGCTTACTCAGCGTTTAGAATCAATCGGTCTTAAAGACCTTTCAGTAAGTGAAGTGAATTTTATCAAACGCATTGTATCAATCAACCTCTGAGGTACTTATGGGTAAAACGTATCGTCGTAAAGATTTGAAAGTTCGTGATTACGACTATTTTGGTAAACGTAAAGCTCCTGACGGTGTTAGCCACAAAGACATGGTTGAAAACATCTTCCGCTCAGATAAATGGAAACGTATGAAAGGCGTTGATTCTGAAGTCAAGAATGAAATGAATCGACAACTCCGCAAAGAAGTTCGTAAGTTGAAAAAAGATGTTTACAGTAAAGAAGAGTATGATTATAATACTTCTCATACTGAAGCCAAACGTAAAGCTAACGAATGTTACCGTTACAGTTGAGGAAATTATGAATATCAAACGAATGCTTTTTAAGCAGGGATTATATACTTTAAATGTTAATCCAAAGGGTGATACAACTAAATGGCCTGTAAATGACTGGATTAAGTTCATCGATGAAAACGGGGCGTGGAACACAAAATGAATCCTGAAAATATTGTGTCATGGCAACTTCGTGAAGAACGTGCCGAATTCTTTGCCAACATGAAACTCAACGGCGTTGAGGATGAAGACTTTTTACGCTGGTTCTGGATTTACAAATACAAAGAATGTCAACATGCTGTGCTATTGACTTGCGCAGTTATGTACGAAGGCTGGAAAGGCGCTAAAAAGTTCGGTTAATAATGTACAACGATAGGAAGATAATAACATGACTTCCTATCGTCTTAAAATGAGGAAAATATCATGGCCCAAGAATTAGATTTTATCAAATTCAAAAAACACCTCGACGTTAAAATTGGGGATTCAATTGTTAGGATTGAGTATGACATTTTAACAGATGCTATTACTGTTAGATGTGATGGAAATAGTTTCAGCTTCGATACAACCGAAAACAAATACCCAATCCATAAAGGCATCTTTGATATGGGTGTTGATATTACTCCACGTGATACAAATTACTTACTTTTCATGCTTAAAAAAATAGTATACAAACTCTTGAGAGATGAGTATAATTCTCTCGTTGGATATTAAAATAACCGAGGAAAATAATATGTCTACTAAAATCAAAAACGTAGTTAATTCTTTCGCTTTCGATAAAGTTGTTGCTCTTCTGGAATCTGGCAATATTGTTACTCCTCAAGTTCTTGATGCGTGGGAATTCCGTCTTTATGAAATCATGCAAAAACACGACCAGAAAATTGGACGTAATTCTATTCGTGAAATTCTAGTACAATATATTCTTTCTGAATTTGACGTTGCTGCATTTGGTGTTGAATCTAAAGCTTATCAGAAACATGAAATCTCTGAAAAGACTATCCGTCGTATGAAAAATCAACGTAAGAAAAAATTCGTTGACCTGAAAATTGTTAAGGCGGCAAAATGAGCGTATTAACAGAAACTTTGATTAATGACCTGCGTCTAGCTGGTTACGAAGTTGGTACAAATAGTCTAGGTCTTCCTCAGATTGAAGGTCCTGGATTTATTCTAGAATACGAATTCAAACAATGGTGGTTATATGCTACGGTTGACGATGCGTTGAATATTGATTTCGTCGATCAATTTGATTCATTGGATGCTGCCTTATTTGCAGCAAAGGAATTAGAATGAAACTATCTCGAATTGCTATAACCGAAGAAAAGTTTGGTTAATTTTAAGTCGTCAACTTTATGAAAGTTACGTATCTTTGATAGTATCTCGTGCTTTAAAATAGGTCTCTAAATATTATGATATAATAGACCTATGAATTGAGCCAAGAGGTACTTATGACTGAACAAAAACCTAAAAATAACTATGTGAATAATAAAGAGCTTCTCGCCGCTATAATCGAGTGGAAAAAGGAGCTCTTAAATAATAAAGACCCAAACAAAATTATTCGTCAGAATGATACCATCGGTTTAGCAATTATGCTTATCGCCGAAGGCCTGTCCAAACGTTTCAACTTTTCAGGATATACCCAGTCTTGGAAGCAGGAGATGATTGCAGATGGGATTGAAGCCTCTATTAAGGGACTTCATAATTTCGACGAAACTAAGTACAATAACCCACATGCATACATAACTCGAGCTTGTTTTAATGCTTTTGTCCAACGTATCAAAAAAGAGCGTAAGGAAGTTGCAAAGAAATATAGTTACTTCGTTCATAATGTCTACGACAGTCATGACGATGATATGGTAGCGTTGGTAGATGAAACGTTTATTCAAGACATCTACGATAAAATGACGCATTATGAAGAATCCGCTTATAAAGCTCCTGGGGCTGAAAAGAAGGAAGTTGTTAGCGATTCGCCTAGTTTGGATTTTTTATATGAGGATGACAATTGACATCTCTAACTACTTAGAAGAACCTTTTGACGAAGCAATCCCTTATTTGGTAAAACTGTTGGGTCGTGAATTTAAAATTAATTTTGACATCGACCCTTTGAACCCACATGACGTGTCATTTTCGATAAATGGGACTCCAGTTGAGTATGAGTTCTGTATTGAAGAGGATGGACGTTTTTATTTTAATTTAATGAGATAATATGAATACTGAGATTATTGAAAATAAAGAAGCAGAAGATGCAGTAGCTAAAATGCTACAAGAAATCCAAAAGAAAAATGAAGCTGAAGCACGTAAAAAATCCGAAAAGATTCTTAAAAAGAATCGTTTTGAACTAAACCGTCTTTATGCTCATGCTCAAGAAGCAGCAATTCAAAACAACTTCGAAGCTTACGAATATGCTATTAAGAAATCTCGGGATATTCTACGACAACCATATAATGACAAGTTAATTAAAATCCAATGGGTTACTACTCGTCAGGCTATTGAGGACATTATTAATGGCGCTAGTTCAAACAAAGTTTAAACGTCTGAAGCTGAACGCGGGGTTCACCATTAAATTGGGAGGTCCTCTTTGTGTTAAAATTTCTGAAAAGGAATATCATGATGGTTCTATTACAGAAATTTGTCCGCCTATTGTAAAGGCAGACCCAAAACAACTCGTGTGGGTCGATTCATTTCAAGTTAAGAAATGGTGGAAACGATGAGAGAAATTGATTTAGACATTTTCTGAGAGGTGCTTATGCATGACGAACATCCCGACTTCTGAAAATTTCGATAAAATCCGTAAAGGCAAAGCAGAAAGAATGAGACGTTTTAAAGAGTCTTATGATAAAGCTAAAGCCGAAGGAACTATTACGTACAAGCCCATTCGATTTAAAAGTTCAAATGAGCCTCTGTATGGTGTACTATGTGGATAGGAACTCTTCGGAGTTCCTTTTTTGCTTTATAAACGGATGATAGAATGAATTAACTAATGAGGAAATAATATGAAAATTTTGCACTTAGGCGACTTCCATATCGGAGTCAAACAAGACGACCCGTGGGTTCAAGATATTCAACGTGATGGTATTCGACAAGCAATTGAATACTCTAAGAAACACGGGATTAAAACTTGGATTCAGTACGGTGATTGGTTTGACGTCCGTAAAGCAATAACACATCGTACAATGGAATTCAATCGTGAAATCGTTGATATGATTTCTAAAGCAGGCATTCACGTTCATGTCACGATAGGAAACCATGACATGGCGTTTAAGAATACAATAACACCTAACACTGTTTCTGAATTGTTAACTCAATTTGAAAACTTTACTATTTATGAACATCCAACTACTGTAGATTTTGACGGATGTCTGATTGATATCGTTCCATGGATGTGTGAAGAAAATACAGGTGAAATCTTAGAGCACATCAAGACTTCTTCTGCTGCGTATTGTGTTGGACACTGGGAACTGAACGGCTTCTATTTCTATAAAGGAATGAAGTCTCATGGGCTTGAACCTGATTTCTTAAAGACCTATAAACAAGTCTGGTCCGGCCACTTCCACACAATCTCTGAAGCTGCTAACGTCAAATATATTGGGACACCATGGACCCTTACTGCAGGTGATGAGAATGATCCTCGCGGATTCTGGGTATTTGACACTGACGTTGAACGTATGGAATTTATTCCTAATGAAACAACATGGCATCGACGAATCACTTATCCGTTTAAAGGCAAAATCAATTATTCTGATTATACTAATCTAGCCTTACGTGTTATAGTATCAGAAATTGATTCAGAGTTGACTAAGTTTGAATCTGAACTTGAAAAAGTAGTTCACTCTCTTCGTATGGTTTCTAAAGTTGATAACAGTGTTGAATCTGATGACGACCAGGAAATCGAGATTAAATCACTTCAAGATATCATTAAAGAATATATTGACGCGATTCCAGATATCTCAGACGAAGACAGAGAAGCGCTGGTCAAATATTCCAACGAACTTTATATTGAGGCAACACAATGACTTTAGATGAATTTAACAATGCTGGGCTCGGGCTTGAAGTTGAAATAGACGTTAAAGATGATGATGGATTCGAGAACACTATCAAGTATTGGATTGAGCCATTACGCGTTGAAGGCAATGAAGTTAAAGCAGTTCATGTCTGCACCGACTGGGCTATTGAATTTAGCTTTAATGTAATGGACAACGATACTCCTGGCTCTATTCTTAAAATGGCTGAAGCGTGTATTGAGGATGCGTATAATGACGAAGACTGATTATGAAATCCATCGTCATGAATTTAGTATTGGTGACGGTTATATTGGCATCGTTGAATGGACTGAGAATTACGAGGAATCAACTCCTCGTTTCTTTGGAACAATGTATGTTACCTGCGAGTACGCACCAGGTGTTGTTATGTATGCAGAACTAGATGAATATTTTGCTGATAGAGATGACATGTTAAAATATGTAGAGGACTTCATTCGAAGAGAATACATATGAAATCATTTAAATTAAATCGTGTTCGTTATCAAAACATCATGTCGGTAGGTGGGAATCCTATTGATATCCAATTAGATAAAGTCCAAAAGACATTAATCACCGGTAAAAATGGCGGTGGTAAATCTACGATGTTAGAAGCCATTACTTTCGGACTTTTCGGTAAACCATTTCGTGATGTTAAGAAAGGACAAATCATTAATAGCACGAACAAGAAAGAGCTCTTAGTTGAGCTTTGGATGGAATTCGATGATAAAAAATACTTCATTAAACGTGGCCAAAAGCCCAATATTTTCGAAATCTCCGTTGACGGTGTTCGTCTTGATGAATCTGCCAGCAGTCGTGACTTCCAAGAAGAATTTGAACGTAGCATCGGAATGTCATACGCGTCTTTTAAACAGATCGTTGTGCTTGGGACGGCAGGGTATACCCCTTTCATGGCTCTTAGCACCCCTGCTCGTAGAAAACTTGTCGAAGACCTTTTAGAAGTCGGCACACTCGCTGAAATGGATAAAATCAATAAGTCTCAAGTTCGAGAACTTAATTCCCAGGGACAAGTTCTCGATGCCAAGAAAGATGGTATTATCCAACAAATTAAGATTTATAACGAGAATATCGAACGTCAAAAGAAATTATCTGGTGATAATGTAGCGCGTCTACAGAATATGTATGACGACCTAGCCAAAGAAGCTCGTTCATTAAAAGCAGAGATCGAAGAAGCTAATGAGCGACTACTTAATATCGTTCTTGATGAAGACCCTACTGAGGCATTCAACAAGATAGGACAAGAAGCATTCTTGATTAAATCTAAAATTGACTCATACAACAAAGTTATTAAGATGTATCATGATGGCGGTACATGTCCTACTTGCGCATCACAGTTGCACCAGGGTGATCCTATTGTCTCTAAGATTACCGATAAGCTTCATGAATGTAATCACTCATTCGAGCAACTTACCTGCCACAGAGATAATCTGAGTGTCCTAGTGGACGAATATAGAGCTAATGTTAAGACTAAACAGGACCTTGCATCTGATATTCGTACCAAGAAACAAGCAATGATTGCCACTATTGATAAAGCTAAGAAAGTTAAAGCTGCAATAGAGCAAGCCTCAGCAGAATTTATCGACCATGCCGATGAGATAGCTTTGCTTCAAAAAGAACTTGATAAAATCATTAAAACAAAATCGGATATTGTTCTTGAAAAATACCATCGTGGTATTATCACAGATATGTTAAAAGATTCTGGTATTAAAGGTGCTATCATTAAAAAATATGTGCCTCTGTTCAACAAGCAGATTAACCATTATCTTAAAATCATGGAAGCTGATTACGTGTTTTCTATTGACGAAGAATTCAATGAATCTATAAAATCACGTGGCCGTGAAGATTTTAGTTATGCTTCATTTAGTCAAGGTGAAAAGGCACGTATCGATATCGCATTGTTGTTTACATGGCGAGATATTGCTGAAAAAGTTTCTGGTGTTAAAATCAACACGTTGATTCTTGATGAGGTTTTTGATGGGGCAGTTGATTCTGAAGCTGTTAAGGCTATAGATACCATTCTTGGAAGTTTACAAAATACTAATGTGTTCATTATCTCTCATCGAGACCATGACCCTCAACGTTATGGACAACATCTTCAAATGAGCAAAGTTGGACGATTTACTGTGATGACTGTTTCATAAACGCTTTAACATGATGTGGTTATAATGACCACATCAAATTAAATGGAGAACAACATGGAGTATTCAACCGGACAACATCTTCTCGTTGTCCCTGAAATTAAAAAATATGTTTTGACCAATACGTTTTCAGGTGAAGAACATATTGTTACTGAACAAATGCTCAAATCTGCTTTTAAAGATGAGTATAATAAAATAATGTCTAATCGCAATTCCGCATGGACAGTTACCGACTTCTACGAATAAGAGAGAAATAATATGTTTACCACTGCTAAAGGTTTTACTGCTGCTGATCTGAAAGTTACTTCTATCCGTACTGACGCTAACCCGCATAACCATAATCGTGTTCGTAAAGCATGGGTCCTGCATTGTGATGACGCAAGTGCTAAAAAGCTTCAATCTTTGCCACAAGAAACTCGTTTTATGATTTATGGTTTTATTGATAACGATGTATCTGATATGTGGATTCATCTGATGCGTAAGCACTATAAAGATTCTATTGAAGCTGGTGGAAAAATCGTTCTTGATAAAGATGGTTCTGAGCGTCTGGAAGATTTCTACTGTGTTGATGCCGACGAACAGCTAATTGCAGCCGGCGAAATTGTTGCTTCTAAAATTCCAGAATATATTGAATCACTGCCTGAAGCTATTAAAAAGCAGATGGTTGCTGCATAATAAATTTGTTATAAACTTTGAATTGTCTTGAAAGGAAATAAAATGAAACTGTCTAAAGATACTATCGCTATTCTGAAAAACTTTGCCTCTATTAACTCAGGCATTCTGCTGAGTCAAGGTAAATTTATTATGACTCGTGCAGTTAATGGCACCACTTATGCGGAAGCAAATATCTCTGATGAAATTGATTTTGACGTAGCACTTTATGATTTGAATAGCTTCTTAAGCATTTTGAGTCTAGTGTCTGATGATGCTGAAATTTCAATGCACACTGATGGCAATATTAAAATTGCAGATACACGTTCCACAGTTTATTGGCCTGCTGCCGACAAGAGCACCATTGTTTTTCCTAATAAGCCAATTCAATTCCCAGTGGCTTCTGTGATTACTGAAATTAAAGCTGAAGACCTTCAACAATTGCTTCGAGTTTCACGTGGTCTCCAGATTGATACAATTGCTATTACAAATAAAGATGGTAAAATTGTTATCAATGGCTATAATAAAGTTGAAGATTCCGGTCTAACTCGTCCTAAGTATTCTTTGACTCTTACCGATTATGATGGTTCTAACAACTTTAACTTCGTAATCAATATGGCTAATATGAAAATCCAGCCAGGTAACTATAAAGTAATGTTGTGGGGAGCTGGTGATAAAGTTGCAGCTAAGTTTGAAAGCTCTCAAGTAAGTTATGTTATTGCAATGGAAGCCGATTCTACTCACGACTTCTAAGTCAAAGATTTACGTTTAATGTGATACGATTATGGAGGAGAAATCCTCCAGTTTAATGATAATGAGGAAAATTACATGATTACTATCAATTCCAAAGAACACATTCTAGAACAGAAATATCGTCCTTCTTCCATTGACGAATGTATTCTGCCTGCGTATGACCATGAAACATTCAAGTCTTTAGTATCTAAAGGAAAACTTCCTCATATTATTTTACACTCTCCATCTCCTGGTACCGGTAAAACAACCGTAGCAAAAGCATTATGTAATGATATCAATGCCGAAATGATGTTCGTCAACGGTTCTGATTGTAAGATTGATTTTGTGCGTGGTCCGTTAACTGCATTCGCTCGTTCAGTCTCAATGGAAGGCAAGCCTAAAGTTATTGTTATTGATGAATTTGACCGTAGTGGCCTCGCCGAATCACAACGTCACCTTCGTACGTTTATGGAAGAATTCTCTAGTAACTGCTCTATTATTATCACTGCTAACAATATTGATGGAATTATTGAACCATTACGTAGTCGTTGTCGAGTTATCGAATTCGGTCGTCCGACTGAAGAAGATAAAATCTCGATGATGAAGAAAATGATTCATCGTATGGTTGAAATCTGTAAGAACGAAAATATCGAAATCGCTGATATGAAAGTTGTTGCAGCTCTGGTTAAAAAGAACTTCCCAGACTTTCGTCGTACAATTGGTCAATTAGACCAGTACTCGTCTAAAGGTGTTCTTGATGCAGGTATTCTGTCTATCGTAATTAATGACCGTGGCACAGTCTCTGATGTTATCGAAGCAATGAAGAACAAAGATATCAAACAGCTTCGTGCATTAGCTCCAAAATATGCTGCAGATTATTCGTGGTTCATCGATAAATTAGTTTCAGAATGTTATGACCAAGTTGCACCTGGTAAAAGTATTATTTCGCTTTACGAAATTGCAGGCGAAAATAATAAGTTTCATGGACTAGCAAGTAATATTGAATTACATGTTATGTATATGCTTCTTCAACTGACCTGCGAACTGACTTGGAAATAATATGAACTTATTCGATGATGACGTCCAGCTTAACGAGCACCAAATTGCATGGAAGTCTAATGACGCTGATGCGATTCAAAAATGTGCTGATATGTTTAAAGAAAAACCTGAGAACGAATTCTTTAAAATCATTAATGCTATTAATGAAAAGAAATCTATGTCAATTGCTCAGGTAGACTACTCAAAATTTATGGTTGAGAACTCATTATCCCAGTTTCCAGAATGTATGCCAGCCGTTTACATGATGAACTTGGTCGGTTCTGAATTAAGTGATGAAGCGCACTTCAACTATATGATGGCGGCAATTCCACGTGGTCGTCGATTCTCTAAATGGGCTAAACTAGTCGAAGACACTTCAGAGTTACTAGTTATCAAACTGTTGATGAAACATTACACAATCAACATGAATGATGCTACCGAGTATAAGCGGCTCCTTGAAAAAAATAACAAGTTGCCAATAGTCCTTAAAGAACTGAAGGCCATGGTCACTGATGAATTTCTCAAAGAAGTTACTAAAAACGTAAAAGAACAAAAACAATTTAAAAAATTAGCATTGGAATGGTAAAAATGATTGAAATTAAATTGAAGAACCCTGAAGATTTTCTGAAAGTCAAAGAGACTTTGACCCGTATGGGCATCGCTAATAACAAAGATAAAGTTCTTTATCAGTCCTGTCATATCCTCCAAAAGCAAGGTAAATATTACATCGTCCACTTTAAAGAAATGTTGCGTATGGACGGACGTCAGGTTGATATTGATGGTGAAGACTATCAACGACGCGATTCGATTGCTCAGTTGCTTGAAGACTGGGGATTGATTGTTATTGAAGACTCTGCTCGTGAAGATCTATTTAGCCTGACTAATAACTTCCGAGTTATCTCTTTTAAACAGAAAGATGACTGGACTTTGAAAGCAAAATATACAATTGGTAATTAAAGCAATGGGACTTCGGTCCCATTTGGAGTATAATAAGTTCATCAACAAACAAAAGACAATAACTCGTCTAAAGGAAATTAAATGAAAGAATTTTACTTAACGGTTGAACAGATTGGTGATTCAATTTTTGAACGTTACATCGATTCTAATGGCCGTGAACGTACTCGTGAAGTAGAATATAAACCATCACTGTTTGCTCATTGTCCAGAAAGTCAGGCTACGAAATATTTCGATATCTACGGTAAGCCGTGTACTCGTAAGTTGTTCGCTAATATGCGTGATGCGTCTCAATGGATTAAACGCATGGAAGATATCGGTCTTGAAGCACTTGGCATGGACGATTTCAAATTGGCGTATTTGTCTGACACTTATAACTATGAAATCAAATACGACCATACAAAAATTCGTGTGGCTAACTTCGACATCGAAGTAACATCTCCGGATGGATTCCCTGAGCCGTCACAAGCAAAACATCCGATTGATGCTATCACCCATTATGACTCAATTGACGACAGGTTCTACGTATTTGATCTATTGAATTCTCCATATGGTAATGTGGAAGAATGGTCTATTGAAATCGCTGCTAAGCTTCAAGAACAAGGTGGTGATGAAGTTCCGTCCGAAATTATCGATAAAATCATTTATATGCCGTTCGATAACGAAAAAGAATTGTTGATGGAATATCTCAACTTCTGGCAACAGAAAACTCCTGTCATTTTGACTGGATGGAACGTTGAGTCATTTGATATTCCATATGTGTATAACCGAATCAAGAATATTTTTGGCGAATCTACTGCGAAACGTTTATCACCACATCGTAAAACTCGTGTTAAAGTTATCGAAAACATGTATGGTTCTCGTGAAATCATTACATTGTTCGGTATCTCTGTTCTTGATTACATTGACCTTTACAAAAAATTCTCTTTTACCAATCAACCGTCGTATTCTCTGGATTACATTTCAGAATTTGAATTGAACATTGGTAAACTGAAATATGACGGCCCTATTTCTAAGCTTCGTGAAAGCAATCACCAACGATATATTTCTTATAACATTATCGACGTGTATCGTGTATTGCAAATTGATTCTAAGCGTCAGTTCATCAACTTGAGCTTGGACATGGGTTATTATGCTAAAATTCAGATTCAATCTGTGTTCAGTCCAATTAAAACTTGGGATGCTATTATTTTTAATAGCCTTAAAGAACAAAACAAGGTGATTCCACAAGGTCGTTCTCACCCGGTTCAACCTTATCCTGGCGCTTTTGTTAAGGAACCTATTCCAAATCGATACAAATATGTAATGAGTTTCGACCTTACGTCTCTGTATCCAAGTATTATTCGCCAAGTGAATATTAGCCCGGAAACAATAGCAGGAACGTTTAAAGTAGCTCCACTGCATGATTATATTAACGCAATCGCTGAACGTCCTTCAGATGTGTACAGTTGCTCTCCTAACGGCATGATGTATTATAAAGACCGTGACGGTGTAGTTCCAACTGAAATCACTAAGGTCTTTAATCAGCGTAAAGAACATAAAGGTTACATGCTTGCAGCTCAACGTAATGGTGAAATAATTAAAGAGGCATTGCATAATCCTAATCTTTCTGTTGACGAACCATTAGATGTTGATTATCGTTTCGACTTCAGCGATGAGATTAAAGAAAAGATTAAAAAGTTGTCTGCTAAATCTCTTAATGAAATGTTGTTTAGAGCTCAACGTACTGAAGTTGCAGGTATGACTGCACAAATTAACCGTAAATTGCTTATCAACTCGCTTTATGGTGCACTTGGTAACGTATGGTTCCGTTATTACGATTTGCGTAATGCTACTGCAATCACAACATTCGGGCAAATGGCTTTACAGTGGATTGAACGTAAAGTTAATGAATATCTGAATGAAGTTTGTGGTACAGAAGGTGAAGCTTTCGTTCTTTATGGTGATACAGACTCTATTTACGTATCTGCTGATAAAATTATCGATAAGGTTGGTGAATCTAAATTCCGTGATACCAACCATTGGGTAGACTTCTTAGATAAGTTCGCACGTGAACGTATGGAACCAGCTATTGATAAAGGTTTCCGTGAAATGTGTGAATACATGAACAATAAACAACACTTAATGTTCATGGACCGAGAAGCTATCGCTGGTCCTCCGCTTGGTTCTAAAGGTATTGGCGGATTCTGGACTGGTAAGAAACGTTATGCATTAAACGTGTGGGATATGGAAGGTACTCGTTACGCTGAGCCTAAACTCAAAATCATGGGTCTCGAAACACAGAAATCTTCAACTCCTAAAGCGGTACAGAAAGCTCTTAAAGAATGTATTCGTCGTATGCTTCAAGAAGGTGAAGAATCATTACAAGAATATTTTAAAGAGTTTGAAAAAGAATTCCGTCAATTGAATTATATTAGCATCGCGTCGGTATCTTCTGCGAATAACATTGCTAAATATGATGTAGGTGGATTCCCTGGTCCCAAATGTCCGTTCCATATTCGTGGAATTCTGACGTATAACCGGGCTATCAAAGGTAATATTGATGCTCCACAAGTTGTAGAAGGTGAAAAAGTATATGTTCTGCCTTTACGTGAAGGAAACCCATTCGGTGATAAATGTATCGCATGGCCTTCTGGTACTGAAATCACAGATTTAATTAAAGACGACGTACTTCATTGGATGGACTACACTGTTCTCCTTGAGAAGACATTTATTAAACCACTTGAAGGATTCACATCAGCAGCGAAACTCGATTACGAGAAGAAAGCATCTCTATTCGATATGTTCGATTTTTGATATAATGCCATGGACGGTAAACTAATTAAATGAGAGAAATATGAAAACTACTCCTATTACTATCGCTATTGACGCAATCATAAAACAAGCTTCTTCTTTGGCCGCTATGGCCAAAGTAATTAGTCAAAACCCTGCTCGTTATAATGCTATTCTAGAAACTCTTCGACGCCCAGGACTGAGTAATTATGAAAGTCGTGTAATTATTACAGGTGTTGGTAAGAACGCTAATATCGCAACTAAAGCTTCTGAGACATTTGCTTCACTCGGTATCCCGAGTATGTACTTGAACACTGGGCATTATTCTCACGGTGATGCAGGATTCATTGCGCCTAATGATGTGTTGATTCATATTAGTCGTTCTGGTAAGACTGAAGAAATGATAGGTGTTGCTAAACATCTTCGTATGATTCGTCCTCAGGTTAAACAGATTCTGTTACATTGTAACCCTGACATTCCACAAGAATACGAAGCTCTTTTTGATTATACGTTCTGTACTGGTATCGCGGTAGAAGTTGACGAGAACTCTTTAGCTCCGACAATGTCCACTACATTGTTGTTAGCGCTTATCGATACGTTTGCTATCAACCTTTCGTCTGAACGTGGATTTACCTCTAATGATTTCCTTAAGTTCCATCCAGGCGGTGCACTAGGTGCCATGTTACGAGGCGAACAATGAAAGCAATAACAATAGGACTTTTACTATTGATGCTTGTCATGACTATCTACTGGAGCTTAACGGCTCCGGTAATGATTCCAACACTTGTAATTGGATGGATTATGATTGGACTACAAGCAAAGTATGAATGCTTTAACTAGAATAGTGTACAATACTCCTACTTACCAATGAGGACCACAACATGAAAAAAGCTGTTATTCTTGGTGCTGGACTGGCAACTCGTTTGTATCCAATAACGCATCATATTCCTAAGGTGCTTGTTAACTATAAACAAGACACTATTCTGAGCAATTTGTATACAATTTATTCTGACCTTGGCGCAGATGAAATTATTGTAGTAGTTCATTCAAAATTTGCTGAAACCGTTCGAGCTTATTGTGAGCAAGAAGGGTTCAATGTGACTATTCGTACAGTTGATGAAGCGTATGGTTCTGCTTATGCTCTTGCTAAATTACACAAAGATTTAGACAGGCATAACGTAGTTGTTAACTGGTGCGATATTATTCCTGATTTTGGTTCATGGTCTTGGAATGTTAACGCAATCTATGTTAAGGGTGACGAATGTCGATATAATTTCGACGGTGAAAATATCACTAATGTAGGTGCAACAGGCGGTAATGTTGTAGGAATTTATCAGTTCAAAGACTGGGAATTCTATATGGGTTCTACTGATGAGGAAATTCATGAATACTGCAAAGGACGTGATTTCGTAGAATTCCTTTACAGCAGCGCATTCAATAAATCAGAGCTTATGAATCTAATTGATTTAGGTGATATGCCTAAACTTGAAAAAGCTCATGAAGTTCGTGAACTTAATCGTAGTTTTAATGCAGTTGAAATTGGCGAAGAAACTGTAACTAAATTCGCGTTAACCGAACAAGGTCGAGCTCTTCAAAAAGATGAGATTTCATGGTATTTGAAAGTGAAATCAGATTCGGTTCCTCAGTTAGTTTCGGTAAATGAAAATAATTTTGAAATGGAACGTATTAAAGGTAAGCCGGCATTTGAATATATTAAATCCAAATCAAGTCTTGCTCGTCCACAAATTGTTGATGCAATTTTAGATGCACTGAAATTCAGCACAGACACTTATTTTGTAAGTCCTGAAACTGTTCGTCGTGATTTCACTAAAGAGTTCTATACGAAAGTTATTGATCGTTGTGAAAGCATTCAGCCATTGATTGATTCATTTGGTAAAATCACACACGTGAACTACACTAAGATTGGACGTCTGAAGCCAATGTTGAAACAAGCTTTAGAACATCTTATTCGTTATCATAACCGTTCTCAGGGACAGTACTCTGTTATTCACGGTGACCCGAACTTCAGTAATACTATGATTACTGATAACGGCGAAGTCAAGTTTATCGACCCTCGTGGATATTTTGGCGAAACCAAGATTTACGGGCCAAAATTGTATGATGAAGCTAAAGTGCTTTATGCTGTTTCAGGTTATGATGAATTCAACGCTAATCCGACCTGGGGCCAGTTTACTATTGATGAAACAACTTGTAATGTGACTATTAACATCAATCCATTAGTTTACAAATATGGAAAGATGAGTTCGTTTAACGAGTATCATCATTTGGCAGTGGCAATTATCTGGATTGCATTAGGTGGTTATTTCAAGAATAATCCACTTAAAGCGGTGGCCGCATATTATAAAGGTATGGAACTTCTGACTAAGCAATTACGTAACATGGGCCGTGTACTTCAAGATGGCTCTATTAGTTATGACGTAGCAGAACCTGTAACGGCTACTCTGATTACAAAAAATCCTGGTAAATGGGTACTAACTGATAAAGAAACTGGTGTTTCCTATCGTCCAATCGGTGGCGATATCACTCATCAATGGGAACGAATCTAATGCACCGTGTAGAAAACATGCTTAATCTTTGTTTTGACGTCGATGATTGTATAACAGAGTGGAATAACAATCGTGATTACGTGAACTTCAAACCGGACGTCGAAATGGTGACTGCCATTAATGCCCTGTATGATGCAGGGCATACCATAACGCTTTACACTGCTCGCGGTATGAAGTCAGTAGGTCCTGGTCGTATAGCAATTGACATTCTCCCAAGTCTGATTCAGAACTTGGCAAACATTGGCTTGAAGTACCATAATTTGCTAACACATAAACCAGTATATGATTGGATTATCGACGACAAAGCTATGCGTCCTGACGAATTCAAAGCTCTTATGAATAAAGGCGAATTCGAAACATTTAAATCATATAAACCGAATCTATAATAATTTAAGTAAGACCTGCAAAAAACCATCGCATCAATTAACGTGAGATGCAAAAAAATGAATACTTTTAAAATCGGAACGAATTTTGATTTAGCTCTTCTCGATAAAATCGTAGAGCTCAATAAAACTTATCCTAATAGCTTGATAAACGAAGTATATGGCTCTACAAGAGAAATGGCTTTTGTAGCAGCCAGACCTGATTTTAGGCTTCCTGACGTTGACAAAAAGATGTTAGAAGATTACGTTAAACGTTGTAACGAATTAGGTATTTGCTTTAACTATACACTCAACACGATAAATCCTGGTTCAAAAAGAGAACTAGTTGAGTGGAAGAAGAAAGCTATTCAGGATTATGTTCAGTATCTTTGGTCAATAGGCGTATGGCGTATTACTATCGCTAACCCTGTTGTTATGGAAATTGTTCGTGAAGTCAATAAAGACATTGAGATTGAAGTTTCAACAATTCTACATGTCGATGCTGTAACTCAAATCAAATACTTGCATGACCAGTATAATATCAAAAAGGTCTGCTGTGGAATTCATAAGAACCGTTCAGTTTCTTTCCTGAAGCGTGCAGCAGAGTTTTGCAATAAGAACAATATAATATTTGAAGTTCTTGTAAATGAGTTCTGTTCTAATGCTGGTAAAGGGTATACAACACATTGTAGCTATCGTGACTCTTGCTATATTTTCCATAGTACTGATGTTACCGCTGATGATGCTAAATCCTTAAACGGATATCCTATGCAGCACTGTATTAAAGCTCGTGATACAGACCCATTTAACTGGTTGAGAACTCGTTTTGTTCGTCCTCAAGATTTGAAACTTTATAATGATATTGGTATCACTCAATTCAAAGTTTCAGGACGTACAGGTAGCACAGACTACATTTTGAAAGTTCTTGAAGCATACGCTTCTGAAAAGTTTGAAGGTAATTTGTTAGAACTGTGGAAGCCTTTAGAGACTATTTTCACTCTTGAAAATGAGACTGAGTTTTCACATACAGTAAATATTGAAACCTCTTTGTTAGATGGCTTTTTAGAAAAAAGGTGGTTCAGACATCCAGATTTCGATTGTGCTAATGAAATCTGCGGGACGACGTGTACATATTGTGAAAGATATTATAAACGTCAATTATCTAAAAACGGGTTAGCAGAAAACTCTATATCTATTATTGATATAACTAACTCTGATGACGCTTTGAGATACCCGGAATGATTTCTAGAAAAACTTTTAACCACCAACTTAATGAAGAGATTTTGACTATGAAACTGAACACTAATGAACAAATTCTTAAAAAGGCCCTGATGGGCCTTTTTGAAACTAAAGCGGCTAAAGTGATTAAAGAACCTGTTCAATTGGAATACTACGCTGATGCATTTCTTCATAGTGTTCTTGGAAGTATCGATGCTGAAGCTTTACGTTATATCAACATTGTCAAGAAATTCAAATAAGCTTTACGAATTGAGTATATAATAAATTGTATTGAGGTAAACATGGGAAAACATAACACAATGAAATATATCAAAGCCGCAGATTTTCAAACCGCATTTAAAGCAGTCAATCGTGAAATTTTAGAAAACCCGGAATTCGTAACTGATTCTCGTATTGGACGTTGTAATGAAATTGGGTCTATGACAGTAGTTGTTGACACTCCATCATCATTCAAAATGACCGACCCACGTATTAACCGCATCTCTTATGAATATGCCGAAGACTTCTGGAAGTTTATGATTTCTGGTGGTACCAACGCAGAAGAAGCGTTTAAGGCATATCCTAATGTCGCTAAATTTATTTCTAAACCAAAATCAGATGTTTTGCCGGCGAACTTCAACACTTTCTATGGTCCTCGCATTGCGGCCCAATTACCAGCTCTTCTAAAAGAACTTAAAGAGAAGCCTAACTCTCGAAGAGTTGTGTTCCAAATTCTAGAAAGTTCTGATCAGGCTTTGCTTGATTCGGATGAAACGCTTGAATATCCATGTACTGACTCAGTGACTTATTATATTCGTGATGGTAAGCTTTATACCCACTGTCATATGCGTTCTCAGAACTGTGCTGTTGTTATGCAGTTGGATTTTTATCTCCAAGGAAAATTACTTCATTATATCGCTAACGAATGCGGTGTAGAAGTTGGTGATTATACTCATACCATGGTAAGTGCCCATGTGTTTGAACGTGATTTTGATTATGTTAAAGGATTCCTTGACTAATGGCTATTTTCCGCGTACCTATCTTGAGTATGCGGTCTTATGAAACTGGACAGTATGCTATCCTTAAGGATGGCAACTTCCAACTTCATTTGCACCGTGCTAATCCGGGTGATGTGATTACATATCCACGTAATGCATCTGATATTAAAGAATGCGAACGTCTTTTTCCAGAATTTAAGTTTGTTCCATTATGGTATAAAGATAACGCGTATAACACCCGTAAATATTTCTGGTCTGAAAATGAATTTGTGGTTGATTCATTAATTGCTTATTATGATTGTGATTTTCTAATCACAGATATCACTGGATATGACGGCGCTTTTGATGTAGAATTCAATTTCAATATCACTGCAGACCCTAATAAACCACGTTTTTATATTGACGAATTCTTAAAAACCGACATGTTGTCGGTTAATCGTTCAATCCAAACAACTGTGTTGAATAAACGTCAAAAGGAAGTGCTGGTTAACGCTGGCGCAGATGATAATAAGATTATCGTAACGCAGAAAGTTATACGTCCTTCCATCATGCAGCGTCTTGTAGGTGATTTGGCTCCTATTCATGTAGATGGTATTTTTCATCCATTTCGAATTAGTGATCCGTGTTATCATTTTGAACAAGTGGTTGAATGTGCAATTCAATTAGGTCAACCGCTTTATATAACCGATCCAAATAATAGCTTCGACAGAAATAAGTATCCTGAAGAAGCGCTGATTAGAATTTTTAAACCAACTAAAACTGAGTACTACCAAATTCTTAAAGGACGTCCGAAGATTCAATATTTCGAAAATCCTGAAGAAGTATTCCATCCAGGTCTTGGTGAGTTCATCTACTTTAATGCTTTAATTTCTTCGCCGTATAATATACCTAAATACGAAGATGTCGTAATCGAGGAATAAAATGGCTAAAATTATTTTAGTAGATGGCCCGGATAATGCTGGTAAAACAACTTTCATTAATGACATAATGGAAATTAGTGAAAGATATGTAAAGATTGATTTCCCTAAACGAACAGTTGATGGACGTTTCGATGTTAAGTCTCGAAATGAAGTTGGCTGTTTCGAAACGATGTTGAATTATTTAGACCCTACTAAGATTTATCTGTTAGACCGTGGATATATTAGTAACTGGGTTTATGGACGTATTCGACAAGATGCTGACTCGGTTCTTGATGTTTATGAGCAGGATTATGTTCGTCTTTGCCAAAACCATGACGTGTTCACAATTATTTTAACACGTAACGAAATGACTGAAAGTTTTGAAGACGACCTTATTACTTTGTCTTCATTCGGTTTTAATACAGTCATTTCACATTTTGAAGAGTTTGCAATTCATAACAAAATCCAAACGTATCAATTACTTAATCATGATGGTGCTAACAAAGTTATAGGATTTAATGCAAGCGAACGTAATGATTTGATTACAGAAATCATCAAATGGGCTCGTTAAGAGCCTGTTTAAAGTTTTAAATGCTGTATAATCATTAGTATATAATCATCTTATCTTTTAAACATGAGTAAAATATAATGATGCCTATGGAAAAATACAATGTCTGATTTAAAATCTCGTCTGATTAAAGCTTCTACTTCTAAAATGACTGCAGACTTGACTAAGTCTAAGCTGTTTAATAATCGTGATGAAGTCCCTACTCGTATTCCGATGTTGAATATTGCACTAGGTGGTGCTCTGAATGCAGGATTGCAATCAGGCTTGACTATTTTTGCTGCACCTTCTAAACATTTTAAAACATTGTTTGGACTAACTATGGTTGCAGCTTATATGAAGAAATATAAAGATGCAATCTGTTTGTTCTATGACTCAGAATTTGGTGCTTCAGAATCTTATTTTCGTTCAATGGGTGTTGATTTAGACCGTGTAGTTCATACTCCGATTCAATCTGTCGAACAACTTAAAGTTGATATGACTAATCAGCTTGATGCAATTGAACGCGGTGATAAAGTTATTATCTTTATCGATTCAATCGGTAATACTGCATCTAAGAAAGAAACCGAAGATGCGTTGAACGAGAAAGTCGTAGGTGATATGTCTCGTGCTAAGGCACTTAAATCTCTTTTCCGTATTGTGACCCCGTATCTGACTATTAAAGATATTCCATGTGTTGCAATCAACCATACAGCAATGGAAATCGGCGGACTATATCCTAAAGAGATTATGGGTGGTGGTACAGGTATTCTTTACTCTGCTAACACTGTATTCTTTATCTCTAAACGTCAGGTTAAAGAAGGTACAGAATTGACCGGTTATGACTTCACGTTGAAAGCAGAAAAATCTCGTACAGTTAAAGAGAAATCTACTTTCCCAATCACAGTTAATTTTGATGGTGGTATTGATCCATTCAGTGGCTTGTTAGAAATGGCAACTGAAATTGGATTTGTTGTTAAGCCTAAAGCTGGTTGGTATGCTCGTGAATTCCTTGACGAAGAAACAGGTGAAATGATTCGTGAAGAGAAATCGTGGCGTGCTAAAGCTACTGATTGTGTAGAATTCTGGGGTCCGTTGTTTAAACACAAACCTTTTCGTGACGCAATTGAAACTAAATATAAACTAGGTGCTATCTCTTCTATTAAAGAAGTTGATGACGCTGTTAATGACCTTATTAATTGCAAAGCAACAACTAAAGTTCCGGTTAAAACTTCTGATGCTCCATCTGCAGCAGATATAGAAAACGACCTTGACGAAATGGAAGATTTCGATGAATAATCTCGATGATTTAAATCTAGAAATCGTTGATGAATCCCCTTCTTCGGAAGGGGAAGACATTCGCAAAGAACGAGTGTTTAATGAATCTCTTAAAATTATCCGTTCAGCAATGGAAAATGTCATTCAAGAGATTCTGATTACACTTGAAGACGGTTCTCATCATATAGTCTATATTACAAAACTAGACTGGGTTGATGGTAAAATCGTAATGGACTTTGCAGTTCTTGACCAGGACAGAAAAGCAGAACTTGCACCACATGTTGAAAAATGTGTTACAATGCAGGTACAACAAGCTTTTAATGAACGAACCAAGAAAAAATTTAAATTCTTTTAAGGAGTTATCGTGGTAGAAATTATTTTGTCTCATCTCGTATATGACCAGGCTTATTTTTCTAAGGTCTGGCCTTATATGGATTCTGAGTATTTTGAGCGTGGACCGGCAAAAAATGTCTTTAAAATTATAAAGAACCACGTTAACGAATATAACGCAATGCCATCCATTAATGCATTAAAGGTGGCTTTAGATAACAGTTCTTTAACCGAAGTAGAGTATAAAGGAACTTCAGACCTAATTGAAAAATTGGCTGATACTCCTGAAGACCACGAATGGTTGGTTAAAGAAACTGAGAAATATGTCCAGCAAAAAGCGATGTATAATGCCACGTCCAAAATCATTGAGATTCAGACTAATGCCGAACTACCTCCAGAACAACGTAACAAGAAAATGCCTGACGTAGGAGCTATTCCTGATATTATGCGTCAAGCACTTTCAATTTCGTTTGATAGTTATGTTGGTCATGACTGGATGGAAGACTATGAAGCACGCTGGCTTTCTTATCTAAATAAAGCACGTAAGGTCCCGTTCAAATTAAACATTCTGAATAAAATCACCAAAGGTGGTGCTGAAACAGGTACACTGAACGTTTTAATGGCCGGTGTTAACGTTGGTAAATCTTTAGGCCTTTGTTCACTTGCTGCAGATTATCTTCAAACAGGACATAATGTTCTTTATATTTCCATGGAAATGGCTGAAGAAGTTTGTGCTAAGCGTATAGATGCAAACATGCTTGACGTATCACTCGATGATATCGATGATGGTAACGTATCTTATGCTGAATATAAAGCCAAGATGGAAAAATGGCGTTCAAAATCAACATTAGGACGTTTAGTAGTCAAACAGTATCCTACTGGTGGAGCTAATGCTAATACATTCCGTGCATTGCTTAATGAATTGAAACTCAAGAAGAACTTTGTGCCGTCTGTAATCATAGTCGATTACTTAGGTATTTGTGGGTCTTGTCGTATCAGAGTTTACACTGAAAATAGTTACACATTAGTTAAAGCTATCGCAGAAGAACTTCGTGCATTAGCAGTAGAATCTGAAACAGTTCTATGGACTGCAGCTCAAGTAGGACGTGCAGCATGGGATGCTTCAGACATGAACATGAGCGATATTGCAGAATCAGCAGGTTTACCAGCAACGGCAGATTTCATGTTGGCTGTAATTGAAACCGAAGAACTTGCACAAGCTGAACAACAACTTATCAAACAAATCAAATCACGATATGGTGATAAGAATAAGTGGAATAAATTCCTGATGGGTGTACGTAAAGGCAATCAGAAATGGGTTGAGATTGAGCAAGAAGGCATGAACACACCTAACACGGTAAATGAAAACGCAGGTGCTCAGATGCGTCAGGCAGAGGTGAATCGTACGGAACGCGTAGGTAAAGCCAAAGCAACACGTGCTGACCTAGATAGCTTAGCCAATGAGTTAAAATTTTAATAAAAAGGAGACTTCGGTCTCCTTTCGGGGTTTACATCTTCCTCTAGTCATGATATGATGTACTTACACCAACCAAGAGGAAAACATTATGAATATGTCTCAAGCAATTTTTACTGCAATCACCGAAAACACAACTGTTGAAGTAGTTTCTCCGCTGGCAACCTACGTTATTCTTGCTCCTAAAACTATTGTATCTCGTATGGAAAACATGGGCAAACGTATCGTACAAATCGTTGGAGCCGGAAATCAAAAACTTGATTATCTGCGAACCATTAAAGCTTATGAACATTTCCAACTCGAAAAAGGTTCTCCTATCCAGGTAGAACTCGTAAATGGTGATATCGTTCGAGCAATGTTCCATCATTTCTATGCATTGAATGACCCATCTAAAGCGGTTCGTTTAATTGCATACGACGCAAACCAAAACGAAATCAACGCAGATATATCTAAATTACGTTTTTAAGTTTACTTCTCCAGTAGTTGTGTTATTATAGACCTATCAACTACTGGAGAACAAAATGAAAACCATCGATTGTAAAGCAGAATTTAAGATTTTTTATCACGGTTCAAGTAGTTCAGCTAACATCGAAAACATGCTTTGTCCTCCTGAAGAAACAGGAGTTCTGTCTGAAACCGGACGTAAGAAAAACTTGAATCGTGTATTCTTTACTGAAGATATCGGTTTAGCAAAGATTTATGCAGGACGAGCAGCACGCTCTTATGGAGGTGAACCACGTCTCTATCGAGTAATTTCTCCGGTAGACGTAGTTCAAATGAATAATACTAAAGGTGCTACAGTTTATCATGCTGAATGGGCGTTCTGTGAGGAAATATGAGCAAATTAACTAAAGTTACTTTTATCGGTTGGTTTAAAAGCGGTGAGATGTTCACTAAAGATATCATGTTATCAGGTGACCGTGAAGAAATCGAGTGGGTTACGGTACAACTTGCTGAAGTGAACAAAGCATTAGTTAAAGCATTTGTTAATGACGAGAAAGTTTTTGAAGCTGATTTTCGATAATTTTAAAAATAGCTGTTTACAAGCACTACATACTGTGTTACTATCTTTCTATCAACTACAGAGGAAATTGAAATGAAAAAATTAATCGCTTTAGCAATGGTATTTGGATTAACCGGATGTGGTGCCCATGGCTTTATCCCTAATAACGTTGGCCAATTGATTTACAATCCGAATGTTAAACAGTATGACCAACCTAAAGTTGAAGTGGAAGACCCGGTTACTGTAGGTAATCGAATGATTCAAGCTGATGCCCATGCTCAACGTTATCGTGATTCTGATACTGTAGCATTGTCAAAAGAACAACGCGTTAAAGAACATTGCTTACAGGCTACTGAAATCGCATTCATTCGCTATGTTGAAACAACTGGTAAAGAGCCTTCCCAGAAACAAATCGCGAATAACTATGTCCAGTGTATTGAACGTTTAAACAAATTTAATTAATTGGTTTACGCCAAAGTTAAAACAAGATATTATAAACATAACAAATCAAGAGGAAATTAACATGGAATTATTCGTAGCTAGTTCAGTAGCAGTTTTAATCGCAGGTATTGGTTCAATCATCATTTACATGTTGCCTTGGGTAATCGCACTTATTCGTGGCACAAAAAGCACAACAGCAATCTTCTTTGTATCTTTACTCTTTAACTGGACGATGGTTGGTTGGATTGGAACTTTAATTTGGTCTATCGTTGCCGAAAAGAAATCTGCTCAGCAGCCCCAACAAGTAATTATTATTCGCGAAAAAGAATAAACTTATTTACATTATAGATGGACTATAGTATAGTAGTCCTATTAAATCAACTAAGGAGTTAAAATGAAAAAGTTATCATTGGCAGCAATCTTACTCGCAGTATCATGTGCACCAGCTCCAGTTACAGCAGGTTATGATAAAGACCTCTGTGAGTGGTCAATGACTGCAAATCAAGAAGATGTTGAACAACAAATCTTCTCTGATATCATGAACATCACTAAACGAGATCGTCCTAATATGGTTAATAAAGTTGTTGAACAACTTAAGTCTGGTGGTATCATGCAGTACAACTATGTTTTGTATTGTGACCCTAATTTCGATAACAAAGATATCGTAACCGAAATCACAGGTGAATAATATGATTTATTATATGCACAAAAATGCGCCATTTAAATATGGTAAATTTCCTAATGCACAATGTTATAATATAACGCCGAATGAAAATAATAACGGATACCATATTGGTGTAATTTTTGTAATTGTTAAAGATAACGAAATCGTTGCCTGGGCAGATTTTAAAGGTACAACATATGATGTTAATCCTGTGCCTTTCACATATTACAATATAATGGATTTGGCATATGATTATAATTGGTTTAATCATGACACGTTGGCTCATATTGAAGGTGTAGGATTTGACATCTCTTATTCTAGCTATTCATTATGTCCTATGAGCCGAGCTCACGGTAAAGATGTATCATATCTTTCAATTCGGAAACGTGTAAACTTCAAACGTAGTACAGAGTATGTTGGTGGACTCTTTGTTAAAGATAATAAAATAACCCGTATTAGTTATCCTTTAAGTGTAGGTCAAAAAGATGTTGATGTTGATTTAGACTTAACTGAAAGTAACATTAATCGTATTGCTTCTGTATATTTTGATATCGATGAAAAAATTGTAGTGTGTGGATACGAATTACCACCTGAAGAAAAGGCTGAAACAATTGAAGTCGAATTAGAAATTTCTGTTGATGACCAAATATTTAATGCATTTATGAATCGAGGTTAAAATGACTACTGCAATTTGCACTGGTTCTAAAATTAGTGTTTTTACAAGTTTTGAAGATTATGAAGTTGTTTCAAAACACCAATGTCATATTAGTGTAAAAGCTAATGATGGTGTAATTTGGAATATTCCACACTATGAAGACACTACATATGAAGTCACAGATGCGAACGGTGATAAAGCGATCTTTGTGATTGATTAAATATACTCAGGAGGTACCTATGGGTATTATTAACACTGCAATAGATTCAGTTTATGCATATAAGTTTATTCGACTAATGCAAAAACCTTTTACAGAATGGAAAGCGTACGAAGCCAAAATCATCGATGAACGTGGAAGTGTTCTTAAACGTCCTTCTACTCCCGAAGAGAAAGCGGCTTATACACCTTTTCATGCTTCAGTTCGTTCAATGAAGCGAATGATGAGTACTGTTCCAGGTCTTAATGGAATGGCCTCAATGATGTCTGCCTGGAGTGCCGTAGCATCCCGCTATAACATTACAGAAGAACAGCAGAAAGAAATATTTAAAGAACTCCCTTTATTTGAGGATATGGTGGCTGGTGATTCAGGTGGCAGCCCTCAAGCTATTGCATCAGGAACAACTACAGGTGCAGTCGTAAATAAAGGTCCAGAACAAATTCCTTCCAAGAAAAGAAAGCGAATTAAAGTAAATATTAATAAGTTGTGATATGATGGCCTTATTAATTTAAGGCCTCTGGAGAATACTATGGCTGAATGGATAGATAATGAATTTGCTTATCGTGCGTTTTCTCACCTACCTCGTTTTAGACAAATCAATAATTCAAGCACATTTAAATTAACGTTTCGTTGTCCAGTTTGCGGCGACTCTCAGACAGATGCAATGAAAGCCCGCGGATGGTATTACGGTGGTACTCCAGGTAATGTGCATTGCTATAACTGCCAATATCATAATACAATTTCCGGATACTTAAAAGAGTATGACGAAGAGCTTTATCGTGAATATCTAATGGAAGTTCGTAAAGAAAAAGCTAGAATGGAACCAAAGATTGAAAAGGTTCCTGAACATAAACCAGAACCGGAGAAAAAGACTATAAATTCTTTGCCGTCTTGTTCTCGTCTGGACAAGCTGCCTGAAGAGCATCCTATTGTGAAATATGTTAAGTCTCGGTGTATTCCTAAAGAATCGTGGAACAGATTATGGTTCACATTAGAATGGCCTAAATTGGTCAACAAGATTCAACCTGGTACGTATAAGAAAGAGATTCCTGAACCGCGTTTAGTGATTCCTATTTTTAATAAAGACGGGAAGGCCGAGTCATTTCAAGGACGTGCACTTCGCAAAGATGCTCCTCAAAAATATATCACTATTAAAGCTTTTGAATCTGCAACAAAAATTTATGGTGTTGAACGTGTTAAGGAAGGAGACGTCTGGGTAATGGAAGGCCCTATTGATAGTTTATTCATACCCAATGCAATCGCTATTACAGGCGGCTCAATAGATTTAGATGTGGTACCATTTAAAGAACGTCGGGTATGGGTAATGGATAATGAACCTAGGCATCCGGATACTATAGCTCGTATGAAGCGATTAGTAGATGCAGGTGAACGTGTTATGTTCTGGGATAGAGCTCCATGGAGTTCAAAGGATGTGAATGATATGGTAATGAAAGAAAATGCAACACCACAAGAAATTTTAGAATATATGAAACAGAATATTTCAAGTGGGTTGCATGCTAAAATGAGATTATCTCGGTATTCTAAAATTTAGACTAACCCTATAACAGCAAAAGCTAGGTCAACTACAGTATCCAACGGAACAGAAGGAACTATAATACCATTAGCAACTAACACCGGTGCGATACCGAAGTTCCATGAAATAATGCCACCTACAACTATTGCAGCGATAGCAGTTTTCTTTTTATTGCCTTTAATAGCGTTGATTAACGATGGAAGTTTAAACATAATATCTCCTTAGTTACCTATTATTTATTACGCTTTATAAAATTAATGTTAGAATTAAACTCTCTTATACTGAATTGAAAGGAAAAATAATGGCACACTTTAACGAATGTTCACAACTTATTTCTGGTGTTGATAAAGCAGAAGAAGCTTATTTTAATGCTCTGATTCACGAAGATAAAGACCCACTGCAGGTAATGCTTGATATGCAGAAATCTTTACAGGTTCGTCTGGCAAATGACAAGCCTGAACATAACAAACATCCTGATGAATTGGCTACTGCCGGCGATGTTGTTGATTGGCTGCGTAATCAGAAAGATTATATTGATGATGAATTCCGTGAACTGCTGACTTCACTTGGTGGTATGAGCAATGGTGAAAAAGCCGCCAGCAGTGTATGGAAGCCATGGAAAGCACAACATGCTGAATATCGAAATCGTCGTATCGATGAACTGTCTCCTGAAGACCAGCTCGAAATTAAATTCGAAATGATTGATATTCTGCACTTTGTTCTGAATATGTTCCAAGGTCTGGGTCTTTCTGCTGAAGAAATCTTTAAACTTTACTACTTGAAAAACCAACACAACTTTGAACGCCAGGACAACGGATATTAAGTTATAAATACACCTGTAATTAAACAACAAAGGAGTTAATTATGGGTGGTTATGTAAACATCAAAACCTTTACGCATCCTGCGGGTGAAGGTAAAGAAGTTAAAGGTATGGAAGTTTCTGTACCGTTTGAGATTTATTCAAACGAACATCGGATTGCTGATGCTCATTATCAGACTTTCCCATCTGAAAAAGCTGCTTACACTACTGTGGTGACTGACGCAGCAGATTGGCGTACTAAGAACGCCGCAATGTTTACCCCTACACCAGTAAGTGGTTAAATAATTTAAGGAATCCTTCGGGATTCCTTTTTTCGTTTTTAGAGTTTACATCCACTAAAAACTATGTTAAGATATTCTTACTTACTCAAGAGGAGAACAATATGTTAAATCGTTGGATTAAACCTAATAACACATTAGGTGCTTTGATTGCACAAGAAGTTTCGTTGAAATATGGTCTTGGATACTACGATGATGTAGTCGTACACTCATTCATGATGGATGGTGAAGACGTCAAATTTAATGCCGAAATCCGTTGGGATGATGGTGGTGTTCGTTTTGTTCGAGGAACAATTAATGCTTACGATGCTGAAGAAGTTTTTTGCTGCTAAACCAGGCGAAGGGATGATGCCTATTCCTGATACACATGAAAAAAGTTGGGAATATATCGGTGACGGAATGATGGAAGAAGTTATTCGTCCAAAAACAAAACAGGTTAATGCTTCAAGCTCTTCAAGTTATAATCATTCATACGTATCGTCTTGGCCTGGTGATTCTGGGACAAGTGATTCTGATTGTAGTTCAAGCTCAGGGAGCTGTGAATGAACAGAATAGTAAAATGGTTTAAAAGCTTGAATGATGGTGTCGGTCCAGAAGATTGGCTGGATGTTCTTGAAGAGAATATGGCTAAAGAATTCCAGAAACATGAAGAAAAGCTCGTCGAAGATGAAGGCGAACGTATTGTAAAACTTTATATGGGTGAACCATTGAGGAAATTATAATGGATGCTATGCTATTTAAAATGTATTTGCTTGAAGCCAAGTCGTTTAAACATATACCAGTAGAAGATAAGACTCCGCTAGAAATAGCTATTCTCATTAACAAAAGTCTAAATAATCCGCAATATATCGTAGAAGAATTCTGCAAATTGCAGATTCCTAAAGGTTACAAAATTCGTGTAGAGCGAGTTGGAGCTATTACTCATTCTAAAAATTCTCCGTTTAGTCTTGAAGAAGGCATAAAGGACTTAGGGTACGAATCTACAGAAAATGCTGTTTATGTGAATCCTGAAAAGCGTTTAGACTTGTTTGAAAAGCGAGACCATAAGTATTTTGCCAAAAAATACTTTATTACATCATTAGCAGATTTAACCCATTTGCAACGAGCTATTTGGAAATTTTTTAAGACAAAAGGTGTAGCACTAGAAACATTCTCTGAACCGGCTAGTTTTTATCTCGGTGAATAATATGGACTTGATGAGTATGTTTGATGAGCCTGAAGTCAAGGCTCCTAAAGAACAACGTGGTGATCTTGTCAATGAAATTGATAGTATTATACAACGCCATGGTTTTAGTTTACCATTAGAAGTCCTGAAAGACCTTGCCTCTTATTATGACGACCCACCACCGTGGAGTCCTTGGAAATGAAAGAGCATTTGAAAGAGCAATTCTTAGTGGAAACCAAGAAAAAGGACTTTGAGATATGGTATCGAATGGTGAAAGGGTTGACATTGCTTCTTAAAGCATCACCATTCATGTTAGAACAACCTGGGCCTGATGGACCTTTAGTCGGAAAGCTTAAAAAGTAGTTTACAACCCCTCCTCTTATGTTATGATAGACTTATCTTTAAACGGAGGTCTATCATGACATGTCAATCTGAACAAGAGTACATGGTCTCAGGTATCTCTAGATTTGAGATTGTGGAAATTGAAGACTTGGAATATATCCCTTTATCTCGATTATACAAAATCATTCATTTGAAAATGTTGAATTTTTAGTGTACAAACTCTTCCGATGATGATACTATACCTTTATCAACCACAGGAGAAACCTAAATGTTTATGCCGTATAATGAATGTGAAATTGAGGAAATGGTTCGACGTGCTCAATGTCCAGATTATCAAGATATGCTTCAGTACAAAATCGATGAGCAATTCAGCGACATTGAACAAAGTGTACTATGGCAGTGTATGGAAAACAAGCCTGATAGCATCCAACAAGATTTAAGTGCAATTGTTCGTAGAAATTGGTCGTCTTCTGTTCCTGAGACAATGTATCGTGGAATCTCTAAGAAAACTATGGCCACACTTGATGATAAAGATGTTGGTAGTATTATTAAATTTGACAGAGTAATGAGCTTCAGCCCGGTGTTCAGTGTAGCACGTAACTTCGCTTCATATAATTTTTATGGAACATTTAATATGTTCTGCATCAAAGATGCACCATTTGCTTTCAACTTCCGTGAACATATGCTTAACATGATTCTGGCTGCGCCATCTTGTGAGTTCAATGGAGCTTTCCCTGAAGCGACAAGACGGTCTAATGCTAGACTTATATCTGACGAATGTGAATTTATGCTCCCTATAGGGACTACACTGCGTGTAGATTCTATTATTCAAGACGGAAATTATACAATCTGGAATCTGACTATTGTCAGTTACTGACTGGATTGGAATAACCGGATGGAACTCAGAACCATTATAACACATAAAAAATTAAAGCATTTTACGAAAAAAGAGTGTACACTACCTGAGGGCATGATATTATAAGCTTATCAGCTAAATGACCTAACGTCCGTAAGACAGAGGAAAATATTATGTTATCAAATAATAAAATTAACAAAATCAATCGTCGTCTTGACCACACCAGAGCTTCTGCGAAGAGACGCTCTAAGGATTTTAACTTAGACTTTAATTATCTTAAAAACATTCTTGATCAAAAGGTCTGCGCTTACTCAGGTGAATCTTTCAATAACTCTGTTGAAGGTGAGAAATTATCCTTAGAACGTTTTAATAACGATATCGGCTACATAAAAGGTAATGTTATCCCAGTTAAGAAAAAATATAACACGGCTCGTTCTGATTTAACATTAGAAGAACTTATTGAGAAACGTGATGCCATTGCAAGACGTATCGCTAATCCTTCTGCCCGTAAAGTAGAGAAACTTAATCTCGACGAGAAGAAATGGGCCCAAATCAAAAAGGTTTATGGTACTATTTTAAAAATCCGAGCAAAACGTGAAAATCGTGTTAAGCATATGGCGAACATGATGAAAAATCAACCTTTATCTAACGAGTCTAAACTTAGAATTGTTGCTTTGAAAGCACGCATTAATGGTTCACATCAAGCAGAAGGACATGAACTTACTAAACTCAACGTTCTTCTTAAAGGCTCTGACTGGAAAACTAAAACTAAATTAACTGACGCTGAATCGCTTTTCGATACATATGATAAAGTTATCCAAGGTTTGCAACGTTTTGAAAAGATTGGTTTCATTGGTAAATTAAAATTGAAACGTGGCTTACCACTTAGCGCATCATTATTCCAACTGATTAAAGGTTAATTATGGTTTATGTATATGCAATAGTTTATCGAGATATGGAAGGATTTACTGTCCCGGTTCCTCTTGATGAATACCGTCCTGCAGTATTTTTTAGAAAGGATATTGCAGATAAAGTTTTCGATACTTTGAAAACACAGTATAAAACAGATTTAAAAATGGGAGTTCTAAGAATGGTCGAAACTCCGCGTAAGTTCTGGTTTAATAAGCTTGAAATGAAACACGTTAAACTAGATGCGGAGACGCAAAGATTATATCAACGAATCCTGGACACGGGTCGTATTGTTAGTATTCCAATTGCAGGGACTTTACGATGACATTTGATGATTTGACTGAAGGCCAGAAAAACGCCTTCAATGTTGTTATGAAAGCTATTAAAGAAAAGAAACATCACGTAACTATTAATGGACCTGCTGGTACAGGTAAAACAACTCTTACTAGATTCATCGTTGAAGCCCTTATTTCTTCTGGAGAATCAGGTATTATTTTAGCAGCCCCTACACATGCTGCTAAAAAGGTTCTAAGCAAACTTGCTGGACAAGAAGCATCGACTATTCATAGCATTCTTAAAATCAACCCAACTACATACGAAGAAAACGTATTATTTGAACAGAAAAAGGTTCCAGACTTAGCCTTGTGTCGTGTACTGTTATTTGATGAAGCGTCAATGTGCGACCGTTCTCTGTTTAAAATAATGTTAGCTAGTATCCCTAAATGGTGTACAGTAATTGGAATCGGTGACCGATGTCAGATTCGTCCGGTCGACCCCGGCGAATCCACTGCATATCTAAGTCCTTTCTTCACTCACAAAGACTTCGTGCAATGCAACCTTACAGAAGTTAAACGTAGCAATGCACCAATTATTGATGTTGCGACCGATATTCGTAATGGCAAATGGATTTATGATAAAGTAGTTGACGGACATGGTGTTCATGGATATACAGACCTTAAATCGTATATGATGAACTATTTTAATGTCGTTAAAACTCCTGAAGACCTTTTCGAAAATCGAATGATGGCATTCACAAATAAGTCGGTGGACAAGTTAAATTCAATTATTCGCCGAAAACTTCTTGAAACAGAAAAGCCATTTATTAAAGACGAAGTCATTGTTCTACAAGAGCCATTTACTAAGACATACAAGCTAGATGGCAAAAATATGACCGAAATGCTTTTCAATAACGGACAATTCGTTCGTATTCGAGATGCTGTAGAAACGTCTACATTCGTTAAAGCACGTGGTGTTTCAGGCGAATATATGATACGATACTGGAATCTTACAGTAGAAACATATGGGGATGATGAAGAATACATCCGCGAAGATATAAAGGTTATTTCTTCTGAAGAAGAGCTTTATAAATTCAATTTGTTTTTGGCTAAGACAGCAGAAACATATAAATTCTGGAATAAAGGTGGTAAAGCCCCATGGAGCGAATTCTGGGATGCTAAACGCATGTTCACTAAGGTGAAGGCACTACCAGTATCAACCTTCCATAAGGCTCAGGGTATGTCTGTTGACACGGCCTTTGTTTATACACCGTGTATCCATTATGCCGATTCAGAATTAGCTAAACAACTATTGTATGTCGGCACAACTCGTGGTCGTTTTGACGTCCATTTTATTTGAGAGAAAATTATGAGCACTGATGTTATTATAGATTTTGAAACATTCGGCAATACATCAAAAGCGGCTGTTATTGACCTGGCGGTTATTGCATATAATTCCGACCCTGAAGTTGTTGAATCATTTGAAGAACTTGTTCAACGAGGTAAGCGAATTAAATTTAATTTAGCTTCTCAAAAAGGGAAGCGAGTTTTCGCTAAATCCACTATGAAATGGTGGAAAGAACAATCAGCAGAAGCACGTAAAAACCTGGCTCCGTCTGAAGACGATGTCACTACGCTTGAAGGCATTAAAATCTTTTTAGATTATTGTCGAGCTAATAAAGTTGACCAATGGAAATCGCAAATGTGGTGCCGTGGTATGAGCTTTGACTTCCCGATCTTGGTCGATTTGATTCGTGATCTCTATCGTGATGAAGGTGTTCTTGAACCAGAGATTGATACTGATAAATTAGAACCGGTTAAATTCTGGGCTCAACGCGATATTCGTACGGCAATCGAAGCTTACTCGTTGACACGAGGATTAAGTATGTGTCCATTACCGATGGGTACGCTAAAAGGATTCGTTGCCCATGATAGTATTCATGATTGTGCTAAAGATATTTTGATGTTAAAATATGCTCAGCGTTATGCGCTTGGCCTTGAAGATGTCCCTGAGAATCCTGACCCGTTAAGTGTAAAACAGCGATAAAATCAGTTTACAACCAAGGATGGTTGGAGTATAATCTTTCTATCTTAACCAAACAGGAAAAACATTATGAATATCAATACTACGGCTACTTACATCCTGAAAGACGAAAAACAAATCAACTGGTACAGTGCTTCAGTGCGAGCTTACGAAAAGTTTTGTGAAATTTTAGGTGCCACTCAAGGCAATAGTTTCACTATTGTTAACTTCATCAAACAAGCTGAAGGCCCTTGGTTATTCTTAGAAATTAAAAATTCATATGGTACAATTTCTACTACCGCCCTTCCAAGCACAGACTTTGAACTGTTGATTGAAGAAGTAGAACCCGTTAAAGACATCTGTATTGATATGGATATCGCTTGTATGTACGGTACTCTGATTAAGCCTATTGAGCCTACTGATTTGCTGTGTAAATATGTTTCAATTCGACGCCCGTTCACAGGTCCAGTAAATGGATGGGTAACTGACCAGTGGATTGAAGACGGTGTTGAACTTCTGAACGTTGTTCATGCAGGTGATTTTAGTGTAGTTCCACGTAGTGCTGTGGTTAATATCCTTAATTAATGTTGTACATCCAAGGATGGATGGAGTATAGTGAATTCAATTTAAACAAAGAGAGAGAAATTATGAATCTTGGTATTATTGGTGAAATCTTTCGCGTATCTAACAAATCTCGTTCTAAAGCCGCAGGAAAATTGGTCGAAGTTGTAAGTATTCAACTTAAAGAAGGCGTTAAAGATGAAGATTCTGAGGTAAAAGTTCGTATTATTCCTAGTTTTGGGACACAGGAAACCAAATTTGCTTATGTTCGTGCAAAGTTCTTGGAAATGCCTGTGAGTAGTGCTTTTGCTTCAAGAGAAAAAGTTGAATCCACAGAGCATAATGTACAGTTCAAATGGGCCCTGTGTAAAGGTGTTGAATTCCAGACTGATAAAGAATTTGACTTCATCGATGAATACGGTTATCCAAGCAAAACTGATACTATGTGTGGCTTCATTAGTGACCAATGGGTTGAAGATGGTAAAAAGCTATACAATATTGTATTCTTAGGTGACTTCCGAGTTGTTGAAGAATCTGAAATCACTCGCTATGTGTCTCCTCGTAAAGCTTAAGGAATTATTATGAATATTGCAAATCTCTCTACAGGTGATTACGTATATGTACCTGTTGCTTCTCGCTCTAAAGTTGCTGGGAAGTTGGTTGAAGTTCTTTCTGTAAGTTGTGGACTCTTTAGTCCACATCAAGTTAAAGTTCGTGATGCTGATGGCAACATTGGCTACGTCTCAAGCCAATTCATTGAACCAGAAGAAAAAGCGTTCAAATGGGGACTATGCAGATCAGTTTCTGTTGAAAAAGACCACGAATTCACTATTGCTGCGGCAACCGATGGAACGCCATGGAAAACTAAGCAAATCGCCGGATTTATTAGCGACCGTTGGGTAGAAGATGGTGTTAAGCTTTATAACATCGTTTTCGCTGGTCAGTTCATGGTAGTTCCTGAATTCCAAATTAAAAAATATAGCCCGGCGGCTTTCGCATAAAGTTGTTTACTTCTCCTCTGGTTTTGATATTATAACCATATCAACCAGAGGAGAATAATATGTTAGTTTACCGCGTAGAACGTAGTTTTTGTACTCAACGTGAATCATTACCAGGAATTGCTATTGAAGACGGTAAAGCCGTCAGAATTTGGGAAACCTCTTGGAATAAAGAACCTCGTTCGCCATACGGTTGGTCGGGCACCGACAACTCTGAAGAAACATGGGAGTTCCTTGATAAACATGGAATAATCTCAGGTAACTTCTACCATCACGGCGACAACTATAATGTCCCTAATCGTCCTACTGTAAATGAAGACAAACTCCTTGAACAAAATATCTTAAGATACTATAGAATTGAGCACACATTTGAATTGAGTGAAGATTGGGCTCAAGGGTTCTATTTTGGATTTGAAAGCGTTGACGCGGTTTATGCATGGTTTGATGACCAGGTGGATGTTGAACTCTTGAAAGCTAAAGGATACTACATCGCGGTCTATGAAGCACCTGATTTCATCCTCGGAAGTTGTCAATTAATGTTTAGACGTTCATTGGCAGAACAAGTTGATTTTATTTTGCTAAAATGATGTACAACAACTATGGTCTATGATACTATAGACCTATCAAAACAAGAGGAGAATATTATGAAACGTCAAATCATTAAAAACGTAACTACTGATTCAAACATCGATGAGTTTGAAGATGTTCTGTTTAATCCTGATTTAGTTGTTGTACAGAAAAACTGGACTGAATTTTTATGCTACACTGAAGTGGTTTACGTTTACGAAAAACTCGGTGATGAAATGCCTATCTATGGTATCTTCCGTGAAATCACTGAAAATGGTACAACTTATTGGAAGGAAACTTACTAATGGCTAATAAATTCCGCGTTAACTCATGGTACCAATTTAAAGATAAACGTGCCCAAGAAGAGTTTATTAAAAACCACACTGATAATGGGATTTATGCACGACGTCTTGGCATGGAACCATTTAAAGTATTAGATGTTGACCATCTTGGTCGTCCTACTAAAATTGTGACATCTACTGGCATGGTTGGATACGCAACAGGCGGTGATATCCTTGATGAAAACTTTATCTGGCTCTCTACTAGTGAAGCAGAGTTTTTTGATGAAGTGGAAAATCCGTACCAAGCTTCTGAAGAGCAAGAACAGATAGAAGATTTCACAGAATTCCCAGTAATGAAAGTTACTATCGAAAATAACGACCAGGCATGGTCTTTGTATCAAATGTTGAAAGCACATTTTAAGGAATAATAATGCCGTTATACGACTATAAATGTCAATCTGAAGATTGTGGCCATGAATATGAAAAAATTAAAAGGATTTCTGAACGAGAAAACGATGTTTGCCCTGAATGTCATCGTCTGTCTACTCGTCGGGTTTCTGCTCCTAAACATGTGAACGGTGGTTTTTACGACTTACTTAAGAAGGGTTAATTATGGCTTTTAAAGGTTTTGAAGTTGGTAAGAAATATCGTATTATCAAAGGACAGGAAGATAATTTCTTGAGAATTCTTAATACGACTGGTAAACGTCTTAATACTAATCTGCATACTACTTTATTGTCCAAAGATTTTATTGTGGAAGAGATGATTGGTTACGGTGTTTCGGTTATTGCTGTAGAAGCCGTAGGCGATTATGGCCGAACTATTCATAGTATGCAAGGTGATATTCTGCTTTATGGTGCAGAATTTAAATTCTTTGAAGAAGTTCCGGAACCAGATACATCTGTTGATTTCAAAAAAGGCTCTATAGAATTTGTTGATGGTTCGGTGATCGTATCAGGCGATGTGGTCATTACAGTTAAAAGTGAACAAGGGCGCCTGGCTGCAATTGATGCACTTCAGAAAATTAAATTTAAATAAGGGCTTCGGCCCTTTTTGCTTTAGATTTAGGATGATAGAATACCTTCATAACGAGGAGACAACATGATTAAAAATGAAATTAAGGTACTGTCAGATGTAGAACATATTAAGAAACGTAGTGGCATGTATATTGGTTCTTCTGCTAAAGAAGCCCACGAGCGTTTTTTGTTTGGTAAATATCAACAAGTTGAATATGTTCCTGGTCTGGTTAAATTAATCGATGAGATTATTGACAACTCGGTTGATGAAGCTATTCGTACATCATTTAAGTTTGCAAATAAAATTGATGTGCAAATTAAAAATAATCAAGTTTCGGTGGAAGATAACGGACGTGGTATTCCTCAAGGTTTAGTTACCGACCAAACAGGTGAACAAATTCCTGGTCCTGTAGCAGCCTGGACTATTCCAAAGGCCGGTGGTAACTTTGGTGATGATTCTGAACGCAAGACTGGTGGTATGAACGGCGTCGGGAGTAGTTTAACTAATATCTTCTCTACGTTGTTTACAGGCATCACGTCAGATGGCGAAAATGAAATCACTGTTAACTGTTCAAACGGAATGGAAAACAAATCATGGTCTTCTAAGAAATCTAAAGGTAAAGGCACTAAAGTAATCTTCACTCCTGATTTCACTTCATTTGAAGAGCATAATTTATCTCAAATTTATTTAGATATTACTTTAGACCGACTTCAAACATTGGCAGTCGTTTATCCTGATATCAAGTTCACATTTAATGGTAAAAAGGTTGATGGTAATTTTAAACGATTTGCTAAACAATTTGGTGAAGATAACATCATTCAAGAAAATGATAAAGTCTCTATAGCATTCACAACATCACCAGATGGCTTCCGTCATTTAACTTATGTGAATAACATCCATACTAAAAATGGTGGTCATCATGTTGAATGTGTAATGGATGATATCTGCGAACATCTTTTGCCGGGTATTAAAAAGAAATATAAGGGTATTGAAGTCACTAAAGCTCGTGTTAAAGAATGCCTCACAATGTTGATGTTTATTAGAGACATGAGCAACATGCGTTTTGATTCTCAGACTAAAGAACGTTTAACGTCAACGTATGGTGATATTCGTAATCATATCCAATTAGATGCTAAGAAAATTGCTCAGGCACTTCTTAAAAACGAATCCTTGATTATGCCTATTGTTGAAGCAGCATTAGCTCGTAAATTGGCAGCAGAAAAGGCTGCAGAAACTAAAGCAGCTAAAAAGGCAACTAAAGCTAAGGTTCATAAGCATATTAAAGCTAACCAATGCGGTAAAGATGCAGATACGACATTGTTCTTAACAGAAGGTGATTCGGCAATTGGATATCTCATTGATGTTCGTGACCGTGAACTACACGGCGGATTCCCATTACGTGGTAAGGTGATGAATAGCTGGGGTATGTCATATGCTGATATGATGAAGAACAAAGAGTTATTCGATATCTGTGCTATCACAGGTCTTATTCTTGGTGAAAAGGCAGAGAATACGAACTATCGTAATATTGCAATTATGACCGATGCCGATCATGACGGTCTTGGAAGTATCTATCCGGCTTTGCTTGCTTTCTTTAGTAATTGGCCTGAATTGTTTGAACAAGGACGTATTCGCTTTGTTAAAACACCTGTAATTATTGCACAAATTGGCAAATCTCAAAAATGGTTTTATACTGTAGCTGAGTATGAAGAAGCTAAAGATACGCTTCCTAAGCATAGTATTCGATACATCAAGGGATTGGGCTCACTTCAGCGAGATGAATATAAAGAAATGATTCAAAACCCTGTGTACGACGTAGTTAAACTTCCTGAAAATTGGAAAGAACTATTTGAAATGCTCATGGGTAACGACCCTGAACTCCGTAAAGATTGGATGCTAGGATAATGAATTATCGTAAAATTTATGATAAACTTATCGCTGCGGCTAAAAACCGCAGCACTATTCCTAATTATACTGAAACTCACCATATTTTGCCTAAATCTATGGGCGGGAGTAATGCTAAATCAAATCTAGTTAAAATGACCCCTAGAGAGCATTTTATCGCCCATTTATTGCTTTATAAAATTCATAAGAACCGTTCTATGCTTATGGCTATTAGAGCTTTTTACATAGGAGCTAGAAATTCTAGAGATTATGATTGGCTTAAACAAGAATTCTCTAAAGAGCACTCTAGATTTATGAAAGAATGGATTGCTAAAAATGGCAACCCATTTAAAGGTAAAAAACATACTAAAGCAACAAGAGAATTAATGTCACATATTGCTTCACAACGTATAGGCGAATTAAATCCATTTTATGGTAAAACTCATACGCAAGAAGCAATAGATAAAATAATACAGGCCAACAAGTTATCTTGGGAGAATGGGCGAAAAGCACCTGTAAAAACAAAAGAACATCAGGATAAAATAACTAAATCAAGAATGGAAACATTTAAAACAAAAGGATTTAAACCATACACTCCTAGGTCAGAAGAAACTAAAGCTAAGACTAGAGAGTTGTATAAATCTAAATATGAAAGAAGGCCTATAAGAATCACAAGTGTAAAAACAGGTGAAACTATTGATTTTAACTATCTTTATGAATTAAGGGAGTATTTAGGTATAGGGTCTTCTAATATATTGAAAGCATTAAATAATCCTAACAGAACCTGCAAAGGTTATAAAATGTGTTGGATGTCCTAAGCTCCTTCGGGAGCTTCATTTTAATTTTAATAAGGCTTAATTATGAAAGTTATGTTTATCCCATCTCGTGCAGTCCCATTTAATCCTGAACGTGTACAAGGTGGTCTTGAAGCAGTACATTTAAATGTGTTGAAATATTTAGTTTCTATCGGTGCCGATATTGATTATATCGGTTTTGATAATGACACATTTGGTGATTGGAAGGTTAATCATCATCCTGTTGGTCATCTGACTAAATTCAGTCTAGGTATGAGTTATACTATGGCTCGTAAGATTGTTGAACTAGCCGGCATTAATGAGTACGATTTCGTTGTTACAATGGAACCGACCAAACTAACTGTTCAGGCAATTAAAGACGCGGGCCTCTCTAAAGTTCATAAGAATTTTATGGCAACACCATTTGAACCGGTATCTCGTGGCATTGTTCAAATTTGGGACCAGACTATTCAAATTCATAAGAACGGTGGTAAGAGTTATGCTCCTACTAAAGCCTTCCGTGAATTTGAACGCAAATATTGTTATATGACTTCAGGTCTGACTGACAAAATTGATTATGATTATTGGCGAGCAAATCCGTTGTTTGAAGCCGAAGATTATCCGGTTATTTGTTTGAATGAGAAACCTGAAGTTCTTCCGGCGACTGATCTGATTATTAGTGCACAACGTTATGACACTAAAATGCGTCGTACTGATGTTGCTCTTGAAGCGATTAAAGCACTAGGCGAAAATGGTATTGGTTATTGTCCAAGCAAATGGGCACCACCGGCTAAGTATCCTGTTATTATTGATGCTCCACACAGTGAAATTATGGAACGTCTTAAAACAGCTAAAGCACTTATTAATACGTGTCCTGACACAGGTACGGTAGAGAATAGTTCTATTGAAGCCATTTCTAAAGGTGTCCCTGTAATTCAGTTAGTTTTTAAGGATTATCCGCATGCGACATTCGAATATGACCCAGATACTGTGCGTGTAGAAATTGATTCCTCTACTCCTAAGAAAGAAGTAGTTGCGCTTTACACAAAAGCTGTATTAGAATTCACTGACACGTACGAAGCTCGAGTTAAACGTGCTGAAGCAGTATGGAAGAAGTATAACCGAGATGCAGTTGTTGCGATGTGGGATAAAATCTTCACAGCGTAAATCCTGAATCGCCTGAGGCACTATTACACATAAGATGATAGATTATATGGTCTTTAGTAATAGTGCCCTAGGAATCTACTGAAGAGAATATTATGAGAACATATAACGTGAACTTGGAACTTTTTGATAAAGCGGTGCTCCGGGAATTCCGGCTTATCCAAAGATTTTTTGATATCGAGTCAGCAGAGTTCTTTAAAGAACGCTTTAAAGAAATTCGATATAAAATACAAACCGATACAGCTACTAAAGAAGAACTTCTTGAAGTAGCGGAAATTTTTAAACGTAACTTGTGATGAGAGAAAAATATGATTATTGAAACGGCTAAAGAAACGATTATTGGTTCAGGCGGTAAGAGCACAGCATTCACTATTCAAGGCAATAGCAAAGTTTATAAGATTTTGTCTAATGACCTTTATACAAACAAAGAATTGGCTTGTGTACGTGAATTAATTACAAACTGTATCGATGGACAAATTCTTAATGGTTGCACTGATAAGTTTATTGTTCAGGCTCCAGGTCGTTTAGACCCACGTTTTGTAGTTCGAGACTTTGGTCCTGGTATGAGTGATTTCACCATTCGAGGTAATGACGAAGAGCCAGGAATCTATAACTCATATTTTGCTTCAACTAAAACATCGAGTAACGATTTCATCGGTGGATTCGGACTCGGTTCTAAAGCTCCATTAGCATATACTGATACGTTTAACCTTACGTCTTATCACAACGGTGAAGTTCGTGGTTACGTAATCTACCAAGATGACACAGGTCCACAAATTAAGCCGACATTTGTAGATAAGATGGGTCCTGACGACCGTACGGGTGTAGAAGTAGTTGTACCGGTTAACCCGGAAGATTTTGAAAAGTTTGCATCCGAAATTGCATATGTTATGCGTCCTCTAGGTGATATTGCAGAAGTTCGTGGTGTTAAAGATATTAAATACTTCCCTGAATTTGACGATGTATATTTGGCCAAGGAAGCTCCATGGGGTGAACGTGGTAATATCATGGCTGTTTACGGCGGTATTGTATATCCAATCGGAAGTGTTATTAAAGAACAAACATGGATGATGACGCGATGCACTACAGCTTATATTAAATTCCCTATGGGTGAACTAGATGTAGCCCCGTCTCGTGAAGCATTGTCGTTTGATAAACGTACAGTAGCAAATATCCATAAACGCGTTGCAGAAATAGATGCTAAATTGTTCGCTGAAGATTCTAAGAAATGGATTGATTGTAAATACCCACGTCATGTGTTCCGTGAAATTGATTCTCTTGGCTATACCGCTCGTAAATACATGGAAAAGGCTGGGTCTAATATTGAATCACTGAAATACTCCAAAGAACAACTAACTTATTCTGAGTTGTACAAACGTTTTAAAATGGGGCCTGAGTGGTGTAATCTTGGCGTAGTATACGATATCGTTGAATCCACTCGTCTTCGCCGTATTCGTGAAAGCGGTAGCTCAACGGCAACCATTTCAATTAACAGTCTGATTGGCATTAACATTAAAAACGTTGAAATTGTTATTGACGACGTTAAGGGACGCGTTCCATTAATGCGAGCTCTTAATTCAATTGAAATGTCTAAAGACGAGGTTAAATTAACTGGTAAAGTTCCGCGCGGTTTTGGTAAAAGCGTAATATTCGTTGACCCTACAGACGAAGATGCAATGAAACTTCTGGAACGCCTTAAAGTTATCTTTGATGGCGACAACATTAACATGTACAAGACTTCAGAGCTTTTACAAATCGTTAAGCCATGGATTGAAGTCAGGAAACGGACTAATGAGCCTCGTCCTAAATCGCCAAGTGCTCATCGATTCTTTAAGAATGAAAACGATGTTTGGGTATCAGAAGACCTCTTTATTCCGGCAAGTGAAGCAGATGAAATCCAAGGTTATGCTATAGTTCGTAATCGTTCTAATGCTGAATGTCTTGACGCCGATAAAGGTTGGTTGAACTATGACTCCAATTTCTTGACCCGTATTGCTGATTTGTCAGGTATTAAAGAGTTCACTGTAGTTCGTCCACAGATTGCTAAGAAAGTTCGTAAACTTGGTGAAGTAGAATGCTTGTTCGAAAAATCAATTAATGACTATATTACGCTAATCGATAAAGTAGATTATGATGAGTATGTATCACCAAGTCGTAGAGCTCAACCTTATTTGAATCATATTACTCGTAATGAAGAGCTTAACTTCCTTAGTAAATATTTTAGCTCTAAAAACAAAGAAATCAGTAAAGATTTTGCAAAACTCTCAACAGTAAATAATCGTTGGGGATGGAATCGATTCTCAGGTGCTACTAACAGAGAACTGAATAAAAAGTTAGAACTATGTGCTAAAATTTTCGATAAGCTTAAAGATAATGCTTACGATAATGATGATAAAATGGTTATTGAATTCGAAACCAATTATCATATTGTGTCAGAATACATGGGACGACGTGGTACTCTTTCTAAAGAACAGGTCGCTCAAATCGTTAAATTCATGAAGGCCGTGGAAGCGGCCAAATAAGGAAACATTATGTACAATATTAAATGCTTGTCCCAAGAAGAACAGTTAGAAGCTTACGGACTGGTTAAATCAGGCCAATGGACCCGTCAGGAAATTGCTGATTACTTCAATATTTCCACTGACACTCTTCGTAAGATTGTTAAGAACTTTAAAGCCGAAGATGAGACTTCGAAAGTTGAAGAAGTTCCGAAAAATGATGAACCTATTATTACAGGTCATCGTCCAGAAATCGTATGGAACGCGTCATCTAAATTTATTTCAATCATTGAAGGACGCGTAGCATACAATGCGACCCCATCAAGTCATGCAAATTTTGAAGAAATTAAAGCTAATCTGGTCGCAGGAAACCTTAGTAAAGCTGTCGAACTTATTAACATCAAGAAAGCTATTACTAAGTTTGTTGATGGTAATGTTACTATTGAAGGTGGTAGTTTATTTTATCAAGGTATAGAGATTCGTTCAGGGCTGGTTAACCGTATTATTGATTCCATGGAAAAAGGTGAAGACTTTAAATTCTATCTGCCATTCCTTGAAAACCTGTTAGAAAACCCAAGCGAAAAAGCTGTACAACGTTTATTCGACTTCTTGGTTGCAAATGACATTGAAATCACTGAAGATGGACATTTTTATGCATGGAAAGTAGTTCGTAAGGACTATTTAGACTGTTATAGTGGTACATTTGATAACTCACCAGGTAAAGTTGTTTCAATGCCTCGGACTCGTGTTAACGATGATGATACACAAACTTGCTCCCGTGGTCTACATGTTTGCGCTAAATCATATATTCGTTACTTTGGTTCTAGCTCAGATAAAGTTGTTAAGGTTAAAGTTCATCCACGTGATGTTGTATCCATCCCAGTTGACTATGGTGATGCTAAGATGCGTACTTGTCGTTATGAAGTAATTTCAGACGTTACTGAATTATTTGCAGAATAATAATTGGGGACTTCGGTCCCCTTTTTCTTTAGGGGTAATTATGATTCATCCATTTGACGTATCAGAATCCAAAATTGCTAATCTTCGTGGTCATCATAAGTGTAAATCAGTTTATTGTGCTAAATTGGTAAAACATCCTGGTGATGCACACTACGGCTGGTTAGAATGCGACGAAGTTGTTAATGAAATTCCACCTGTAGATGCAGAATATCTTGAAGAAGGTGACCGCATTTATTTTGGCGAACTACACATCAGAGGTATCTATGGTAAAGACGAACTTGGGACTGTTGAGGCTGAAGAGTCTTCCGACATTTATCCTGTCGAATGAGTTTTTGACTAGCGAAATGAAGGTTAAGATCGCTGATACTGCTCGGTACTCGTTGAAACAAGATCCCGGTCAAATAAAAGAAGACGTTGTTCGACGTTGTAAGGTTGCAGTCTTTGCAGAGTATGTAGTAGCAAATTGGCTAGACGGATACGTTAATAAAGGTAATGAAGACGTAGAAGACCCGTACACGTATGCATGGGACGTGTTAGCTCATCCTAAATACTGCGGGTTGCGTGTCGAAGTCAAGACGCACCAGATAGATTCGAAATGGATTTCGGTTACCACAGGATACGGTGGTGATTATCCGGGTGGTAATGGAATCAATATAGGGCCCTTCTTGAATCATCGAGTCGCAGATTGCATTATTATATTAGATGTCAAAGAAACCTCACCTGACGTCTTCTCTTATTCTATAAAGTTCGTGGGAGACCATGAAGACCTAAAGAAAATCGTCCGCAAGAGCAACTACAACGGGTGGTATCTTCATCTTTAATTTCACAAAAGTGTTTACAACTAAGTAGGACTATGATATAGTAGTCCTATCTAAAAGAGGATAACATCATGAAATTTAAATTTTTCTACGCAAAACATAAAGTGACTGGTGAGTTTGTTTCAATGTACAACACTGCAGATGACGAAGGGATGATTTATACTCATTTAGGTCTATCTCATTGGGACTCAGACGTGCCTTATATGTCATCCGAAGCCGAAATAACTCGTTTAGTTAATGGACATATGAATGACCATTTTGGTGTTATTCTTTCTAAAGACCTTAAAGAGGTTATCAACAAAGGATATATGGAACTCACGGAAGTTGAGATATGAGCTCTAAAATGTGGATAGGAATATGGTTGCTTAGTATCCCAATGATTTGTATAATATTTTCAATTGTGTTGAGGTACTTATGAAAAATGCACTTCTTATTGTACTAAGAACATTTTGTGATACGGTTTTTTACATTGCATGCTCGTTCACTGGAACATGGTTGGCTTTAACATATCTTAATGTAATTTAATTGTTTACAACACAGTAGGATTATGGTATAGTAGTCCTACTTAAACATGAGGAATACAAAAATGGCTAAGCTTTTTAAAGATGTTGAAATTGGTGAAAAATTTGTCCTGAATAATGGACAGCAGCTTATTCGTGTAGCTTCTATAGCTGGACAAACTCATAACTGCATCGCCCCAACGTGTTGGACCCGATTCTTTATCGAGGATGACACTGAATGTTTAACTGTTGAAGAGCTTTTTGAACGTTCTGATATGGCCGAATAAAATTGTACAAACTCTTGAGAGCAGAGTATAATGCTCTCATGGATTACAAAAACATTAATCAATTGAGGAAATTAGCATGTCCAAATATTTAACTCGTAAAGACCTTCTGGCAGTCGGTGGTGAAGTTGTTGCAGTAGTTCGTAATGGCGAATACGGTTCTGAAGTTTCTAAAGAGTTTCGTTCTCGTGAAGGTTTTTACTTCTTCGTTAAAGGTTCATCTGACTGGCGTCAAGTAGCAGCACGATTCTTTGTAGGACGTCAACGTTCTAAACAAGGGTTAGATGCAATTCTTTCTCACATTCGTCAAGGCCGTTCACAACTAGCTCGTACCATGGCCACTAACAATATTGAATATGATGTAATCTTTGTTGCAGCTAAGAACATGAAACCACTGACTACTGGTTATGGTAAAGGTCAATTGGCTCTGGCATTCACTCGCAACCATACGTCAGAATATCAAACACTCACTGAAATGAACCGTCTTCTGGCTGATAATTTCAAATTCATTCTGCAGAGTTACTAATTTATACGGACCTATTAAGTTAGGCCTTTAATTTATTTTTGAGGTAATTAAAATGGTAGCATGGATTATTGCATTGCTGTGTTGGTCGTTTTTATTCGTTAACACTTTAGTTACGGGCGAAACAACAGTATTTCAACAGGCCGTATCACAAGGTACCTTAGCGGTCTTAGCTCTTATTAACGTGTTAAAAGGCGAGTAATGATTAAGAACATCTTAGCAGGAGCCTTCGGGCTCTTGTTGTTGCTTACGGTTCTGTACTACGGTGTGATGTTTGGACTAATCCAAGTAGTGCTTTTCATTTCAGATGTTATAATGATTATTCGTTCATTAATATGGTGAAAATATGCAATTGAATTCTCGTAATCTAAAAAGTATTATTGATAACGAAGCCTTAGCATACGCGATGTACACCGTTGAAAACCGTGCAATCCCAAATATGATTGATGGATTTAAGCCGGTTCAACGTTTTGTGGTTCATCGTGCATTAGATTTGGCTCGTGGTAATAAAGAAAAATTTCATAAACTTGCGTCAATTGCGGGTGGTGTTGCAGATTTAGGTTATCACCATGGTGAATCTTCTGCACAAGATGCAGGTGCATTGATGGCTAACACATGGAACAACAACTATCCACTGTTAGATGGCCAAGGCAACTTTGGTTCTAGAACAGTCCAAAAAGCTGCAGCATCTCGTTATATTTTTGCTCGTGTAAGTAAAAATTTCTATAATGTCTATAAAGATACTGAATATGCTCCAGCTCATGAAGATAAAGAACACGTTCCACCAAAATTCTATCTTCCTATTATTCCGACAGTTCTTTTGAATGGTGTCTCTGGTATTGCAACCGGTTACGCAACAAATATTCTGCCTCATAGTTTTAAATCAGTCAAAAAGGCTGTATTACAAGCTCTTCAAGGTAAAAATGTCACTAAGCCAAAAGTTGAATTCCCGGAATTCCGTGGTGAAGTGCATGAAGTTGATGGGCGATATGAGATTCATGGAACATATAAGTTCACATCTCGTACTCAAATGCAGATAACTGAAATCCCATATAAATTCGACCGTGAAACGTATGTGAGTAAGGTTCTTGACCCGTTGGAAGACAAAGGTCTAATCTCATGGGAAGATGATTGTGGTGAACACGGCTTTGGGTTTAAGGTGAAGTTCCGTAAAGAGTACTCGCTTCCTGATAATGAAGAGCTACGTCATGAAAAAATCATGAAAGATTTTAGTCTCATCGAACGTCGTTCACAAAACATCACAGTGATTAATGAAAAAGGTAAATTAGCGGTCTACGATAATGTAGTAGACTTAATCAAAGATTTTGTTGAAGTCCGTAAGACTTACGTTCAGAAACGTATTGACAACAAAATCCTTGAATCTGAAAAAGCATTTAAACTGGCTTTTGCTAAGGCACACTTCATCAAAAAAGTTATCAGTGGTGAAATTGTGATTCAGGGCAAGACTCGTAAAGCTTTGACTGAAGAGCTAGCACAAATCGAAATGTATAAAGAACATGTCGATAAACTGGTAGGTCTTAACATCTTCCATATCACTTCCGATGAAGCACGTAAACTAGCAGAAGAAGCTAAAGCTAAGAAAGAAGAAAATGAGTATTGGAAGTCTACTGATGTTGTGACAGAGTACACTAAAGACTTGGAGGCACTTTGAGTGCCCTAGCCTTAGGATTTCTCGGTGCAATAGCCGCACTAGTGATTTGGCTGTATTGGTTGGACAATCACGATTAGGGAGCTTCGGCTCCCTTTGTGCATTTTTTTTTCTCACAAAACAGTTTACATGTGCTTCAAACGTGATATTATAGACCTATCAAAACAAAACAACCAAATTGGAGAAATAAAATGTCTAAAGTTACTTACATCATCAAAGCTTCTGAAAACGCTCTGAATGAAAAAACTGCGGCAATAATGGTTTATATCATTAAGAACAACTTCACCACTGCTGCCAATGTCCGTGAAGCTCTGGAAGCAGAATACAATGCATCAGTTGTTAACTCTAACATTGGTGTATTGATTAAGAAAGGTTTAGTCGAAAAATCTGGTGATGGACTTGTGGCAACCGGCGAAGCAATGGATATTATCCAAAAAGCTGCAGACCTATTTGCTCAAGAAAATGCTCCAGAACTTCTTCAGAAACGTAACACTAGAAAAGCACGTGGAGTTACTCCTGAAATGCATGAATTAGCAAACTTTGTTTTTGAAAATATTAAAGATAAAGTTGAAGTTAAAGAAATTGGTGAAAACCGTAGTAACTTAGAAGTTCGATTCGCTAAACGAGTTCTAGGCATTCGCCAAATTGAAATTCGACGAGATGGCGCTCTTAGAATCTTTGCATACAACATGTCAGAAACTGAATCAAAGCTGTTTACTTCTCTTGAAAATGATGTTAAGATTAAGATCGGTGGTAAATATACTTACATTGACTTCCCTAATGTGTCCAAAGAAATCATTACCCTTGTAACTAACGTACTGTGAGGAATACATAATGAATAAGCTGAATATTATTAACGAACTTCGTAAATGTGCAGAACCTACTCAGGAAGGATGGGATATTTGGTACCATGGAGCTTATCTTGGAACTATCGTTAAAGTTAGAGCTGGGTTATATTTAATTATTCGCGAAAATTCTGAATTTCCTAATGGAGTAGCTCCAGGCGGTGTACGTAAAAACTACATGGCAGCGATCAGTTCATTTGTTGATGCAGCTTACGAAATCTATAAAGAAGATTATAAAGAATATCAGCAGTCACAACCGGTTATTCGTTCGATTGGTGTAAATAAACAAGCACAAAAATCTATTTGGCAACGTATTAAGGAATGGTTTAAATGAAATCATTTAAAGAACGTTTAGAGCTATTAGATTTGGCCTTGTCTCGTGAGACTCCTGAAAGTCTAGCAGAAAAATTCCAGTCCTACGGTTATAATTATTCTGCTGATGATATAATGAATGAAGTTCCTGAAATCTGTTGGCAAACGTGCTATTGGAATAATGACCAAAAAGTTCAACGTGTTATAGTATGTGCAGCTAATAGGTTTAAATTGAAGAGTGGTAGAACTCTGGTTATTCCTGGAGTTCGTCATTACTCCAAAGATATGGCTGAAGTACTTGATATAGTTGGTCCTCAATTAGTCTCGCAACAAGTTTGTGGTGACGACCAAGGCTTTATTGACCAATATTCTAATTACTGGACGCGTGAAGAAGCAATGATTATTGCAACGTATGCTGGACAGGTACGTATTGAACGTGGCGGAAGTGAGAAAGAACTTTATTCAGAGGACCTTTATTAATGAATATTAAACAACTCCAGAAAGATGCTATTGAATCAAATCCAGGCACTGGAATATGCCAATAAAATGATGTCAACTAATTGGGGAATTTATGCGAATGAGCCGGCATTTAAATTTTGTGATATGGAATTTGCCAAAAAGCTTGTAGGAAAAGATTATGTATGTCCATTTAGTTCTCCAGTAAATGGAATGCTAAAACCTGCTTTACGCGATCTTTATATTGCGATGAACGAAGAAATGATAAAAGAGCTAAAACGTCAACTGAAGGTGATTCAATTTGGCCAGGGAAATTAATTCAAAATCTGATTATTTTAATTCTCTCAATGATAAAGATAAAAATCTAATACGGCATTTTATTGTTGAGATGGGATATACCGATACACGTGATTTAAGAGAACACATATTTGAATGTGGTGTAGCTAAAAAGTTTTCATTCACATGCAAATGTTTGAGAGAGGTAATTCAGCACTATGAACAATTTAGTCGCAAAGCATAATTTTAATAAAGCTTCTGTTCATAAGGATAAGAAGAAAGCGTTTAAAGAATCTAATCGCAAACAGAAACATAAGGGGAAGGTCTATGATTATTGATTCTCAGTCTGTGGTTCAATACACAATCAAAATTGATATTCTAGAAAAGCTATATAAGTTTCTACCAAATTTATACCACTCAATTGTTAATGAATTAGTTGAAGAACTACATCTCGAGAATAATGATTTCTTGATTGGAACTTATAAAGACCTCTCAAAAGCAGGATATTTTTACGTAATTCCAGCTCCAGGAAAAAGTATTGATGATGTATTAAAAACTATAATGATTTATGTCCATGATTATGAAATTGAAGATTATTTCGAATGAGTCATAATCTTGAAAAGGTAATCGAGCACAATGTAGCTCAAGAACGTGAGTCGTTCAAGGAATTCGTAGAAAAAATTTTTGAAGAAAATAACACAGACCAGTTTACAAATCAAGTGTCTGATGATATTATAATAAAGTCAACTAATTGAGTGGTATAGTTAATGAATAAAAACATTGATACAGTTCGTGAAATTATTACTGTTGCGTCTATTTTGATTAAATTTTCCAGAGAAGATATTGTTGAGAATCGTGCTAATTTTATTGCATTTCTGAATGAGATTGGAGTAACGCATGAAGGTAGAAAATTAAATCAGAATTCATTCCGTAAAATTGTTTCTGAATTAACCCAAGAAGATAAGAAAACCCTCATCGACGAATTCAACGAGGGTTTTGAGGGTGTATATCGATATCTAGAGATGTATACAAACAAATAATTATTTAGCCCTTCCTAATATTCTGGCCGCCTGAGAACATATTGATTCAAGGCGGTCATTACTTATATGATCATTTCTATACCAGTACATGGTTATTGTTCCAGCATAGATATTATCCAAATTAAAATATGGACAACTGTACATGTAATTTATTTCGGGAGTAGGCTTTTTAGTTGGTAAAAAAGCAAATTTTGAATTGGAATAATAATGACGTCCATTTAAATGGACTGTATATTCATCCATAGTTTTATCAACAGGATATCCTCCAAGTGATTTTTCTGTTATTGTTGAAGGTAATCTTCCTTCGTATGCTATAATATCAACAAAATAGTTTAAGTTTTTAGGGCGGAAAGAATACACCGCACTAAAGTCTGCCTCAGATGATATATGAACTATCTGGAGTTGTTCCAGGGCGACAGATTCAAAGCGTGCATTTCTTTCCTTTTCAATAATTTCACTGTATGTTTCATACTTTGATTGCTTATAGTACTCAAAGAAACTATCTCCCCTATACCAAACAATCGCCATTATAAACAAAAGAATTACGACAGCTACCCGGGAAGCAAGAACCTTCCCGGTAGCATTATCTTTGAACAAGCGATCTAGAACACCCAACAGAATATCAGAGGGCGAAAATGATATTCTAGGTGCTGCCATAGACCCTCCTTTTAAGGATATTTATTCAAATTATACTCTTGGACCATATATTGCTCCAACATTTATCCACGTTGGAGCAGACCCTATGACGGCATAACCAGCAGCTCCGCCATCGTATTCAGATCCTTGACCACGAATATTACATCTACCTCCTGCGGAGCCAACTTCGCCACCGCCACCGCCGCTATAGATACCGTTCACAGACCCTGCGCCAGGCGCAGAAATAGTACCAGCAGTTGCTCCTGATTGCATATCAATAGATCCGCCCGGTGCGCCAAACGGACGCCCGCCGCCACCTCCAAAAGTCAATCTCATTTTTGAAAAAGGAGAATAATATCCGCCGCCACCACCGCCGCCACCTCCAGCAATAGCTCCACCATTATTAATTCTTAGTCTCCCACCAATATCGTTTTGAATACAATGACCTCCAGCTGAACCAGGACTATTGCTACCGCCATTACCGCCACGTCCATACATCGTTACGCCGTGTATATTCAACTGAACATATTCATTCGGTGTATCTCCATACATGAAGAATAAAGGAACATCTTTAGAATATGATACTAAATCTCCAGTGATATTAAACACTATAGGTGCACTACCTGCCTCAAAACATCTATCTCGGAACCATTGACCATTGAAGTTATGGTCTGCTCCAAGCGTGTGAATTATTTCAACAGATCGACCTATCATATTACTCATCCAGAACGGAATGCCCATTCTTAATCGTTGGGCCGCGCCGCCCATCCAATTTTGTCCTGTATTAACTACTGCAGACGATCCTACCCACGGTCCTGTTACTGCCATATAAACCTCCAAGGGGCCGAAGCCCCTCTTATTATTTTAACAATGATTTAACTAATGCTTTAAGCTCTTCAATCTCTGACTTAAGTTCTGCAATTTCTGCAGTATGCTCATTGATTGCAGCTGTATTTAAACCAATTACACCGTTATAGTTCAAACGAAGTAAAGCTTCACCATCCGGGTCACCTTCAACTAATTCTGGCAAAATAGCTTGAACTTCTTGAGCAATTAAACCGGCGTTAGGTTCCCATTTCTGATTGCCTTCTTCATCTAGGCCTCGCTTCTGCATATAAGTGTAACCGTTAATTTTAGAAAGCTTCTGAGAAGCATTTTCAAATTTAACAAGGTCTTTTTTAACTCGAATATCAGAACGGACATAAACATCACGGACAAACGTTGAATAACTATCATTTGCCTGAACGAGATGCCCATGAGAAACGATAGCTCTTCCAACTTCTGTCCAAAAAGCACCGGTTGAATCCCAAAGCCCAGGATGAGATTGATAGCCTGCTCCCCAGTTTGCAATATGTATACCATTGGCAACCATATTGATTCGGCCGTCACCACCATGAACTAATCCAGTATCATTATCGCCAATAACAAGACATGGTCCAGTCCACACCGGGTCACCACCGCCAGCCGATAATCTTGCTCCAGTTTGTACCATGTTAGGAGCATACATAACTCCATTGTGGTGGAATTCATAGATAGCTTGTGGATCGCTAGCATTTTCCTGGTTACCAACACGGATAATAGCCTGAGCCCATTGGTTAGTGGTACGGCGCATACCAAAATCAACACCAGATACGTATCCTTCATTCGTAATAACAGATTTTCCTTTGATAATTGGATAATAACTATCATTACCGACATAGCCAAAATCCACAAATACGGGGGCTTCCTGGCGCCATTGATTTCCCCAATCGCCAGCCTGGTGTGAGGTCCAGACCGAACCATTTATATAAAGTCGGTCCCTATTAAAATTAAAAGTGGCGGTCCCTTCTGGGTTTAAAGCAATATCACCACCATTATTAACATATATGCCTGATCTATTTTGGAAACTATAAAACGATATGGCATTATCAGCACCACCATTACCTACATACCAGTTATCAACGCCTGCTTTTTGTCCTTTCAAATAGCCAGATTCGGTTGCCGTGCTATTAATAACGATGGCATCAGAGTTTGCATTAAGAGTTAAGCGGCCTGTCATCGTATCACCTTCTTTAGCAACACGAGTAGCTATTGCATCGCGAATATTAGTTACGTCGCCTGCTGAAGTAAACGTTTTCCAGATATCCGAGAAAATATTACCATTACGAGCAATAGCAGCTTCGCCGCCGCCGACCAGAACGTTATCAGGGAAATTAACTGTGCCGTCTTGATTAAAACGAGATGTATGGCCTTGTGATCCATCTTCTTTCAGATGATGAATAACGAATGTACCCGAATTAATTTCGGTACCTAAAGACCAAACAGATTTACCGTTTAAAAACTTCTGCTTAACAATAGGATAATATTTACTTACCGCATCATCATCGATTTCCTGGAAAATAGGAGCCGCTTGAGCATATTGAATGTCATAACCGCCGGCACCCGCTCCATGACCAACAAATTTAATATAACCGTTAGCAGCGAACGTATTGTAACTTGATTGTAAATCTGGAATAGTAACTTTACCAGTATCTAAAGCCATACTAAATGGGCGAAGTGGACCAATATCGCCATCTTTGCCTTCGCCATAAGCAGTTGGAATAATATGAAGACTTCCTTCTGAACGTCTAAAAATGGCTCCATAATCTGCGTTCCAAATACGAAGAGCATTCACTGCTCCAGATGAAATTTCACCTGTTGTGTGAACTCCTCTATCTCCAGCAGTAACACCAGATGATTCAAATGAACCATTAACGTTCATTTCTACTTCGCCAGTAGTAAGTCTTTGAATATAGCTCATCCAGCTAGTTGCATCAGAAATTTCCATAATGTTTTTACGGATACCTCCGCTTGGATCAACAAACGTATTACCCCAAACTTTAATATCCATATTATCAACCGAGCTGTATCCTGTTGTGTTGCCTCTAAACATTAGTGTAGAAGAATTATTTCTACCATCTATATTAACAGAACCGCCAATAACATCAATATTACCAGGAGTAACCAACAAACCGCCATGAGTATTAATGTTTGTGGTACCCTTACCACGGAAATAGTGATGATAGTTACCGCCTTGATAATATCCCAAAAGAGTCTGACCATCTCCAAACGCGTTATTATCGTGATATGTCACAACAGTAGCAAGAGCATAGTTTTCAGTTGGAGGAGTAGTTAAATCGGTTCCATTAGTAGAATATCCAGCTACAAATTTTCTTAGGCTAGTTGTTTCGCTAGGACTAAATAAAAACGTTTTTGTTCCATTATTAACGCTGAAATAATATCCGTCTTGATGCCATTTAAATCCAGTATCATTATCCCCAAGAACAATAGAACCTTTACCTAAGGTTGAATATGTCATAGGCCCTGATTCCATACCTACTGCAATCGAATGGCCTGCTTGAAAACCGCCGGAATAAGCAAAAGATAACATATAATCAGTAGGGGTTGAACCAGAATACCAACTGATGCCGTTGTTTTCACAAATTTCATGGAGCATTGCGGCCGCTGGGTCGGTACGTACAACACGTAAATTATTTTTATCTGTATTAGAATTATTATTTGCTAATGAATAGATGTCATAATCACCTGCCTTCTTCCCGTCTGTAATGACTTTGTCAGTCAAAATCTGAGGAGTTGACATAGATTTCCATGCCGATACTTCAGGTGAAATAAATTGTCCACTGCCTGAAAATGCATAGGTGCTTTCGCTACCAGCTGCGTAGTCTTGAACTCTAATATTAATTACTTGTGTAGTTAATCCATCATTAGCAGGAGAAAAAATGATTCCACGTTCACGGTCAGCTGAATCATGAAAACGAACATGTGATGTACCTGAACTTTTTGTAATAAGTTCTCCGCCTTCAGTCATAATCTGCCCAGCGGCAATAATATCGCGAGTTATTCGAGCAATACCAGTTAAATTAAAATTACCAGTCTGAGTGAAGACGCCATTTAAAGTATAATCACCAGTTTGATTATAGTTTCCTATATGAATAACATTCCCGTCAATACTACCACCCTTAGCAAAACCAAGATCAATGATATTTCCTTGGTCGTCTTTAGTAAAAAGTACGCGGTCTTTTAAGTTTATAGCCAATTCACCTTCGGCTAATACTGAAGCGGCAGGACGTGCTCCTGCAGTTTTGCTTCTTTTAAATTGTATTTGTTTTAAAGTAGCCATAAGTCCTCTTAATAATAGCCGAAATCTTGAACAGAATCCTTAATAACAATTTGGTCAAATCGTGGAACATGCGATGGTTGAGATGCAGGATTCTGTGAGAAAAAGTTTGGGGCTGTTAGAGCGCCGGTCATCGTATCTCCTGAACGGAGTACGCGACTGTTTGCATTAGCATTAACTGTATTTATTTGACTATCAACATAATCTTTGCGAGTAAGGTCGTAATTATTTAAAGGTGCTAACGTTGTGGCTCTGAATTGAGATGCTTCAATAACGCCTTTAGAACTTATATTACCGGTGCGAGTATCAATTACAACAGTTCTTTCACCGGTACCTTGAGATGATTTAAACCCAATACCATACCACGAAACAATATCCATGTTTGTTTGGTCGAATGTCGCGGCGTCACCACCACCAGAAAAAATACCATTCGTTTGGTCATCAGCTGTTTTGACTGCAACACCTTCGTTAAAGATTACCTTTTTGAGATATGTCCCGCCGTTTGCTTTAGATACGAAATCGTTATCAGCCGCTTTTGGCTTGTTGGCTTTTAAATCGGCCATCGATAAT